TTTCATTTGTGGTAATAGGTCTAGAGAGATGATTAAACATTCTGAATATACTCCTCTTAGTTTTACAGTTCTTACTCTGTTTCCTTTTCTTAGGTAATTGGTTACACCAATACTATCAGAAATTTCTGATGGAATAACTGCATCAGTAGTTGCACATACTACTAAATCATTTACTTGATGTGCTCCTTTTTTTACAATAGTATTCCACCCACCGATAACTGCTTGTTCGATGTTATCAGCACCTTCAATTGCTTTTACTTCATTTATTTTTGCTACAAAACAGCAGCTGTTGTTATTTTCCATTTATTTTATAATTTTAAATTTATTTAATTCTAACCATTTTAAAAACTGAACTGCTGTCCATTCTTCTCCATTTATTTCTCCTTCTTTAGGATCAAATTGATTTATAAATCCTGGTAAGAAGTCGTGTTGTTCTTGTCTATGTAATTCTACCATCGCTTGTATAATATGCCTGTCAATGTAATCAGCTGTAGACTCTTGTTTATGTTTATATTGATTTAAAATCCTACCTCTTGCTTGTGTAAACGTTTCATCCCCCTCATTATCTTCGCAACTGTTCCAAGTTTCAGCTATAATGGAATCTACTTCTTCCTCACTATACCTTTTTTCTTCTTTCTGTATAGGCATTGGTACTTCTAGTATTCCTAATTCTTCAATAGGTTCTCTATTGAATAAAGTATCATCTATATCTCTTTCTGCAAAATACATAAATTCAAGACATTTATAAACACTTAAGTTAGTTTCATAACAATTGAAAATATAGTGAATATAGTTTTTAAAATCTTCATCAGTGTACTTGTAATCGTCTTCTGTGCGTCTGTCTTTTAGTCTTTGTAAGTAATCTTCAAATGTTTCTCTCATAGCGATATCTCGAATCTATTTTTCATTTGTACTAATTTTTCTTCTGGTACTCCATGAGAATTAACTCCTGAATGTCTATTTTCTACAATTAAAGAATAAACTCTGTATCCGTATTCTTTTGCTAATTCAAAGTAATACTCCATTTCCCATTCCTGAGTAAATGTGTTTGATACTACAATCTTTTCTGTATTGTTTGCCATCCAAACACTTACTGCATTTTGACACCACTCATGAGCATCTCTTGTTTTACTTGGATCAAATTTATATTCACCCTTATCCATAAAATACTTATCAGCCTCCATATGCGAACCACCTAATGATTTCGCTAATGTTGATTTACCTGCTCCTGGTAATCCTCTTAATAAAAATAACTCTTTCATATTTTATTCTTCAATTACTTCTTCAAATCTTCCCATAATCCAAGTTTTACTAAATCTTCCAGTTGCGTACTCTTTTGATTCTAATACCACTCCTTGGAAATGTTCTGTAGAATAATTACAGGTTGTCTTTGTACATAGTACTATAGTCTTATCAGTTTTATATTTTCTTCCTTTTATAAAAAGTTTCTGCAGTTTCATATTAAATTCTTTTTTCGTGATGATCCTTTGGTAAGGCTAATTTTTTAATTGGACGATCTTTCATTATCTCTACTATTTCATCTAATGATATAGGTTCCAATTTGTTTCCATCTACTCCAACATCCATTGCTTTACCCTCTGCTATTCTTAAATGTTCAGGTAAATGAACGTGGCCATGCAAGTGAATTACTCCTTGGTTCATATCGTGCCATGACGCAATTGGATAGTGCATACAAATGAAAGTAAACTTTTCAGTTGTTGCTTTGTTGATTGGTCTTTTTACTTCTAATCTCAAGTAGTTTTGTACTGAAGAGAATAGTCTTTGTACGCCTTCTTTGTTTCTTTCAATGTGGTGATCATGATTTCCAAGTACCAAGTGGATGTTTTTACAGTTGATTTGACTTCTAAATTCTTCAATCTTATCAAATCCTCCAAATGACCAATCTCCTAAGTGAATTAGAATATCATCTTCACCAACCATGTTGTTGATGTTATCCACCAGTCTTTGGTTCATATCTTGTAATGAATCAAATTGACGAGCATATCCATCGTTCACAGACCAGTTTGTAGTAGCACTACAAATGTTTGAGTGTGAGTAATGTGTGTCTGATGTGAAGAACAATTGTTGTCCTTTTTCTAATACTATTTTCATAACTTCTTTCTTATACCTAAATATACGAAAAAAGACCTGCGTAAGCAAGCCTTTTTGTAATTATTTTTAAAAAATATGTTGTCGGGAGAAAAAGTATATAGACGATGTCAAATACCAAATCAATGTCAAAAACCTTCCTCTACCTCAAAGGCAAAGACAAAATCTAAGTCTCTTTTTGTTAACCAATTATCTGTCTAGTGGTAAAGATTCCTCTTTCTCTATGAGCTTTCAGTAACTTGTTTAACGATTGAGTTCTATCTCAGAAGTTGTTGGGTGTTGTAGTGGAAGCGAAAGTTGTTAAAGCGAGACACTAAGTCTTGCTGATGTCATAGTATGATTAATAAATCTTATATATAGTTTTATAAAAATCTTTCTACTCCCGACATAAAACCTTAGGGCATCGGCTTGTGCTTAGCCCTTTGGTACCAAATTATTTTAATTTATTTAAGAACATATCAATCACAGGCTGGAATCTTTCTGCTACTTCGATTTTTAAATTGGCAGTTTCGTGAATTCTATTCTGACGATCAATCTCAAATTCTTGAGATGCTTTCTTATACTCAGCTGCCCATTTATCGTAAGCATTTTTGTACTCAACATCTTGTTTTGAGTTAATTTCATTTACCTCTGATTGGATATCAGCTCTTTCTTTAGCAATACGAGCATTTTCAGTTGTTACTGAATTTTTTACTTTGGCTTTAAAGTAATTTACTTTTTGCTCATACCCTCTATGTAGAGCTGCTAACTGTTCATGGATTTCAAGTAACTGGTCTGAGGTGTGGTGAACACTTACTTTCATAGGTGTTTTCTTTCCTACCTCAATTTCCATAAACTCTAAAGTTTTAATGGTAGGTAATTCTGATCTCAATTTATCCAATTTACCTCCTTTATGGATAAATTGTCCAATATGTGAAGCATATGCTTCAGCCTCTAAATACTCATTGTGTTCAGCAGCTGATAATTGACTCCAACCCCAATTCTCATCAACTAAGAAAGGTAAAACTCTTACTTCTGTTTTTGGTCTTTGAGGTGCTTCTACCTCATACTCAAACTGATCTCTTTGGATGCTTGTGATTAATTCGTCTTTTGCTTTGATGTTCTCCATCAAAAATGCTTGTGTAGCAGACAGTCTTGCTTTTTCAGTTAACAATTCTACTACATTTGTAGGCATTGGATTACCTTGAGTCTCAGTATAAGTTTCTGAGTTGATAACTAATGTTTTTGAAACATTGTTAATATCCACTAACTTATTAGTGATTTCTTTTGATCTTTGGTTGCACAAGTTAGAAACTGATTGTGCTTGAGACATTGATAACCCTTTTGTTGATAACGAATTTTTCATAACTATACTATTTTATTATTTATTATTTACTATTTCTATTAATTTTATTTACGATAACCACCTCTAGAGTTGTAATCACTTGCAGGTGTTCTGAATGTTTTACTATGTGGACTCTCATCATATATTTTTTGTGATTGTTTTACTATTTCAATTAGTTTCTTTAAACATTCAAGTTCTGCTTTAAATACTCCCATATTACAACCGCCTAAAAATAAAGAGTAATAATCCTCATTGTAGCTAATTGTCCATTTGTTACTAAAATGTTTATTTTTATTTACTAAAATTAACAACCATCTAAATGCTTGTGAAAATGTTGGTGCTATACATGCTGGAGAGTTATTAGGATACTGACCTTCTCCCGACAAATCAAATGTTAATATCCACTCATTACCCTGGTGTGTATTATACTGCGAGAATGTTCTTCTATTAAACCCTAATTCTTTTAAATCTAATGCTTGTTCGTAAGGTACAAATTCTTTTTCCATAACTTTTATTTTATACTTAAATATAAGAAGAAAGATCCAGATATCCAAATCTTTCTTCAAATACTTTTTATTATTGGTGATGTTTGATATACCTCCCATGTTTGTCAACTCTGACATTCATTCTTGTTAAATCAAAATACCAATTGTTAAACTTACCCAAGCTAGATTTTTGTCTTGCTTGTAGGTTTGCAGATTTTTCTGCTTCTTCTCGTCCGTTCTGTGTTGTTTCAACAAAAAACGTGGGAGCCTGAACACCAGTCATGCTGGTTGGGACTACTCTCCAAATTCTCAATTTCTGAGTCATAATTTTAGCTAATAGCTAAAACTACATTGGAGACGATTGAATTGCTCTCATATTGGATAAATTTTGTGGTCCCGGGGAATTATGATATCCCGACCTCGTTCTTATGAGGAACTTGCTCTACCTCTGAGCTACGAGACCAATTTGTAGCGTAGGACCGGAATTGAACCGATTTAAGTGACCTTATGAGAGTCATGAGATACCTTACCTCCCCCTCGCGATATGCGGTCTATCCGGGATTCGAACCCGGGTCTCCTACGTGACAGGCAGGCATCCATTCCCCTGGACCAATAGACCAAAATTACTTGTCTGTTCCAAGTTGTCAAATCTGTCAAAAGTCGATTAAGCTATTGTGGAGCTATGGAGAATCGAACTCCAATTTATGATTTGCAAAACCATTGTAATAGCCGTTATACTATAGCCCCAAATTGTACTGCGTACGGGATTCGAACCCGTGCCTTATCATAGAAAGTGATACGTGTTAACCTCTTCACTAACGCAGCAGATTGTGGGTATATGTTCATCACATATTCTTGGGTTCCCACACACCCTTGAGCATCATGCCGGTCTCGAACCGGCCTTATTCCACATTGGAAGTGTGGTGCCATACCTACTAGGCGAATGATGCAATTATTGAGCTTCTGCGAGGAATCGAACCCCGTTTTCTTGAGTACAAATCAAGTACATTACCATTTATGTTTCAGAAGCAAATAATTAGAGCCGGTTCTCGTATCCGTTCTGCAGGTTAGCCCCTGCTGCTTTACTATAAGCTAACTCTAATTTTAGTTTTAAATCACTTGTCCAAATTCTAGTGGAATAGATTTACTGTTTCCAGATTCTCTTCTTTATCCTGTTTTTCCAGGTCTATCTCTACAACAAACACAACTGCTAGTACAGTTTAATGATAATCTATTTTGTACGTTTGTAATAGACTACCTCTTATCATTTGTTTATCTTCAAGCAAGTGATTTTAAATTTTGTACCCAAGGCGGGATTCGAACCCGCAATATCTTGATCCTAAGTCAAGCGTGTCTGCCGTTCCACCACTCGGGCAATTTATCTTATCCAATATTTCAATGATCTTTTTATTATGATTTAATATACGAAATTAATTTCCGATAGCCAAACCTTTTTTAATCTTTTTTTGAGGGCAAGGTAAGAATCGAACTTACTCTGCAGAGTTTGCAATCCTGCCGGCCTCCAAGACCATCCTGCCCAAATTCACCTAGCCTGACCTTCCAGACAGTACAAGTCAGTATTAATTTCACGTGCTGTTTTGTAGTAGGTGATTTTAAATTTTAAAATAGTCTGTTACTTCTTTATTACATTTAGAACAGCACCATCTATTTGTCTTTTCAAAGAATCTTTTTGAGGCTAATGTATATTCCATTTCTGAATCTGAATTACATCTTCCTCCTTTTTTACATTTTGGAAGTCCTACTAACCAATTTAAAAAATCTTTCATATCTTAATTTCTTATACTTAAATATACGAACTTTATTTCTAATTTCCAAACTTTTTTTACTAAAAGAATAAAAATGTTTCCCATTCTCTTGGTATGTCCTGAACTTGTCTTAATAGCATCAGGTAATGTGGACGTTTTGGTTCTGGAATTTCTTTTCCATATTCCTCTAATGTTAAATCAGCTTTTTCCTGATTACATGTTCTGCATGCTGTTACTAAATTGTCCCAGCTATCTTTTCCTCCTTTTGATTGAGGAACCACGTGATCCAATGTTAGTGTTCTTTGATTTGAACTTCCACAATATACACATTCATAGTTATCTCTTTTGTAGATGTTATCTCTTGTCAGAGCAACTTTATGTATGTGTTGTTTCACATAAGTGAATACTCTAATAATAGAAGGTTTGTAAATCTCTAGATTTGGATTTACTAATCCAAATGTTTCTGGATGTTCTGCTATTACCTCTGCATTACCTTTATAAGAAATCACAAATGCTCTTTCTGCAGGTATAATACTTCTTGCGATAAAGCTTGAATCCACTACTAGTGTTTTCTGATGTTTACTCATGATAACTTATTTTAAAGGTTTATATTGTGTTTTTCTGTTATACTTCCAGGTTCTATATTCTCGGTATTTAAAAGCCCATATTTTTGACTTTTTACTCCAATAATCTTCAAACCAAGTATCCCATTCCTTATACTCTTTTCTTTTTTCTTTTTTATACTCTTTGTTAGTATAGTTTTTGATTCTCATTTTGCTCAAATTTTAGGTTAATAAACCTAATGAGCATCGAATTTCTTTTTCATAATTAATACTTTTGTGGAGTACTTGGGATTCGAACCCAGGCCTTGCGGCGTCTACCGCCTGCACATCCTTATGTGCTTTTACCCCAATTGCGCGCCACCAAAGAATCGAACTCTGTCCTATGGGGTTGGAATCCATTTGGCTACCTTAGCCTGTGACGCATTTATAGGATATCGCTTAACCTACCAGGTGTTACCCATTAAATCATATCAAATGATCCAAGACGATTTTTTTGAACCCCTACCTGGACTCGAACCAGGATTCTATCTTTAGAAGAGATATGTTCTTCCTTTGAACTATAAGGGCAGTTGAGGTCTTAGTAGGAGTCGAACCTACAATCTCTTGATTCGTATTCAAGTGCATTTCCATTTATGCTATAAGACCAGTTAAGTTGGAGACAGGATTTGAACCTGCACTGAGTTTATTGCATCCTCAGCCTAGTGTACCTATCTCTGCCGGATAGGGAAGATGTTTACCAATTCCACCACTCCAATTTTGTACCCCTGACTGGAGTCGAACCAGCAAGCCTAAGCGCTACCGTTTAAAGATAGTGTGTTTACCATTTTCACCACAGGGGCATTTTTTTCTAACATTTTATCCATTACCTCATAAGCAATTTTCATTACTCTTTTTTCTTTACCTTTTAATTGAGGGTTAGGATGTATTATAAACAATCCAACTACTGCTTCAAGTAGCATTTTTTCACTTTCACTGTATTCTCTTGCCATAATAATTAATTTTGGGTGATTCCGGGGATCGAACCCTGTTCTCCTGATTCACAGTCAAGCGCTTTACCGATAAGCTAGAACCACCATATACTAAATCAACGGTAGGATTCGAACCTACGTGACCTCCTTCGTCTCGTTGATTTTTGTACCGACTAGTGGTAACGATCCACTCTGAAAATACTTATGAGATATTTTCGATCACCTGATCAAGTCGGCAGTTGATAGAGAACCCCTTACTCTATCATTGTACTATCTGATTTTAAAGTGTCTTACCACAGGGCCCCGTTCGTACTTTCATCTCCTACATTCCTTAGATGCGTTGTGAGGACGGTGAAGAGGTTTTTTTGAGGAAAGCAGAGGTCTCGATCCCCATGCGAATTAACGCATGATTCGCTTAGCAAGCGGTCTCACACCCTGTGTGATTTACTTTCCATTTTGTACTCCTAGAAGGAATTGAACCTCCATTTCATCCTTATCAGAGATGTGTGCTAACCATTCTACTATAGGAGCAATTTTGCTGGCCTGGAAGGAATCGAACCTTCATAAGATGATTAACAGTCATCCGTAATAACCTTTATACGACAAGCCAATTTTGAGGATCCTGAGAATTTCGAAATCTCGACCCGTTGCCTAACAAACAACCGCTCTGCCTCTGAGCTAAGGATCCTAATGCGAAGTTATGTTACCGTTACACTACCGACCCAGTTTTAGCTAGACCAGGTGGGATTCGAACCCACATTCTCCTTCTTCGTGGGCCCTACAGGAATCGAACCTGTTCCTCTAGTTCTTCAGACTAGCGTACGCACCAGCTATACAAAAGGCCCCAAGTTAATACAGTGGGTAACAGTGGACTCGAACCACTCCCTATAAGGACGAGATTTACAGTCTCGCTGCCGTATCCGAACGACTTTTGCTACCCAATTTTGCTCATTAACGGGTCTCGAACCCTACCCTCCAGCTTTCACAGCTGGCGTGTTTCCGCTACACTATTAACGAAACTACTACTCTATTAATTCGGCAAAACTAACATTTCATAGTATGGCTATGAACCCAGATACCCAATTGCCGCTAGATATCGCCTATCATCCCCATTTTTGTACCTCGTAGTGGAATCGAACCACTGCCATTTGCATGTAAAACAAATACGCTACCATTACGCCAACGAGGCAAATCTAATTCTACGCTTCGAGGACTTACTCGCGTGGTCTTCTATGAATTAGTAACAGTCTCTTCTCGTACCCCCGGATGGCCTCGAACCATCTACCCCTCCGTTAAAAGCGGAGTGCCCGTCCACATGAGCTTCGAAGGCAAAATCTAATTCTACGATTCCCCCCACTATGAGGTCCAATAAATTAGTAACAGTCTCCTTTCGTCTAATAGGCAGGATTCGAACCTGCGTACTCCTCAGTCCAAGTGAGGCATGAAACCGGGCTTCGCTACTAGAAATTGTTGTTGGCTCACCAAGATTCGAACTTGGACTAAAACAGTCAAAGTGTTTTGTGCTAACCGTTACACTATGAGCCAATATTGCGGAGGCGACAGGATTCGAACCTGCAACCCGAATGCACGGGCGACGATTTTCAAGACCGCTTAACAACCAACTGTCCACACCTCCTTTTTACTTTATCCAATATGTCAATGAACTCTTTATTTTTTATTATGATTTAATATACGAAACTCTTTTTCGAGAGCCAAACTTATTTTAAATCTTTTTTACTTTCTTTTTCTTTATTTTCTTATTATGCTATAATATACGAAACTTATTTCCAAAAGCCAAACCTAAGTGAAAAAAAAGACTCGAATCTTTTATTTTGATCCGAGTCTTGATTTAAGTTTATATGTTTACTTAATTATATCATACTCCGATCCCACCTTGTTTCGGTTCGTTATTATACGCGCTAAAGCCTAAAATGACATCCCCACATAACAGCTGCGACCACGTATTAAGTGCTCTACTCATTATTGTAGTTAAATCTTGATGTATGTTTTGAATTGTTGTCATTTTAATTTTATGTGATTATAAATATATAATAGAGATAAAAACCTCGAATTATTTTTTTCTTTTTTTAATATAACTTAATATAATAATTTCTTTTTGGGAAGCCAAATATTTTACTACCGTTCTTCGGATTAATTTATCCTTTTATTAATTTTTTTTTCTTAACAGGTTTGCAACCATCCTTATTAACTGATAAGATTTTTGCTTCTAATTTATCTACTCTGGAGTCTGTATGTCTGTTACATTCGCTGTAGATTAGATCTACTCTGTTGATTTCTTCGTCTATTCTACGATTTACTAATTCATCTCTGTTAATTAAAGATGTGTATATAGATTGGAATTGTTTTTCAAATCCCTTTACTTTGCTTGCTGTCTTAAACGCTACCACAACTACCCATACAAAGGCAACTGCACTAACACCTAAAACAAATGCTAAAATTTGTTCCATAATTATATTTAGTTTATTTCAAAGAACGGTAGTTTAATTTGGAGTCGATGAGGGATTCGAACCCTCATCCCGAGGCAGCCTCGATGTTACTCTAATGTGGTATTTATTCCCACTTACACCAATCGACTCTTTTTTATTACCAACCTTGGTCTTTCAGGGAATAATAGGAATTTGTACCTATTACTTTGAGCAGGGTTTCTGATTGAGTGCAATGAGTGAGCTCTTCCTACTATAAACCCTTGTTCGGAAATTAATACACTCTACTTCTCAATTAACAGCGAGCGTTGGTAATTACTTTACAGTATCTTTTAAATAATCTCTCGCTTCATCATCGCTAACTACTGTTGAATCAACTTGTACTGTATCAACTACTACTGCTGTTGAATCTACTGTTGATGTTTCAGCTGTGTTTACTTTGTTACAAGATACTAAAACTGTTGCTACTAATGCTAATACTAAAAATACTTTTTTCATTTTTTGTTTTTTTATTTGTTAATTAATTTATACTTAAATATATGAAATTTTTTTGCTAATCCCAAACTTCTTCGTAAGTTTTTTCAAAAATATCTGGTTTGCATGGATAAAATTCTCCCTGTACTCCTTTAATGATAAAGTCACCTATTGAAGCTTTCATATCCCCTTCTAGAGTTTTAATTACAATACCATCTGATTCAACTCGAAAAATATCATTACCTAATCCTGCAATATTTTGAAGTGCCATTAAGGTACGTACTTCTAAGTCTCTTAATTGAACTGCTTCAATTACAACTGGTTTCTTTCTATAAAGTCCCATATTAAAATAAAGCAGTATAGAGTATTTTTATTACAATTGTTTCTGGGTCAAAATCAGGTTCTAAAAATTTAGATACTGCTAATTCAATAGATGAACTATTCTTTTGTTCAACCCATAATTCTTTAATAAATTTTGAAGAAATAACTTCATTTTTATCATTTCTTTCTACAGTAAATACTGCTACTTTTACTTGTTTTGTCATATTATTTTGATTTGTGACTGATTGTGATAAACCTAAATTACTTGTTGTTCCAATATAAGGTGTTCCTAAGGTGTTAGTTGTTATTGATGTACCCGAGTATCCGTTTACTAGGTTTGTTGTGCTTGCTTCAAACATAATTTTTATTTGTTATGGTTATCTAATACTTTTGTTACTTCCGCCACTACATGTTCCCATGTTACTGGGCCACTTTCGTCTGCATAAGGTGCTGGATCTTTTCTTCCTAATTTAATAAATGCTTCTACTCTTTCAACTGATGAAGCTGATTTATAATCTGAATACCATTTACCTGGTGCTGTGTCTGTCAAGCTTTCATAAGGGATAAAGATTGGCTTATAGGAAGTATTAGTTCTTTTATAAACTTCATCAAAATCTAATCCCAATTCTCCATATAATACTTCTCCGTCTTGTAGGATAGTAAATTTATCTCCTTGTAAATAAGGTGTAAAATATCCTACTCTTTCAGCATCCCAATTACCTAATCTAAAAGCTGCATCGTCTGCATCTCTGAATTCTTGTCTACAGTCTGGATAGATTGCATGATCACCTGCGTGAATACCCATTGCAATATCACAAGTCTCTCCTGTTCTATTTGCAACTGATAAAGCTACTGCTTGGGTAATAGAAGCAAATATTTTGTTTCTGTTAGGAACAACTGTTGCTTTCATATTATCTTCTGCATAATGACCTTCTGGTACATCTTCACCTCCTGTTACTAAAGCTGAATCTAGTAAATCAACTAATCCATTTAATTGGATTTGACGATAGTTGATTTGAAAGTATGGTGCTTTATCACCATCTTCAACTATTTTATTTTCCCAATAGTTGATATAATCTACTAATGATTGAGCTCTCTCTAGCTCTACTCTGTGTTTTTGACCATAGTCAAAGCTAATAGCAGTAACTGTGTCATACTCTTTTAGACATCTAAGTAACAAAGTACTTGAGTCCATACCACCTGATAGTGATACTACAACATGTTTTTTAGACATAATTTATAATTTTAAATAAGCCAGGTATTTTAAGCGTATAGGCAAACGCTATTTTTGTTCTCCTTCGTATTTTTTATTCCCAAAATATTCATCTAAAAATTCTCTACGATACATTAGTATTTCTCCCTTATAGCGAGTATTAGTTACATACCTTTTTTCTATAGTTTCTTTTAACTTTACAGCAGTTTCTGCTACTTCTTTACCTAATTCAGGCCCAGCTGCTTTACCTAGATAATCATAAAGAGACATCATATAAGATTTTTGTTCTTCCATAATTTTATTTTTGTTTTAATTTTTCTAATTTCCAAGGATGATAAGTTATCTCAAAGGTTTCATAATTTATCTCAGCTATTCTTTGATAACTATACCCAAACCATCTAAGTGGGTAATTAATAAATTGTATTAAATAAAACTTTATCATTTATTACAAAATTCTTTAAATTTATTTATATTAAATATAATATCTTCTAATGAGGAAGACAAATCTTTTTCCATAAACTCTTCAATTTTTTCTTTAGGTTTTTCTAATAAACCAAATTCAGTATACTTAATACCTAAAGCTCCGCAAATAATTGGATTTGAAGTATCAACTGAATTAATTAATGTAGGTAAAGCGTCTCTATAAAATGTAAATTCTTGAGGGGTTGATGCCCCTAATAAATGGATGTAATGATGTTCTTTAATTACATTTTGTGATAGTAAGTATTGTATTAATAATACTCTTCCAACAGATTGATTAGCTAATGGGTTTTCTGATCCTCCTAGTTCTTGGTAAACAATTGATGAATGGTTAAAAGCAAAATGTGTATAACCTAAATCTACACATTGTTGATATAAAGTATGTATTTCATTTACGGTCTTACCTTGCAATACTACCATTAATTTAGTTTTAAACGGCAATTTGTACTGAGTCCAATGTTTGGCGTTTTTAGCCGTAATGTCCCTTTCATTCCATTCATCAGGTACAATGAAAATATTAGGTTGAATTAAATCTATTTTTTCTAATAAATCCTGAGTTGTGTGAGTAACACCTTCAAATAGACCATTATCCATTATAATAAAACGGCCTCTTTCATTAGAGTCTAGAAAAAATTGTCTATAATCTTCATGTTTATCTAACAAATGAGGTAAACAATATTCGTAATCGTTCCAGTCTATACTATATGGAAATAGACTGAGTGGTAATTCATGTGAAATTTTCATAACTTAAATAATTTATATAACTAAATATAATAAGGCTCTTTAAGAGAGCCAAATTTTATTTTAAAAGAAGATAAATACTAAAAAAAGTAGTAACTCCGGTTGTCATTTTCCAAAACACTGTACTTCTTTTTTTACTTTTGATTTCTTTAGTTAAATCATCTGTTAAGTGTTCATATTGACCTATTTGTAATTCTTGTTGACGAATGATGAATTTATTATTCTCATCCTTATCATTTAGTAATTTTATGATGGTGTCTTTCTGTGCCTCTCTTTCTTGGAGTTTTGCTATTTTCTCTTTAGTAAGTTCTAATTCAAATTTACATCCATCATATCTGATAAGATCTGCTACTATAAGTCTAGCAGTCTTAGTTGGAATTACTACCTTGGTTGTATCTGTTTGAGAAAAACTGCTCAAGCTCAGCATTAGAAAACCTATTAGAACTGCTAACTTTTTCATCTGTTTGTTTTTTTATTATGTTTATATTTTTATCAATATAGTGAATTTCTTTTGAAATTCCAAACACTCTTTGTTGAACTGAGTCTATCTTTACTGTTATAGTTTTGTCTATAGTTTTTGCAGAGTCTACTTTTGTTTCTATTAGCTCTATCTGTTTTTTGTATTGTTTAATATCTGTAGAAATTCCTCTAGTATTGATAAGGTTCCATATTAATAGTCCTGCTACTATAGCTAACACTATATTTTGCTTGTTAATTGCTGTTATCTCTTTCACCTTTATGTTTATCTAGTTTGTCTAAAATTTGTATAAGTAGCTCATTTTTTACTATACCTACCATTGAAGCATTTTTAAAAATAGAAATTAATTGAAATACTAAAAATGGAGCCATAATAGTTTCACTTAACCACGATGTTCCAGTAAATCCTTTCTCTATAGTTAATATAGCAGATAGCATTACTACCCAGAATCCAAAGGTTCTTAATACTTTTAATGCTTTGCAAGTTTGGAAACCCTTAGTTTTTGTACCTGCCCACACACCAAAAAATCCATCAGCAAATACTACAAATGCTACTGAAAGATATTGTTCGATGTTATCTGCTGTGAGTTCCATAAAGTAGGAACCTATAAATGCGCAAGCTGTTGTCAATGTTAATGTGATTATAAGTGATGTTTTCATATTAACTTAAATTATTTTTTTCCCCAATCACTTTTAGATTGTTTAGCAGCATCCTTTGAAACACCACATTTTGTTGATTTAAAGTTAGGTCCTTGTAACCCATCTAAAGGTACATCAGCTTGTTTATTTTGTTTTCTAATATAATTAAGATATTTTTTCATATTAATCTTAACTTTGGTACCATCTTCCATTTCTCTATATACGAAATTAGGGAATTCAGGTGATGAACTATCTAAATATTTTAATTCTTGATTATTGGCTATATTACAACCAGTATTAAATTCTTCTTCTTCAATATCTTCAACAAATCCCATTCCATAAGCATTATTTACAGAAATATCAAAATTCTTTTTACGTTGAGCTTCTCTTTTAGCCTTAGCAGCAGCTCTTTGTTCTGGTGTACCGAACATTGATTTTTGTTGTGTTGTTTGAGTTGTTGATGTTTGTGCAGTTGGTTCTGTTGTTTGTCCTTGCGCGCCTAACGTACCCAACGTCATAGCAGCCCCAGCGGCTAATCCTTTCCAATTTATTTCATTTAACTGCTGTGAATTAGTTGTTAGTTGATTTTCAATTAGATATTTTTTTATATCAAAGTTATCCATAACAATTTTATTTAACGTATTCGTAATACTTTTTAGTTTTTTGATTTCTATCTTCTAACCCGTGAGTACCACCGTTAATTCTTTTTGTAAGAGCTAATATAGCTGCATCATTGATTCCTTGATCACAGATTGACCATAATTTGTTTTTATCAAAGAAGAACATTGCTGATTCAAATGAATACGTTGTAGCTACTAGATCAGGGTTAGTCATGATTTCAGGTTTCTTTAAGTAGTCTGAAAATGCCTTGTAGTTATCTTTTCCAGTTAACTGAAGAGCACCTCTTCCTCTAAATTTCCAACCATCTCCTGATTTTTCATCTCCATTACCCATTCTCGATGCATAGACTCTATTTGCAATCTTTTCAGGATTTCTAGCGTAAGATTCTTCTAAATTACCTGGAAAATATTTTCCAAATATACCTTGTAGACCTTGTGCTGAGTAGTTTAAATTTTCCGAGAATGCTTTAAACCCTCCTGTTTCGTGAGAGGTTTGAGCAAAGAAATGTGCTGCTCTTACTGGAGTTAATTTATAAAACTCCATTGCTTTTTTCATTGTGCCTGGGCTAAATGCTCCGTCAGCTGCTACTCCAATTTTAGTCTGTAGTGATGTTAAACTCATATTATGTGGTTTTTATTTATAATAAATATTTAATTAAAAATCCTTATTTAACCCTATGCAAAAAGCTTGTGAAGTAGTACCAAAAGCACTTTGATTATTTAATGTTATTATAAGTGATAAATCATCTTTAAGTTTAAAAGCATAGTTAATATCATACTCCATTGTAATATCTTTTTGGAAATAAAACCATCCTACTCCTGCTGATATTGAAATTGGATATTCTTTACTGATAGGTACAGTGACAATTAATTCTGAGTATAATGATTTACTCTCTATAGAGTATAAACCTGTTGTAATTCCTATAGAAGTATTTCCTACATACTTACCTATTTCTATGTTACATCCTAATAAGTTTTTGGGATCTTGGGTGGTTGAATTAAAAGCTATATTTGGGGCAAAACATATATAATATTTAGCTTGAGAATAGCTCATAAAAGATATTAAAAATATAAAAAAGATAAAAAGTTTTTTCATTATTTTTTAACAGTTTTTCTAGGTGTTGTTTTTCTAGCCGCTGGTTTTTTAACAGGAGCTTTTCTTCTTGTTTTAGGTTGTTCTTTTGGCTTCTTTATCATTGGATATACTATAGAACCTAGTAATACAATTGCTAAAGCTAAGGCACCCATCATAAAATTTGAAAAGTTTTTAAGTAACTCAATCATTTTGATAGTTTCTTGTTTACCAACCTCAGTTTGTAAATCCATTAAAGCATTGGTATCGTCAAGTACAGGAGTGATTTTTTCATTTAATATTCCAGTTTTTAGAATACTATCTACTGCTTTTCTATCAGTAACTGCTTTTTCTAATAATAAACTAACCAAAGCATCAGCCTCATCCATTCCCTTTTGAGCACGTTCTACTAATTTTGCTTCTTCAGGAGTTAAGTAAGTTTCTTTGTAAGCATTCCAACCTTCTTCAGTTTCTCTCTTTACTCTTTCCATTTCCCCTCTATTGGCTAGTAATTGTTCATAGTTAACTACATTACTGGAAAAGTTATCCTGGATGGTAGTTCCATAGTAATCGAATCTGTGAGAGATAAGAGGTACAGGTTTTAGCCTATCCTCTAAGATTGTTGTAGCAGAAGCTTTAATACTCTTCTCTACATAAATTCCATAACCTGCAATAAGTAGAACGATTGAGGTTAAAACTAACATAAATGTCTTTTGGTTGTTCATATAATTATTTTCTTTTAACTGGTCTTTTTATGACTTTTGTATTTCTTTTAGGAGATGTTTGTACCTTACCTGATTTTATATTTGAAAGGAACTCACCTGGGTTATTTGAGAATGATGTAGATATTTTTAAAATTCCACTTAAGATTTCTGGTGAATTTAGACCTCCTAAACCGTAAATTAAAGCCTTATATAATGAGTCAATTTCAAATTGTTCTAGGATAAACCAAGCCAATAAAGAAGTAATCATAGCTGCTATGATATTTTTAACAATATTATTGGTACTGGTTTCTTCAGGAGAAGAGGAAGTCACTAATCGGGCAATCATTCCTGCTGCCCCTATTAATAATACTACCCATCCCCCATTTAGAAATGCAGGTATAAATTCATTTAAGTTTTTCAAGATTTTAAGTTTATTCTGGTTTATTATTTCTAAAACCGGCAAACTTTTCAATTACATCAGGAAGAAAACTGCCAAGAGTTATATACATGAATGCATCAAATATGTATTCATTTAATTCCAATGCCTTGCCCATGTATCCTGTAATTAGGTCTATTGCGATTGCGATAACCATTACCATAAAAGATAGAAATCCTATTACAACTTTTTCGTTGTAATCATTTGATTTCTTAAAAATGCTAAAAAATCCCATAATAATATGTTTTTAAATTGATTAATTATAACCTAATAATAAAACCATATTAACAAGAACTATTTTAATATAAATATAAAAAGCCCTAGAATATCTAGGGCTTCTTTTTAAAGATTTATAATATTATTTAACCTTCACAACTAACACAACTTTCAGCGGTACGTTGTAAATTATCTCCTCTTAATACTGATTCAGTTCTTAAATAGTATAAGGTTTTAATCCCTAAAGCATGTGCTTCTTTATGTACAGTACTAATCCATTTAGGTGTATCGTTAGGATCAAAAGATAAATTTAAAGAAATTGCTTGATCAACATATTTTTGTCTAATAGCATTTTGTTTTACAATTTCTAACTGGTTAATCTCTTTAAAAGTTAAAAATACTTCTTTTTCTTCATCTGATAAAATATAATCAGGTAATCCTAATACTGAACCTTGATCTTTTAATATTTGATCCCAAACACTATCAATATTAAATCCTTTACTTTCTAATAATTTTTCTAATATTGGATTTTTCTTAATAAATACTCCTTTAGCTGTTTTTAAATTAAAAACATTAGCAGGAATTGGTTCAATTGAAGGTGAAACACCCCCTGAAATATGGGCATTTGATACTGTTGGAGCTATAGCCATTAAATGTGTATGACGTAATCCGGTTCCTTTACACCATTCAGGTTCACCATATTCTAATGCTTGAGCTTTAGAGGCTTTAATAGATTCTTGTTCAATAAAATCAAACATCATTCTAGTATAAGTATCTGCTTGTATTCCGATAAATGGTAAATTTTTAGATTGTAAAAATGTATGCCATCCTAAAACCCCTAAGCCAATTGCTCTTCCTTTAGTAGCGGAACGTACAGTATTTTCAAAAAACTTAATATGTTTTGCTCTATCAATAAATTCTTGTAATGCTCCTTCTAAAAACCAAGTAGATAACTCGGGTAAGGTCATACCATTTTCAAATTTATAATCTTTCCATTCATCCCATCTTGCTAAATTTAATGAGGATAAACAACATATGAATGAGTGTAATTCATCTGTATAAAGTGCAATTTCAGAACAAATGTTTGTCATTGTTACTTTAAGATTATTATTTTTATAGGGTTGAGGGTTAGTATTATTAATATTATCCTCAAACATTATATAGGGTTCACCTGTTTCTAAACGAGTTTTAAGAATTTCTCCCCATAATTTTAATGATTTAGGATCTCTTTCTTCAAGTTTATTCATAAATTCATCATCAATTATAACACATTGATGAAGATTTAAGCATTGTCTATTAACATCACCTTTTGGTCTACGAATACTCATAAATTCTTCGATATCAGGATGATTAATACTTAAATTAACAGATGCTGCTCCTCTACGTACTGAGCCTTGATTAGTTGCTAATATAGTTGAATCAAATATTTTAGCCCAAGGTACTACTCCTTCACTTACACCGTTATCTTTAATAGTTTTACCTCTACCTCTAATACGAGATAAACCTACTCCTACTCCACCCCCTTGTGAAGATAATCTCATTAATTCAGAATTAGAATGAGCAATTCCTTCAATTGAATCATCTACATCAATTCCAAAACATGAAATAGGCATACCTCTTTCAGTTCCCATATTTGAAAATACAGGTGATGCTAAACATAACCAATTTTTAACCATTGCTTCATAAAAGAATGGTTGTAAGTCTTTTCTTTTTAATCTTCGTGCTGATGCTTTGCTAACTCTAGTAAAAGCCTTAAACATATCTTCTTCAGGTAATAAATACCCTTTAGAAATAATACTTAATGAAATTTCATCAGCCCATGTTGGGTATTGTTTTCCTTTAACCCATGTACTTGTATCTACTTGTATACTCATTTTTAATTATTTATTTATAAATCATCCCAATCGGCTGTGGATTTTGCATAACTTGTTACTCTACCTGCGAAAAAATCTTGATGTGTTTTACCTGATGTTAAATGACCAAACCACTCCATTTGTTTTAATAAATTTGGGTCAATATCATTATATATAGCATGATAACCCAATTCAACTATTTTTTCATTTGCTCTAGCTTTAATAAAGTTTTTTAATTGATCTTTATTTAAACCTTCAATATCACCCATTTCAAAAGCTTTATCAATAAAATCAAATTCTAATTTTACTGATAAATGACAAGCTTCAGTTATTTTATTACGTAAATCATCAGTGTTTAATTTAGGATTCTCATTTAATAAAGTTCTAAATAGCCAACACCCAGCTTTTGAATGTAAAGATTCATCTCTTACACTCCATTCTACAATTTGTCCGGTACCTTTCATTAAATTTCTTAATTGAAAAGACATTAATATAGCGAATGAAGAAAACAAATTAACACCTTCAGTAAAAGCAGAAAATATTGCTAAAGATTGCGCTTTTTCTTCTAAAGTTTCATTAGGAGTATTTAATAATCTATCAATTTTAGCAGCTGATGCTTCATCTTCCAAAAAGGCTGCAAAATCTTCTAATCCTAATTCTTCGTTTAATCGAGCATATGCTTGAGCATGAATTGCTTCAAAAGAACCAAATGTAGAAGTCATTGCTACTATTTCAGGTTTTGGGAACCATTTAGATACATTTGATGACCAATAATCATTTACATGTACTTCAGTTTGAGCAAATGATTTTAAAATGTTACCTATTAGGTTTTTTTCTTCTTCTGTTAGTTTTAATTTCCAATCATTTAAATCAGATGCTAAAGGAACTTCATCTGCTAACCAGTGAGCTCTTTGTTGATTTAAATAAAAATCAAAAGCTTCTTGATATTCAAATGGTTTATAATAATGGCGAGGTATTGTTAACATAAATTTTTAAAATTTAAAAGACGTGGTTATAAATATTATTCAGTATCAGTGTTTAAAGTAAAATTTTTAAATAAATTACTCATTGTATTTTTCTCATTAGAAGTAATTCCTCCAAATTTAGATGCAGAAGCTTGTGGTTGATTTTTATAATCTTCAGTATCATCATATTCTCCTAGCACTTCAATATGACCACAAGATGTATCAATATTGACATTGTAAGTCATACCATCAGGACCATAACGATTCTTTTGAATATGCCATCTACCTGTACCTTCAGTTTTATCTTTTTTCAACCTAGATTGAGACATACCAAAATCTACAATGGCTTGTTTTTCATATGAACCTGCTGATTTATCACCTTCTACAATTTCATCTTTAGCACCTGCTCTATTTACTTGTGAAACAGACCAAATAGGCAAATTTAATTCTTTGGCTAAACCTTTAGTTCCATAATGTAAATCATCAATTTCTTCTTTTTTTTCTTTACGTCTTGAAGGAGGTTTTAATAAATCTACATAATCAATTAAAATTAAATCAGGAGTAAAACCTAAATCCATTGTTTTTTGAATATGCGATTTAATTGTAGTTAAAGATGCTCCTTTAGATGGATATTCTTTAATAATAATATTATCATCATATTCATCTAACATTTCCTTAATTTTATCTTGAAAATTGTGAACATCACTTACAGAAATCCCTGTGTAGTAGGCATCATATCTTTTACCAACATAATCTTCACCTAATTCTAAAGTATAATGAATTACTTTATAACCTAATGAACCAGCAAATGCTCCTAAGGCTACTAAATCCCATGATTTACCACCACCAGGACCACCATAGATTAAACCATAATCACCTCCACCTAATCCACCTTGTAGTAATGTATTTAATATGGCCCAAGGTGTAGGTACTACTTTTCTACTTGATTCTCTATAACGAGATTCAACATCTTTTTTATACTCGTGACCTAGATTTTTATCGGCCCCTGCTTTTAAAGCATTATCAATTAATAATCTAATATCATCGTAATGACCACTTTTTAATAAATCTACTGAATCAAGTAATGCGTTTTTTAGTAATTGATTTTTACAGAAGTTAGCAAATTCTTCTTCAACATATTCTTGATCATCATATTGAGTGGTGTAAATTAATTTTAATTGCTCTTTTACAGCTGTTTGTAAAATATCATTATCAATTTTCTTAACTTCTATTTTTAATGAATCAAGAGTAGGAGTAGTATGAAATTTATCAAAATATTTTAATGCTTCAGTTAAAATCCATTTATGGCCAGGATGTTCAAAATGATTATCATCAATAATGTCTCTAACATTAAGTAAAAATCCCTTATTTTTTAACAAGGAACTTATAACTTTTATTTGAAAAGTAGGACCATAATCCTTTAAACTTGAAAATGCAACCATTTATATAACTTTTATTTTTTATGTTTATATTTTGTAAGATATGAAAAATTATTTGAGACCCAAAACTCTATATTAGGAGAGATTTGAATTTCTAGTAAATCTGATTGATGTAATTGTAAGAATCTTGTTTGATTTAGAGTATAAGGTTCTTCTTTAATTAGATCTTTAAGTACTTTGATATCATAGTCAGGCATATTGGGGTTTGCTAATGACATTAGTTTCTCGTTGATTTCCAACTGTTTTCTAAATAAATAAACATTACCATAAAGACCATTTACCTCACTATTATCATATCCTTTTTGAATAATTTCTTGTAAAGGTACTTGTCTATCTCCTGTTATTTCAGGAAATAATTTATATAATTTTTTAGGACCTAAACCTTTAACTCCAGGTAAATTATCTGATGTGTCACCCATTAATACTTTATAATTTATAAAGTTTTGAGGCCATAACCCATATTCATCGAACACTTCTTTAGGACCATAAAATTTTTTCTTAATTGGTGAATATACTTGCACTTTATCACTACATAATTGTAAAAAATCCTGGTCCGCTGACATTATAATAGTAGAATCGAATCTAGGGGATAAATAACCTATAATATCATCTGCTTCTAATTTATCCCTTGTTATAATGTTTATAGGTAGCGTTTTTAAATAATCAATTAATCTTAACATTTGTTGTGATAATGAAGCAGATTCTTCTTCTAAATTATCAAATGAGGACCAATTTGTCACTCTTTTTAATTTACGATTAGCTTTATAATCAGAATATAAATTTTTTCTACTTGTAGTATTTCCTTCACCATCAAAAACACATATTACCCTAGTAGGTTGTATTAAGTTAACTACATAAGCTAATGATCTTAAAAATCCAACCATACCTCCTATTTGAGTTCCTTGAGTATTTGTACTGTTTATAACAGCAAATGATCTTAAGAAGGTATTCATACTATCGACAAGTAAGACCCTACTATTTAAATGCAGGGCCTCACTAGTTGAATCTTCTTTTATATTATTTAAAAGATCTTTATAATTCATAATTAAATTTCTGATGTATCTATCCCAACAAAATCTGTATTTTCTTCTTCAACAATGTCAAAATCATCACTACCTAAAATGCTAGCCCAATTTTTAGAATGTTCTTTTTTATACTTATTTATTTCATTAGGTGAATTTTTAATAAACCCGTGAGCTGTACTTACAATAGTCCCTTTAGCGGTTACACCTGTTACGTGATTTTTATCACAAGATATTTTAGTTTTTAATGCAAACTCAATTTCTTTACCATTTCTAGTAGCTTTAACTTTTTGAGTACCAGGACTAGTTACGTTACCAAAAGTAATAATAAATGAAGCATCAAAAAACATACTATCACCGTTTTTATTACGTAATTTAGGTTGAGCCATAGGCATTAAAGCGGGTTCTACCCATACTTTATTTACACAAAGCATTGTATTAGTATAAGGTTGTGATTCCTTACGAGACATTACAATTCTTTGATTAATAAAATTACTAAACTGCTGAGACATCGCTCCAGCATTCCACATTGGAGAATTAGAATTTTTCTCTAATGACATTTGGCAGGGAATAGAACCAATTGAATCCCATAAGAATAATAAATCATAAGGTAAATTTCCTTTTTTCTGTTCATCTAATAAATCAGCAATAAATGCTGCTACATCTTCAATTGATTGAAGTTGTTCTCTATCAGCATATAAGAAAAATCCAGCATATTCCTTATTACCATCTGTATCTACAGTTTCCCCTAAATCAAATCCCATTGCTGACCAATGTTCCCAACTGTGTTTCATCTCAGTAATTATAATAACTGGAAGTACGTTGGTTTTTTGAGCTTCAATAGCCGCTTCAATTAATAAGGTTGTTTTACCTGTATTACTATGACCCCTCACTAATGAGATATGCCCTTTAGGGATACCAGGCATTTCTAATGTTTCAGCAACCGGTTCAGTAAATTTAATCCACGCTTGTGGTTTAAAATTTGAAGCACCCTGTCCTAAATTTTTACCTTTTTTGAACTTATCAAGTGAAAAAGTTCCAGTAACTGCCTTTCCGACTTTGCCGGAAAGGCTTTCTTCTTTTTTACTGGCCATAAATTAATTAGTCTTCGTTAAATAAATCCTCAAACTCATCTGCTGTTGGAATTTCCCTTTTAGCTTTTGGTTTAGTATCTAATTCAAATTTAGATTCTACTGGAGTAGATGGTTCGAAATCTGTAGCAGGACCATCTATAATACTTCCTTCTTCTTTAGTTTCTTCTTCAGGATTTAACCATTCAGCTAAAAATTGTTTAATCTCATCAAAAGTATACTTTTTAGAGAATGAAGTTGGATCTGGTTGAGTTTCTAACCATTTAGTTAATTCACTATTGTCATTACATAATGGTGAAGTTTTAAGAGCAGGCATAATACGAGATTTATTATAATCAGTTCCTGTAGTTTCAGGACCTACTGTTTCAACTTTCATATCTCTACCTTCCATCACATCTGTGAAATCTCCGATATCCTCATCAGCTGCTAGTGATAATAATGATTGGTAAATTTCTTTACCAAATTCCCATAAACGAACTCCTTTTTCTTCTTCACCTCTAACAATAACAGGGGCAAAAACTCTCATTTTAGGTTCAAGTTTTTTAGCTAATTTCCAGTTTTCAGGTTCTTTAGTTTTGCGAAGCTCTTTTGCAAATTCAATAATTGGATCTTTTTCACCAAAGTTTGAAGGTGAAATAATTGTTCTTTTCCCTATACCATAATGGAAGTATAATTCTCTAAATGGATTTTCAGGATTAAATTTTGAAGGTACAAACCTTACTAAGGCTTTCCCAACAGGTGGTTTCCAAAAGCTAAGTGCTTTATCGTTTGTTTTTTGTCCTCCCCCTTTAGGTGCAGACAATTCATTAAGCTTGTTTTGAATCAAGTCTAAATTCATAACTTTTTTAAATTTAAAATGTTAAAACTAATTTGTATTCGTAAATATAATAAGGCTTCCTAAGGAAGCCAAATGTTTTTATAAAGTGATTATTTTGTAAATCTTAGTATCAAGTTTTTTCAATGCTCCTGTATGAGTAAGTAATATACTATTTTGATAATCTCTCCAATTAATCATAAAACTATTATCTAACACACCACCATTTAATGATTTAATCAAATCATTTAAAGCATTAATAGTATAAAGAGTATTACTTTCTTTCTTTCTATGTAATAAAATAGTATTATATAATAAGTTATTAGTCATATTATTATGATCTATATTATAAGTACAAACATATTCCTCAGTAGATTCTATGTATAGTACAAATATTTTACTAAATAAAATTTTGTATTGAGATTGTATTTTTGAAAGAGTTTCCTCTAAGTCATTTTTGCTAGAAAATGTGCAAAATAATTTATTCATATCTTTTAAATCAGGGCATGTGACATCAATGTCGTATTTGAAATAAATATATGAAGGATCTATAACCTGTGTATTAATCATAATTTTTATTTATATTTTTGTTAAATTATTGTAATTTGTCCCATAACTAGCGTTTATTTTAAATCCAAAACTATTTTCTAATATATTTCTAATACCTTTTAGAGTTTCTTTTCCATCTTCTTTATCATAATCTATTAATATAGAATCGTAGGTATATAAGATAATATTACTTTTTTTATTCTCCAAATATTCTAATACTTTCTTTATAGAATTTACATTATAAAAAGTTTCTCCTGATTGTATTATATAATTTAATAGTTTTTGTGGAGTTGCATTTTCTATATTATATAGTTTTCTCCCTCCTATTAATTCAATATATCCCAGGGAATTAAAATCTTTATATATTTTATCAGTATATTGGATAATTTTAGCAAAATATGGAATATCTTTATATTGTTCAAAAACCCCTCCATATAGTTGTTTAAATGTTAACTCTTTAGATTGTTGGTATTGTTCCTCTGTTAATATATTGGTTTTAAAATACATTTGCCCTAAATGAGTATGAACTGATTCTTCCTCAAATTCATATCCAATTAATTTAGCTAAAATACGAGGATGATATGAATCATAATCAAATTCAAATAAGTAATCATTTTGAGGTATAAAAGAGGCTCGTTGTCCATTATGTTTATTTAAAGCTGCAAAATTTATTCCATTAAATGAATTTGAAGGACGAGAAGTAAAATTATTTAAGTTAAATTGTGTATAAATTTTATCATCTTTTATATTAAATTTAGGATTACTTAAATTAAAACTTTCATTAAAAACCGGTAAATCTAACGTTATACCTTGCTTTTCGATGTGATAGAACACTTTAATATATTCCTCGTTATAATACTTGATTTCATGTTGTTTTTCTACCCATTCTTGTATTACATTATAAATTTTTTCTTGAGTGTCATAATGTTTACAAATAGGAATAATAGAGTTTAAATATGGTTTATCCTTATAAAGTCTTTGGAAATGAGTGTGAATGCTTGTTTCACAATCTTGTATATACGGAGTGATTGGGGAGGCGTGTAATGACAATAAATTAATATCTTGTACTTTACTTTGTAAAAATTCCTCTCCTATTAAATGAGAAGTGGTTTTTTTATCTAAAACATAAATTATTTTATGGTTTAAAATAAATTCTTTTACTTTATCTAAACTTAAGTAAAATCCCTCACTGTGATTTATAGTAAATACTAATCCCTTACCATATTTTGGTTTATAATAAATTAATGATACTTCAGTTAATACTGGGTGGTAGTTAGATGATAATGGGATTGTATTAATATAACAACTTTCTTGTGGATGTAATTGCGATAATTGCTCTTGTGATTCTACTATATAAAACATATTATAACCTTTATTTAATTAAATATAAAAAGGCTCCTTATAGGAGCCAAATTAATTTATTATTTAAGATTTTATTTAAATAGTTGTTTATAAAAATGATCTTCAATTCTATCTCGTTGTTCTTCCATAGATGGGTTCATTCTAAGAAAATTTTCAACTGCTTTTTCTGCTTTTTCATGTTCTTCTATATGATGGGATGCCCCAGTCATATTTGCTCTTTTACCTAATCTCATTTCATTACTAATAAGGGTATATAGTTGTGAAGTAAGACCTTCTTCATTTTCTTGTAAGGAAGAAGTTTTAAATTGACTTAATGGAAATATAAAACTACCATCTTCTTTAGCTTTACCTTCTCCATTCCATACTTTAAATTCTTTACCATTTATAACAGCTGAGTCTAGTCTACCTATTAATCCTTTTTTAAAAGTAGATAAATCACTAGTAGTATCTGCGGGTCCTATATTAAGGTCTGCTTTTTCTCTTTTTACAGCAAAAGCTTGTTGGATTTTGCCTACTAATTCTTTATAATTAGTCGCCCCACCTCTACCTCTTTGGATAGAATTTATAGCAATAATAGCATCAGGAGATATTAATACTCTACTTCCTCTTAATTTAAAATGGTCAGGTAAACTTGTAAATACTTTACTAGGAACTTTTCCTTCTGTAGGGATAAATCTTTTACCACCTCCTCCACTAGAGGCTGTTTTAGAGTTAATTATCCAATCGATTTCATTAAGAAGATCTTGCAATTTGATATGAGACATATTTTAATTATTTATGTTTAACTATTATTAAAAAACTAGTTTATTATAAATATTTAATTTTTTAATTATCTTGAAAATTGTTTTAAATCAGTTAAATACTGTTTTATACCAATAAAATTAGGTTCAGTTTTATCTAATATTCTTTGATTAGTATCTATTATACCAGCTCTAATTGTTATATTATTTGTTTTCTCATTATAAAGTGGACCTGATATCTGCCAAAATATTGAGACTACTTTCCATAATGAAGTATTAGCATTACCAACACCATTTGCAAAAGCATTATATGTTGCTTTATCAATTTCCATTAACCTAAAGGTAGTGCCATTTCTTTGTCTAGCAAAATATCTTGTTATTTTACCAATTCTATAATCTTCTTCAGTAGGACGTGGAGTAAAAGGGGTAGGATCAACTAAATTAATATTAACAGGTTTTAATTGTTTATAATTTTCAATTGTAGGATTACTAAAATCGAAACTAGCTACCGGAGGGGTATCAGTTAAGGGAGCTGAAAAACCATTAGTAGGACTTTCTCCGGTGAATGATTCTCCTTTAAATGTAGTATAATAGAGCCCATTATATTCATCCCCATTAGTTGTTTTAAATTGACCTGGGGATGATTTTTGGTTAGTTATTACTCTTGATTTTGGAAAGTATTTCATAATTTATTAAGAATAAACATATTTCTCAAATGCTGCTTTATCAATTACAGTTTGACCATTTAATCTAGCAGTACTAAATTTAGTTATGCCAGGATTTTGAGTGGCTACTTTGATAGCATACTCTGCACTTTTTTCACTACCCATAATCCAATTTTGAGGTTTTCCTTTAGAAATAGGATAAAAAGTAGCTCCATATAACTCACCAGCATTAGAATTTTTACTACTATTAAAACCTAAAGCTTTAAAGTATCTTTCAACTACATCTAATTGATCTAAACCATTCATATTTTGAACAAATGATAGATTATAAGTTTTACCACTTATAGTTTTAGTAATTCCTCCTCCTTTATCAGGACAAAATTGAATTAATCCTACACACCCTATACTATTTCTGATATTGGTTCTTATACCCGATTCTTTGTACATTACTGTAGTTAAGATATCTTCTGTCACTCCTATATTAGCTGCTACTTGTTTTAATTTAGTTTTAAATCCAGGGAATGTAGCTTCCATTTTATCATAAGCTACCTGTTTATTTTTACTAGAAGTTTGATTTCCAGCACTTCCATAATCTGATAAACTTGGTTCTTTATTAGCTTCTTGAGCTTTTTTAATAGCTGCCTTTTCTTCTTCAGTTAGTGGTTCAAATCTAATATTAAGAGTTTGTCCTGTAATTTTAGTTGTCCATTTATTATTATTAAAATTTTGATCTATTGTATGAAGAATAAAAGCAATTTTTTGTTTACCAGCTTCAGAACCTGATTGGATTAGATATGATTGTGGTAATGAATTTGAAGGGATTACAAAGGCCGAATGAGGGATTATTCCACTTAATCCATCCATTTCTAAACTAAAATCTAAAGGTAATATAACCCCAGCATTGAAGGAGTTATCATCTCCTGATTTATAAGGATCAGAGAATACTTCTCTATAAGTATTTAAACATGAATCTGTTTTTCCGAGATCTAAAATTAAAGCCATTAGAAATTAGATTTAGAATTTACAAATATTTTATCAATATATGCTTCCCAAGCACTTTCTATATCACTATCTAAAGTATTAGGAGATTTATAAAATCTAGTAGGATAACTTCCTACTACTGAACCAGGACCTGATATTATATCGGCTACTAAATATCTATATTTTTTAGTAGACTCTGATAGGATTTTATAGGATTCTAATCTATCTACTAAATCTTCTGCTTTAGAATTTTGCAACCATTTAAGAGCATCATTATATGAGTTTTGTAAAGCCACTGCTTCTTCAGTATTTGCAAAATTAGAGTCAATTTTTGTAGCTTCAGCTACTAATTCAAAGTAAAGAGTTTTTAAGGCTGTAGGTAATGCTTCTTTTACTAAAGCTGAATTTACTGAACCTGATGCTTCGTTTTGTTCTAATATTTTATTAGCTTCATTAGGATCAGATATGGCGTTAACTCCTCCTTCCCCGCTGTAAATTTCTTTTATAAAATCTCTTAATTCAACATATCTTTCAATAACATTACTATTAGGATTAGTATTTTTATTACTTTCAGTCCCCGAATCTACTACTACTGTATCTAATCTATTATATAATCCTTTATTTAAATGAGAAAAAGCTAAGGCGTTTTCGGTTCCTTGAACTCCATAAGGTTGTGCTTGGGCAGCTACTACAATCATAGCAGCAGTATTAGGTGCAATTTTAGAAGTATAATTAAAATCATAAACTATACTTCTTTTACCTAATATAGGTATTTCAGTATAATAATTATCAGGAATAGTTGCCCCAGGATTTATCATTCTTCTATCATCTAGTATTCTTACACATCTTGAATCATCATCAGGTACAATTCTAAATTCATTATATCCCCCAGTAGCTTTAGAAATTCCATCTAAAATATCTTTAACTAAATCTACAAAATAAACATTTCCTTTTTTATCATTTGCTCTCCATTTTTTTATTAAACTAGCTACCCAATCTACATTTACTAAAGTCCACATAAATCTACCACCCAAATTTGAATTATCATTATGCCAAGGAAAATTAGCTCTTATATCATAAAATACTTGAGAAGTTATTCCAAATGGTAAAGTATCTGAACCTATTAAACATATTGAAGGATCTAAAGAGCAATGTCCTTGGAAAGTAAAACATCTATTAGTATCTGGGTTTACATCTATATAGATGTAAGGACGTTGTTTATCTGACCCTTCCCCGTCATTTCTTTGATATAACATTCCTGTAGATTTTATTAATAGTAATAAATTACCTAAAGTTATATACACTTGAGCTAAACCTGGTTTAGTAATATCTGTAGTATTAGCTTCTTCTTCTCCTGATAATTCGTAATCCATCACTAATCGAGCGAAATAATTAGAAACTGTAATAGCTGGTACTTTAGTATCTATATCTCCATCATAATTAGTAGATACACCGGGCTCATTAACTAATCTATAATGATATCCTTTTCTTTGTAATTCTGTATTATTACCCCAATTTAATAAATTAAGATTTATATTAGAATAAAAAGGTTGAATATAATTTAGATAATTAATATTAGTTTCTATAGTATAGTTATCCCTTACTATATTATCTCCAAATAAAAAATCAGCTGCTTTATTAGCTAGTTTTTCTAAACCACTAGTATCATCAGGAGCATTAATTACATCTTTAGAATATATTTTATATAAAGCTTTATTTAATAATGATTTATTAAAATCTGAAACTACTGGATATATTGAACCTGATAATTCATTATCTGTAGGAGCACTACCTGAATAATCTCCTGATATGTTAACTTTTAAGGATTCTAAAATGTCTCCTGCTCCTACTAATTGGACTTGGCAATTAAATGTACCGTTTTTAGATAAAGAATAAGTGAAATTTTTAATAGTACCCCAAGAAGCATCATAATTACCACTATGCAATTTTCTATGAGTTGTAATAGCTCCCATTAGTTCTTCTTTGGTATGAATGCCATAAAAAGGAAGGGGTTGAGGAACATTTTCTATTTTTTCAGTTTTATTATCAATATAATAAGTATGCCCCCATTCTACTAATAAACCAAAACCTAATTTCATATATAGAGCTTCCATTATATTAAGTTGCTCCATATTATGGCATACAAAGTCAATAGTTGTTTCTTTTAAAGTACCTAATTTACCACCAGTTTTAATAGAAATGTTAGTCATACCTGGCATAGGAGTCAAACCAAAATCAGTTCCACCTATACCATAAGCTCCATCAGGGCCTATTCCTGAACGTAATGAGTAGATGTCCGCTCCTGGGAGATGATTTAATAATCCTCCTTGCAGGATGTATTTTTTAGATAATTCGTCTCCTTGTAATCCTTGATAACCCATGTTACCATATTTAACATTAGCTCCAGAACTTACTCTAATCCAAACATTTTTATTAGATAACCAATTTAGTTCAGATGAACTTCTATAGTCTTTATTAACTAAAGCTTTACGTTTCTCTATTTGAGTAGCAACATAAGGTTGAAAGGGTGAACCTGCGATATTAGTGTAATCTAAATCGGCCATAACTTATTATATATTATTTGATTGATTATATTTAGATAAAATATTAGCTAAATCCTTAGGTATTCTTAAATACATTCCTAATGGAGGATAAATAGAATCACCTTCTAAATTATTAACCATAGATATGACCCACCATAAAGTGGAATCTCCATAAAAATCAAAAGCTATATTATCTAGCCTATCAGCTACTCCTGTTAAAATATAATTATCATCAGATTGAGCTTCAATATTAGGGTAATAAGTTGGTTTATACATAGTTTTACCTGAGGTTGAGGTAACACCTGTATCTGATTTCATTGTAGAGATCATTTGGTATCTACTTGGCATACTTTTACATTTTAATATAAATATGCAAAATAAAAAAGGTTCCTAATGGAACCTAATTTAATTCTGGAGAAATTTCTTTTAAATCTGTAGGATTAGTTATTGCTGATGGTTTAGGAAACTTATATTCATAATTAAAATCTTCTCTTAATAAATAATTATTAGCTATAGCTTCAGAAACTATGACAGGTTCTTTAAGACCTTTTTGTGGTAATTTACCCATTATAGGTTTAAAACGCATTTGAATTTTTAATATTTGCGGAACTTCCATTTGAAGTTGATCTTTACCTACCCCTTTATCATTATTTTGTTTTCTTAATTCAGGTTGTTTCATTTTAATTTCCCAAGCATAATTGTCCTCTACACTTATATTCATAGATGTAATAACTCCAGGAACTCTATAAAAATATTCTCCTATAGTTAATTTATGAAGACTACCCCTCATAAATCCTGTGCCTAATTGATAATCAGGTAATAATGTAGAAGCTAAGTAGTTAGTTTTTTGGTAAAGTTTTTCCATTTCTTGAACTGACTGGGCTGCTACTATAAAAGTAAATCCTACTTCTCTTGTAAATCCTTGGTAAGTGTAAAAGTTTTCACCTCTACCCATGTATTTTTTTGAATCCCATTCAGCTCCTATATCATCAGAGAAATTAGTAATAAATGCTCTAAAATGCATTCTATCTGTTATATTGGGATTATCATTATCTATAACTTCTATACAAAACTTAATTAAATCTCTAACAGATGGGCTATCGTCTTCAACTCTATCATTAATATCACTTCTATAAATAGGAGACATATTAATCTTATCCTGCCCTTCTGCAAAAGGAATATAAGGATTACTTCTATCTTTTCTGGCTCCGGGACTTCCTATTCCAATTCTAGTAATCATTGGAACATAAAAATCAGTATAATCTTCAGCTAAAGGATTAAGATCTATAGTAGCTGTTCTAAAATCCTGTAATTTACCAGGTTCAGATGCTAATAAAGCACTATAACCCATTGTATTACCAAAGTAATTTATAGGAGACGTACCTACAGGTACAAATTCAGGCCTTATATAATCGGGAGATGATTGTTGATAACTTGTATTATCTTCAGAATTAAATTCATCTCTTATAAGATTTACTGTTTGGGCATTACTAGGAATACCAAATGATTGTGCTACTATAGATGATTGTATGAAGGCATCTACATTAGAAGTATTATATAAAGACGCTATATAACTTGAACTATAAGGAGTATCTTGAGATAATGTTTTAAAAATAGGATTATATCCAGTTTTAATAAATCCTTTAGAAGTATACCCTTTAAAAGCTGTAGTAGTATTTGTAGTTCTAAATATAGTTGTGTTACCATCTCCATACAATGAATCAGGTCCCATTTCATAATCAAATAAAATATTATCATCAGTAGAGATTCCTAATTTAGTTACAGCAGAATCAAGAAATAATCCAGTTGAATTTTGTTGAATTTTAGAACCATAAAGTGCTACTAATCTGTTTTGATTTGTGTCTTTATGAGATACAATCCACTCATATTTAGCTTGAGGATTGTCAGGCCCTAATTCATTAGCATTAGCACCCGGTCTTGGTATATGAACACCAGTACCTTGTTCAAAAACTTGTGCTAGTAAATTAGCATTTAAATTGTAAGTTTGAGTATTTAATCTAGAAGCAAAACCTCCTGTCTCAATTTTAGGATTAGATTTTTGTAATTGAACTTGTTTAGAGGTAAATACATATCCTCTAGGAAGATCAGTTAAAAAACGCGATATTCTAACCGAGTCTATAGTAGACGCTACAGTTGAGTAAGCCCCACCTCTAAGCGGCCAATCCATACTATTTCGTGCGATTCCTGCTAAGTACTCACCCGCAGGTGAGTCTTCAGGTAAACCCGTTTTAATATATGGAAGACCACTAGAGCCACCTCCAGGAGTATCGTTACCGAACTGGAGAGACTTTAGACTAGTTCGAAGATATCTTAAAGCCATTTAATTATCCTGGTAAGTTGTCTAGGTATCCTTGTCCTGGAGCATTTCTGTAAATGCTAGTATTTAATGGATCTCTTTCTTCTAAATTTGAAGGAATATAAGTTACAGGAGGTGCCTGTAATCCTGTCACTCCTCCAACTATAATATTAGATGCTACGTTAGGTTGACCATTAGTAGAAAATAAATTATGACGAGTAAATCCTGGAGGGTTGTTATTTATAGTTGAAGGAACAGGTGTTCCATCATATCCTAAATTACTTACTCCTGAGTTTAATAATGTTAATAATCCCATTGTGTTATATTTTATTGTTTATAATAAATATTGTAAAGTTATATTTTGCGTGTAGTTATTCCCATTGGGGTTTGCATTTCCCTTGTTATACTAACTCCATCTATATTAGCTACAGCTTGGATGGGATTAGCTGTTACAGCTTTAGCAACATGCATTCCCAATTTTTCATAATCAATCATAGGAGATTGAGAATTATTAACCACTACAGTTTTGGGTTGTCTCATCATTTGAGATGCTCCTGGAAATGCTACTAAATCATCATTTTCACTTAAATTAAATAATCCTCCTTCTTTAGTAGAAACCTGAGTTTTGCCACTAGCTGGGGAATTGATATCTCCTACAGGAACCGCTGATTCACTTTTTGCTATCATAGCCATCATTCCTATAGATCCTGCTATTCCTGCAGCTATTCCTATAGGACCTAACATAGCGCTACTAGTGAATATACTAGCTATAGCTGTAGCTATACTTCGTGCTGCCATTCCAGCTAATAAAACTGATATAGTAGTTAATAATCCTGGCATTTTTGCTAGGTAAGCAAAAGCGTTTGCAAATGCACTTACTACAGGTATTAAAGGTTCAGCTAAAGTTACAAATACTTCTTTTAATTTTTCAACAGATGCTAAGAATCTGTCTTGGATAGAAGCAGATGCCATTTGTTGGGCTAAAGTTTCATCTCCTAATTGTTTTTTAGCTTCTTCTAACCCAACTTGTTTTACTAAGTTATCAAATTTTTCTTTAGCAGTATTTCCATCAACTTGTGATAATCTACTCATAGCAGTTTGATCCATTAACATTTCTGCCATTTGATCTCTACTCATACCCATAGCTTTAGCTATAGATTCTTGTTGTAGAAGGTTCATTTTAGCAAATCTATTTTGGTCAATACCTTGATTTCCTAATTCTTTTGCTACTCCTGCTATATTATTAGTTAAAGCATAATATCTTGCTCTTTCTAAATTTAATTGTTTACCAGTTATTACTTCTGCTTCAAATTCAGAGGCAATTGAGGATTCAATATTAAGTAATGAATCTTGTATTCCTTTTATTGACTCTAATTCTAATCCTACCCTTTTAGCTTCATATGCCGCTTCAGCTAATTTACCAGGTTGAGCGGCAAATGTAATTAAAGTGGCTTTTGAAGTTTTAGCTATACTTTCTAATAATGATTTTTCATTAATAGCAGTTTTGTTAGTTAAATTTAAAGCTTTAGCTTGTCCTAAAAAAGCTGTAGTGATTTCTTTAGCAGGCTTTCCTGTAGCTAAAGATAATTTAGAAATTTGAGTAGCAGCTTCAACACTATAACCAGCTTGTTTGGTAAGTTCAGTTTGAGTTAATAATAATTCTTCATTTAAAACTGAGTTAGTGCCTAAAGCAGCATTTATTTGATTAAATGACTCATGTAGCCCTTTAGTAGTAACAAATACATTATTACTATTATTAGCTATAGAGTTAAATTCTCTACTTAATTTAGCAGATGATTCATAAGAAATACCTAATTGTTTAGCAGTATCACCTATAGCTTTATCTATCCCTTTAAAAGCATTAAAGACTTCAAGTAATATAAACATAGGCCCAAACGCTTTGGTTAGAGCAGGACCTAATGATTTAACACCAGCTAAAAAGGAATTTTGGGGTTTAGCTAAATCTTTATTTATTAACGCTTGGGCTTTCATGGCAGCTGCGGATCCTTGAATAGCATTGCCATTACGATCTAGTAATTCATTTTCTAAACCTAATTGCTTAATTCTATCTCTATCTAATCCATTACCTTTAGTAGCTGCCGCTAATTTTAAATTTTCATTTTTAATATATTCTTTACTAAGAACTGCTGCTTTTCTTGAGGCTTCCGCTGCGGCATTAAAGGGTTCTGAGAATCTTTTTAATCCAGGTATAGCTTTTGCTATATCTGATAGAGCTCCAAAGGTTTTAACTCCAAAATTATTATATATACTTTCAGAAAGTTTTTCAATACCTTCTATTTCTTGTTTTAACTTAATAGCGACTTCAATTTGTTCCTGGATGGAATTTTTTATATCCTGGTTGATTTTAGCGTCACTGGAGTAATTTTTGTTTTTTAAAGAAGATAAAAGTAAAATATTTTTTTCTAAAGCTTGTCTTTGTTTAGCTAAATCTGTTAAACTTTTAGTAGTACCTAATTCTTTATCTTGAATAGTATAGGCTTCTGTTGATATTTTAACTATATCTCTCCCTATAGAACGAAGTTGATTTCTTTCTATTATTTGAAATTTAATTTCTTTAGTTTGAGATTGTAAAATATTAGCCAAATCCCTAGCATCATCTAGACTTGCTTCTTCAATTCCCCTACGACGATTTAATAAGTCAATTAAGTCTTGTTCTAGTGAATTTTGATTAGGTGTTGTAGCCATAATAACTTAGTATATAGTATAAATATAGAAAGTGCCTACTTTTTAGTAGGCATTATTATATTAAAATAAAATTAAATTTTAATTATCAGATTGTACTATATCAGTAAATACTATTGTATTTCCTCTCATTAAGAAATTACCTGGAGTTGGGTCTAGTTGGTCACTTATTTCTTCTAAATCAAATGCTTGATTTAAATCATTTTTTATTCCTTCTAATTGATTTAAAAAATCATATTTTTTAATAGTAGATTCAATTGTAGGGTCTAGTTCTATTAATAACTGTCCTATTTCATTACTATCTAAAATACCATCTAAAAAATCTGTCATCCAAAATCCTTTTTTATTATAATTAGGGAACATCATTAAAAATAATTTGAATAAGTCTTTTGGAAGTTCATTTAAATATTCCATTACTATAACACCTGCGTATTTGCTTCTTTTAGAATAAGGGTTTTTTACTCCTTCTTCATATCCAACTACGTTATAAATTTTAGGTAAATGTTTATATGAGGTTCCTAATAAATCATCAGCTATATAAATATCATATATATTTTTAGTAATTTTAATAACTTTATCTGAGTTTTCTATTTTAAATACTTTTCCGTTTTTTCCGCTTCCTAAAAATGAATGTTCTTCTTTATATTTAGTAAAAGGGGTTAAATCTCTTTTATATTGAGAAAATAAGTTTACAATTTCATCCCAGGTTTTTGCTTTATTAAAATCAGTTTGAGTAAACTCTTGTATAAGAATTTCTTTAATTATTTCTTTTAAATATATCATTATTTTAATTTTAATATAAATATTGAATAGATAAAAAGTGCCTACTTTTTGGTAGGCACTGTTGCATTATATGTACTTGTTGGAAGAATATTAGGTCTAGCTACTTCAGCTACATTATTATTTGTTAATTGATTATTTTGGGCTTCGGCTTGTGCTTGTTCTTTATCATACCATTCTTTTAATTTTTTAAAGGTAAAATTTCGAAGCCAAATAGGCCAATTATAAACTGTATCCCAAGTATACCCTCCTTTACCATGAAATACTATTTCATTCATTTGAGAAAATAAATTTATTCTATAACTCGTAGTCAGGCCAAAAAAAGTTAAGACTAATAGGTACTGTGATGTCCTCCCCGCCATCACCTTGAATAGTTAAATCAATATCTGGTGATACTCTTTTGATTTCTTGACGTAATGATCTTGCGTCTCTAGCTAATAATTCATTATCAATAAATTCTCTAACTACTTTTCTATCAGTATTTCCATTAATAGTATTAACAATATATTTTAAACGAGTAGAAACTTCAGGTAAACCACCATTAGGATAAATTTTCTTTAATCCTTTTAATTCAGCTTCTATAGCTAATTCATCACCATGAGTTAAAATTTTATAACCTACTTCAACACCTGATGCTGGTAAGGTATAATAAAATTGATTACTTTTAGTATAGTCTACATCTTTAGGTAATTCTTTATCTTTTAAAGTTGTTAAATCTACTTTATAATGTTTACCTCCAGATTCAAACTCATATTCTTGCCCATATCCCAAGATACGAGAAGCAATTAAAATTGCGTTTTTATCTCCAATAATAATATCTTTTAAATCTACTTTAGAAACAATAAGTGATTCTAATAATTTATCTAAAACAATACCTTGTTGGATATAATTTGAGTTAGTTAAAATATCTTCTTCTCTAGCAGTCATATATTTCATTTCAATTTGACCACTTGAAAGAGGATTATCTTTATCATATAAAAGACCCTTTGAAGGAAGTTCTACAATTTCTGTAGGGAATTTTGGTTTTGTAACTTGGTTTTCCATAAATTTTATTTGTGTTTATATATAAATATAGTAAAATAAAAAAAGCTCACAAATAAATGTGAGCTCTTTTCTTTTTATTTTTCTTAATTAGAAGTTTAAGATACAATAATCCATTGCTAAAGTACAATTGATTTCAATTGCTGTTTCTCCTTGAGACCAATCATAATCCCCAAATGTTGCGGTTTTAACAAATGCACCTTTTATAATCCATTCACCAACTACATCACCTACAGGACCTAAAACATTAAATGTTAAGTCTTTTTTATAGAAATCTGAGTATCCATCTCTACCCGTTACAGATTCGTGAGATAGACGCATCCACTCCATTACAGCTTGTGATCCTGCTGGAGCAATTGGATCATATAATGAGATATTAACATCATTCCATTTAATTTTACCTTTTATTTTACGGTAAACATTTATGTGATCTAGTGTGATTTCACCTGCATCGAATCCTGGAGCTGAAGCTTTTTTAATCATATAAGCTGGAATTCCATCAATATACATTATGAATCTATTTGATACTTTAGGTTCAAATGCAGTGAACATTATTTCGTTAGGGTTTAATACTGCCATGTTGTTTTTATTTTATTATAAATATTAAACGAATCTATCCTTACGCGAAAGTTGCACCGGTTGGTGTAACATTAAAGTCTAATATAATAAACTCAGCAGTTCTAGTAGGTTGAATAAAAATTTGACCTAATAATTGATTTCTATCAATTACATCAGCTGTATTATTTGATTCATCCATTACTACTTTATAAGCATACACACCTTGTCTTTGTTGAATTGAATCTAAGTATGGATTTACTTGTCTTAAGAATCTATTTCTTGTAGCAGCTGTATTTTGTTCAAACACTAATCCATCAGCTATTTGTCCAATATAAGATTTTAATTCAATTAATAATCTTCTAACATTAATTCTATCTAAAGCTGATGCTTTTTTCTGTAGAGTTTTCTGACCATACGCTACTACACCTTGTCCAGGGAATGTAGCTAATGAATTAATTTTACCAGCATATAAAGCATCTCTATCAGATGGAGATAATTTTCTTTCAGCTTGAATAACACTTAACCCACCTCTTGTAAATCCTGCAGGAGCAAACCATGGAGCACCTATTCTATCATTATAAGCATAAACACTTGGTATGATTGTTGATGGTGGAACCCATGTTAATTTTCCTGTATTAGGAGCACTAATTTGAACCCATGGGTAATAAGTCGCTGCATATGAACTATCAACTGATGTTGCATTATTAATTACTGTAGCTATATTGTTTCCAAAAGCAGACATATCAACAATTGCTATACAATCTCCTCTATCAGAAGCCATATTAGTTAATGAAGTAATAACGGCGTTTCCTGTTGTAGCTGTGATACCTGGAGTAGTGATTATGTTAAATTTATATTCATCTGGGTTGCTTAATAAAGTAATTGATGAAGTATAATCTGAGTTTGATAAACCGTAAACTGCACAATTAACTCCTAAAGCTCCGCCGAATGAACCACTTTGAGCTATTGGTAAAGATGCTGTATAAGAAGATACTGGTGTACCATTATTATCAAAGTAATTTGGAGTGGTGTAAGCTACTGATTTTACTCTTACATATCTTGATTTGTTAGTGTAGTCACCAGTTACTTGTGTATATCCATTATCAGTAGTTGTTGATTGATTACCAATTACTGCTTCAATATAATTTGGCTGGTTAGGATCTAATGATAATCCAGTCCATTGTTCTAATACTACTTTAGAATTAATATTATCGTTACCTCTTCTAATTAATAAATCAAATGTACCACTTCCTGTACTAACATTTAATAATTCATATCTAATGTTATTATTTGAACCTGATAGTAAAGTATTATTAGTTCCTTCAGTACTAAAACTATTATTAATAGCACCTTGAGATAATGTTTCTAGTACAAATACTGTATTTGGGGTTGAATCAGTACCACCTCTAAAACTAGATGTTACTGGAGTTCCGTATCCAAAACTACTAGTTAAAGCTAAATTATTATAAATTGTTCCTGCATTATCTGCTGTGAATCTAATACTACTACCTGATATTGAAGCTGATACTAGATTTGAAAGAGCATTTCCAGATGAACCTGAAGCATTTACTGCATTAGTTAATAATGTAGCCCACTGAGAAGTAGAAGTTATAGCATTAATTCCATCAAAATTCCCATTACCTACTCCAACATATAAAGTATTAATAGTATTATCATAAAAATAAGAACCAGTACTATAGTAAGGATAATTATAAATAGTATATCTTACATCACCAAATGCTGTATTAGTAGTAATTAAAATTTGATTCCATGAAGCTGTTGAAGAAGATTGTGTTACAAAAGAAGCAGATGCGAATCCTCCAACTATAGAAGCTATATTATTTGTAGCACTAGAGGTAGCAGGTAAGAATGTACCACTTACTGCTCTAGTTACTAATAAAGTAGTTCCACCTTGTTGGAAATAATTATAAGTAGAGATTGATGTTAAGTATTCGTAGGATGTTCCACCACTGATGAAAGACCCACCGAATTTATTTAAATAGTCACTATAAGAAGTAACTAAAGTTGGAATTCTAACAGGACCTGATACTGTAGGTCCTATTATAGCTGCACCCGCAGTAATAGGGCCTTGAGTAATCTGTGATTGGTCATTTTCTCTAGTTAGAACACCTGGAGATAATAAAGTTTCAGCCATTTTTATTTATTTAGTTTTATTGTTAATCATTTGATAATAAATATTAAAAAAGGGCTCAAAACCTATATTTTAGGAATATATTATTTCACCTGTTTTTAAATCTATTTGAACATCACCATATAATGTTTTAAGTTTTTCACTTAATTCAGTTTCTAATTTAGTAATATGGTCAAAAGAATTTTTTAAAATTAATTCTTCTTTTTCAATTTGCAATTTTTTAAATTGTAATTGACCTAGTTGTGAAATTAAAAATTCAGATTTTTGTTGAAAATCTTGTAACTCTTGTAATTCTTCTTGTTTTAATTTTGTTGGTTTTATCATAACGTTATTTATTTATTACTGAAATGCTAAGTATTTCCAAGTTGAGCTTTCATATACTGCTACTTTCTTTACACTTATATCAAATACCATTAACCCTCTAGCAGGTAAATTAATAGATCCTGTACTTTCAACTATTGGTAGTATCAATCCTGCTTTACTGTCATATGAACTTATTTCTAAAGAAGCACATGATTGTGGTTCACTTATTCCTATACCTACTCTACCGTCCTTATCTTGATATATATTAGAATTTTTTAAAGCTCTACTTCCAGTAAACATCGGGATGTACCCTGTACTACCTGTTATCGCTGTAGTTATTGAAGAGGTTAAAGCAAATGATGCTGTACCTTGTAATGATCCGGTTATACCACTATTAAAAGTGGCTGAACCCGTTACTGAAAGGGAACCTGATAGTATTATAGTATTATTAAGAGTACCATTTAATGCTCCTATTATTCTTAATAAATGTTCTGCTCGGATTACTTGAGAGACTGATATACCGGATGTACTAATTGTACTCATATTATAATTTTATTGATTTGTTAATAAATATATTAGAGTTGGTAAAATTATTGTAGATAAAAAGTCTACTATGTCTCCTTTATGGGTTTTTGTATCATATATCTCTACTCCGACAGCTAGGGCCCATGTAAGAAATAAGGAAATATGAGGCCCTACTATAAATAATAATATTAAGTAGAATAAGGTTCCGTAAAGTGTATGTGCAATTTTATCACCATGTTTTAAAGTGGTAATAAATTTTGGTAATATATTATATAATTTCTTTTTCATTTTATTCATTTATTTGATTGTCATAATTTTCATATCCTGCAAACATATGTTTTGGGTTATTAACTTGTATTTCATTTTCAAATATTATTTCTCTTTCACTCATTACATCAAAGTGGTACCCATCATAATATTGAGTTGGTTCAACCTCGTTTCCTTCATCATCACAAACCCCATCTAATAATAGTATTCTACCAACTTCTACTACAGCATTTATACCTGTACCAAACACTCCGTCACTATCTATAACTTCCTTATTTATTAAATCGTTTATACCTGATTCTCTATCATCATATTTTAATTTAGATATCTTTATCATAATGTAGTTAATTGTATTGCTTGTTCATCTGTTAATTGTGTTTTCCATAAAGCCACTAATTCAAATCTAGCGGTAGCTCTTTCAGACACAGAACCTAAGTCTAATGTATCTAATGCTGCGGTAAAATCTGTTGGTGTTGCGTATGTGTGCGTAAAAATTATAGCACCATTTATAAAAACTTTAAAACCTAAATTTGAATAAACAAAGGCAATATTTTTTTTAAAAACAATTGGTGATGTCGAAGTACCTGAATTTACAGGTGTACCATTTTTAGTTATAGCACATTCAACTACACCAGAATTACTTGAACAGAATATTGCAATTCTGTTAAGTGTTGTACTTCCACTGTTCCTTATCCTTAAAACAATACCTCTATCGAACTGGTATCCCTTAACTAACAAAGTACCTTCTGTTTGACCTATGAGATTTTCAATACCTGTCTTAGTGAGAGTTTCAGCGTTTTTTGTAACTGATGATGCGCCTGTTATTATTGGGTTATAAGTTAGAGGTAGTGTAGTACCTGTTGCTGCTCCTTGATAATATGCTAAACCTAAAATAGCACTACCATCAATATTATCATCATTTGTTAGAGATGTCACGAATGCTACCCTAACTTGTGAAAACTGACTCGTTACTGCTGTATCAGTGTGTATGTATAGAGCATAGGTGTCATTATTTATCTTTTTAATTGCACCAATAGTACTATTGCTTACTTCTAAAGTTGAAAATTTATATATAACTTGCCCAACATTTGAATATTGAATTCCAAAAAAATCAGATGATGGTGCTTTAACATATAAACATAGTCTTTGTACTGGTAAATTTCTTGTATCAAAAACTCTAATATTAGTAGAAGATGCTATAAAACTTGCACCACCAATAAAATTATACTCAAACCCATCAAACCCTTCTCCAAAAGCATTAGAAATAGTAGCACCTTTAATAGCATTTGTATTGGTAGTATATCCAGTTGTAACATTGTTATTAGTCCAACTATTTGTAAGTTGTGGTTCAGTAAGGAGTGTAGGACATTCAGATCCAGATATGTAATCAAGTCTTGGCACGTTAAATCCGTTTGTTACTCTGAAATATTCTTTAGCTTGGTCCCCATCTACTAATTGAGCACCCCACATATAAACTCCGTCAACACCATCACCAGTAGTTTTTGTTGTATCTCCTAAACCAACAGCAAATCTATTATTGGTAGTTCCTACATTCATAATACTACTAAATCCAACTCTATACCAACCCCCTTCAACAGATTCAATAAAGGGATTGGTTATATTTGCGGAATTGTCTATAAGACTCCCATTTTCTAAATTAACTGTTATATATCTATAACTGTTTATAGAAGTAGTATTCCCATACATAACTCTAATCCTATTTAATCCTTTATATTTTAAATAGAAAGAAACCGTCACCTCATTTCTATTAGTAAGAGCACTTGAAACAATATTTGTCGCTACTCCACCATTATATGCATATGCTCTACCTGATGTTCCTATAATACTATCAGCCGTCATTGTACCATCAGGTGCTTCCATACTGTTCGATGTTACTGATGTACCCTGTTTAGTCCAATAACCGTTCTCAAACTCTTCACTTCTACTAAATATATTATAAGGAACAAACTCCACTAAGTGATTATTATTAACTCTTATTGCTGTTGTTGCTCTTGTAAAAGTTAAATCTGTTGTTCCATCATTTGGGATAACACTATATAATACATTTTCCTCATAACCATTTGGTGTTATAACTAAACTTGCGGAGTCTAGTAACCCCTCGTCATTTATTACATTTAATTGGGTTTCTAAACAACTCTCTGCTTCAAATAAACTACCATCACCTAATACTCGAGTTTTAAAAGCTTGTACTAAGTTCTTTATTTTTGCTCCTAATGTAAAGAGCATTACTCTTCTTAATCCCATAACCTATGTTGCTTGATTTATTGAATAAATAATTTCATTATCTGTAATGTATGTACAATAGATGTAGTTTAGTCCTGCTACGTAATTAGAACTTCCTGTTAATTTTTTAAAATCAGATCCTAAAGTTGGAGCTACTGATGAGCTGTGGATTATTAGGTTTGTAACTCCTAAAATAGCTGACCCTGTATTAGATGTTATACTACCTCCTGTTTCAGGTGATGAGTAGGTTCCGTACACTCTATCTTGAGTAAATGAAATTGTTAATCCTGTAGTTTGAGGGAGAGTGATTGGTAAATATGAAGGAGCAAAAGATGCTGTTGAAGCATTCAATGCATAAGAAGCTGTACCAAATAATGAACCTGTAAACTGTCCTGTAAATGAACCTGAGAATGAACCTGTATTTGATAAGAATTGGTCTACTCTATTTACTGTTACTATTACAGAAGGGATACCTGGATGTGTTTCTGAGATTGGTTCAGCAAGTAATCTTATATTAGTATCATTAGATAACCACATGATTTGGTAATAATCATTTGCTGCTGAATTTGTAAACCAGTTCCAAGCAGCAACAACCTTATCATTATTATTAGTCAATGTTACAGTGGTAGCAGTATCAGTTAGATCAATTCCATTTTTTCTAAGCCATATTAATATCTCATCTTTTCCTGCATCAGTTTTGTCTAATTGAGCAGAAAATTGTATATTATACACACCTGCATTTTCTGTTTTAATGTAAGTGTTAAAAGGATTTGTTGAACCTGATACTGATACTCCATTTGTAATATATGTTTCGTTAAGAGACATTGAACGAGGTATGTTTGCTACTGGATTTGTTTGTGAGGATGTACTATAGAATGATCCATAAGATCCAGTTGCAGTATTGAAACTTGAACCACCACTACCTGCTGCACTAATTGTAACTTGCCCTAATCCGTTAGTAGGGGCTAGAGTGATGTTAGGTCCTGCCAGTAGTTGTGTTACTCCTCCATTCAAAGCATATGATGCGGTAACAGCTTGCGAGCTTGATGCAGCAAATGATGCTGTTCCAAATAATGAACCTGTTATAATTCCACTTACATCTAAAGATCCTGTTATTTCTAATGATCCTGTTATTGTTAATGAACCAGTAATAATAGCTGATCCGGTATATGGAAATACCGAAGAAGTTGTAGCAGTTTCTTGCTTACCTCGAGAAAATTCGTAAAATCCGTTGTTCATTTGATTTTATTATGCTGGTTGGTCGTATGTTCCACCTTCTACTATTACACTGATTTGGTCTCCTGCTTCGCTAGTAGTATCATTATTAGTACTAGCGGCTATAACTAATCGATATCCCTTATTTTTATTCATAACTAATCCTCCACCAAATTCAAAAGTAACATATGGTACTATATCATTTGAAGTTAAACCACTTATACCAGTCATTACTTTAGATTGGTATAGTGATGCTACACCAGAGGTAGTATCTACTATACCTAAATAAATTACCTTAGTTGTAACAGTATCTCCAACTAAACCAGTTGATACAACTGTTACTTTAGTAATTAGAGAACCATAATCACTTGCATCTGTATAAATTGTAGTATAGTTATCTATTCCAGGTTGTCTGAGTGTTGATGGTATTTGTGGATCAATTTGATTTGTAATCAATAAAGGTGTTGCTGTGAATATAGGTTGTTTGTTTAATATTACTCCGGCCATTATGTAAAGTTTAAATTATTATAAATATTATGTGTTGCAAATTTACTTTGGTCTAGTTCTTGAGGTCTTATAAAGACATTACTAGTGTTTGGGGTGTTTATTTGATTTACGCTTGCTGTGGTTGCTGCTGATGGTGCTGCTCCATATGTTATCTCACCATTTATTTGACTACGGTAAAGTACATCTGGATGGGCTGCATTTGATATATTTGGAAATGCCACTGTTCCTCCTACCTCTAAAGTATATGTTGGATTTACTACATTTATACCTACCCTACCTGTTCCAAATTGTGAACCTGAGTATGGGTTTCCTGTAATTGCTGAATATGAACCGGTTGCAAATATAATTCCTCCTAAATTAATTGCGTTCGATATATCTCTTGCCAAGGTAATATTAGTACCTATTATAATATTGTTTGCACCAATTTTAGTATTAACAGAATTGAGACTTGATCCTACGCTATAGCCTATTAATGTTGAATAGCTAGCATTTGTAGCGCTATAACCAGCTTGATGACCTATAAAGTTTGAATATGCAGCATCTGTTGCAGCCCCGCCAGCACCAGCACCAAAAAAGTTTGAATTGTTTGCATATGTTGATTGAAAACCAGCTTGATGACCTATAAAGTTTGAATATGCAGCATTTGTAGCTTGAAATCCAGCATTTTGACCCATAAAGTTTGAGTAGTAACCAGATCTTACTTGAAATCCAGCATTGTTTCCTAAAAAGTTTGAATGATAAGCAGTTGATGAAGAATAGCCAGCACCAGCACCAAAAAAGTTTGAGTATTGAGCAGTCGTTGCAAATTTACCAGCTTGATTACCTAAGAAGTTTGAGTTGTTAGCATTTGGTGCCCTATCACCAGCTTGATTACCTAAAAAGTTTGAATTATTAGCAGATGATGCAGAATAGCCAGCTTCCCAACCTAAAAAGTTTGAATTATTAGCATTTGAAGCAAAAGTACCAGCATTTTGACCTATGAAGTTTGAGTTGCTGGCACTTGTTGCTAATTGCCCAGCTTGTTGACCTATAAAGTTTGAGTAGTTGGATCTTCCGGCATTGCCGCCGGCAGAACTGCCAATATAAATACTTCCAGTTGTGCTACCTCCTCCTGGAGCATAAGTTGAGAATAAACTACTTCCTATTACTGTTAATGGATATGAAGAAGATATTGAGTTTTGTGCCCAAGAAGATGTACCAAATAAAGAACCTGTAAAACTTCCTGTAAAACTTCCTGTATTGTAAGATGAAGTAAAAGCGTTAAATGATGAAGTTGTTACAAATGAACCTGTATCAGCTATAGAACTAGTTCCTGGTGGACCTTGTGGTCCTGAAGTAATTACTTCTACTACTGTAGTGACAGGTTGTACTACATTAACTATATTATTAGAGGGATCATTTACAACTATTTGGTTATTAGTTGTATTAATGTCAACTGTGTTAGTATTTAATGTTATATTTACTTGAGACATTATATAAATCTTGTTGTTTCTTTACTTAAATAAACTTGACCTTCTAAAATACGTGTAGTTATAGGACATGAACCTACACTACCTGAATATATTTCTAAATCATATCTAGCATTTGAAAAATTTAATGCTGATGATGAGCAGGCAGATATGAATACTCCTATATATCCTGTACTTGAAGAGGCCATATTTAATCCTGTTCCATCTGTCGCTAAAGAACTTGATAGAGTTATGTAAGTTGTAGGGTTATTATCAGCATAATTGCTTCTAATTTGCATAGCAGCTCCATATCCTGTTAGATTAATAGGACTATTATTTGAATCCTTATATTGGATTTGAAAATCTACTGTTGAACCTTGTTCTAATGTAATATTGTATGTTCCTGCTGCCATTTTATTTTATTTTTTCAGTAAAAATTGTTTTTGTAACATTATATGATTTAGGATTAGGCCCTGCTTGAGCTACATTTATAGTATTAGGTATAATATATCCCTGCAAAATTAAAGTAATTTCACTTTTGCTAGCTCTATCGGTATTATTTTCTAATAATACAGGAGTAGGGAAAGAATTCATTATAGCTCTAAATTGATATTTTTGTGGATCTCCCCAATATGAATCTGATGCGAATTCTAATGCTTCTATTATAGGATTCATTTGCTCTATATAATCTGTAAAAATGCTTAATTTATAAGTTAAAGTAATATAATCAGGTATTATTCCTAAAATATATTCTTTTTGAGGTTTTTGATTATTTAAAACGTCAAAATTATCATATACATTTCGTTGTGAATATTGTTTTTCAAAATATTGAACATTATGAACTACATTACCATCTAACTTATTACCTAAAGTTCTATTCTTTTCAAATGATTCTCTTTTAAACATAATTAAAGGAACCATAGTCTTTCCATTTTTATCACGATAAAATCCATCATATTGAATTGACTTCCATCTTTCAGGTGAACCATATATAATTGGAACTGCTATTTGTCTTTCATTTTGAATTACTGTAGGTTTTATAACATTATTTAAATAATATAAAATAGCATTATCATGATCTTCTAATCCTATATTAATAGTAGCAATTTCATCATTTTTTAATGAAGTTTCTAAAGCTCTATTAAATTCAGGTTGTCCAGGTTGGGCATTTAAGGATTCTTTAGAATTAGGATTAGTATAGGGTTGTATTGCCACTTCCGGTTCTTGGTAGGGTTCTGAAAGAGATGTTAAGAATTCTCTTCTATTTATGGGACGTGGTTTAATTTCCATTATTAATTATTAAACTGTTAAAGAACCAGGATTACCTGGGTATCTATTTTCTCTGATATTAACTTTTTCTGGGCGGATATAGAAACATTCTAATATTATTGATAAACTTGAACCTGCTTCAGGGACGAAATCTTGGCTTGTATAAGCATATTCAGGATCTTTACCAACTACTAATTGATTTTCATTAACATTATTTACTTCATAGTAATCTTCATTCCATAAAATTACATCACCTACCGAAGGTTCTACATTGGCTATTATTAAATGAGGTTTAAAAAATCTTACAGTTAATTTTCTTTCAAAATCCATTCCAAAATCATCTGTTATAGGAGTTGTATCACCTCTTTCTAATAAACAAGTTAATAATACAGGACCATTATATTTTTTATTTGTACTTTCACCATAAATATTAGGTGTAGTTTCATCTAAAATAACTTGATAGTAACCAACTTTTTGTTCAATTACTTGTCCTAATAATTCGTTATTAATATTAGTAAATGTATTAATATCTCTACTTCTTCCAAAATATGCCATATTATCCTATAAAAATATTCATTGGTATTTGCTGTAAAGTAGATTGCATAGCATCATTTTCAGCTTTTTTTCTTTCTAATTGCATCTTACGTGAAGCTTCGTCTAAATCTAAACGTAATTTTTCAATTAACGCCAGTTGTAGATCTTTAGCTTTTCCTAATAAATCTGCCTGATTTAACGTTACTTCTGCGCCTGGTATAGGTACTTGAGTATATTTACCTCTAATAAATGCTAGAGTTTCAGCTGCTAATGCTAGGGTATATTCAAATATCCAATATCTACCTGGAGCGTTTATATTAGAATAAGTTGGGTTTTCATAAGGGACATTTGAAATATCAGTAATTAAATTATCTCCAGATCCAGGGCCACTAGTTGGTATAACACTGTCTCTTTCTGATACTTTGATATATTCAAAATATAGTTTTTTATCATGAGTAGGGATAGGAAATATTTTTAATTTATTATTTACAATATTAAATGAAAATGCTGATCTTCTTATTTGATCATTTAATTCAATCGCTTGAATTGTTGCAAGATCATAGTTAAGAGGCATTAACATAAAGTTAATAGCTGGGGATTGGTTACCAAATCCAAAAGCGTCTAATAATTGTTGTGAACCGTATCCGGTTCCCGCATAAGGGTCAAAATATCTTACAATAGCAGGTGCATTTTCATAAAAAATATTTTTTATTTCAATTGAATCATTTCCTGATATTACTCCTGAAGATGAAGCCCAAGCGGTTAAGTCATAATCTTGCTGACCTGCTGTCATATCCAATGAGCCTGAGTAGTAATTTGTATGTCCTCCTACTCCCGCTTCACTACCATAATCAGACGCTATTCTAATTAAATTTCCTAATGAAGGTTGGATTACAATGTTGTTTAAAACAGTTTGATTTGGATTAGCTTCTAAAGATATAAAATTATTTCTAATTTGATATAAATAAAGTTCATTGCCATATGTTGTTACAGCTTCTTCAAAACAAGCAAAGAATGAACCACTATCCATTTCAATATCCATTGAAGGATATCCTAAACGTTGAGCACAAAATTTTGCTACTTTTACAGCATCTATCTGAAATTGGTAGTCATTATCATAAAATCCAAATGGAGTAGCTGCGCCTTGAATAAAAGTAGCAGTTCCTGTCCAAACTTGTGAATTAGCCATATTAAATTATTTAATATAAATATTCTAATCTCTAAAGTCTTGGTATACTTTTAATATTGGAGATACAATTTCATGTCTGTGGTTTTGTTTTAAAGCAAATATTTTAAATCCTGCTACTTGTTCTTCGACTCTTGTTAAGAAAGAAAATCCAGTTTCTTTTTTTACTTTTAAATCTATTTGAGCTAAATCCCCGCATATTACCATTTTAGATCCTTTACCAAGTCTTCCTAAAACAGTTTCCATTTGATCTTGAGTAACGTTTTGCGCCTCATCCACTATTACAAAAGAGTTTACAAATGTTCTACCTCTCATAAATGCAAATGGTACAATTTCAATATTACCTTGTTCTAATTCTTTATCAACTTTATCCTTACCGTATAGCATGTATAAGTTGTGATATATTGGTGCTAACCACGGATCCATCTTTTCTTTAATATCCCCTGGTAAAAAACCTAATTCTTCTTTAGCTACTGTAGGTCTTGTTATAATAATTTTCTCTACTTCTCTACTAAACAGCATATCTAGCGCAGCTTGTACTGCTACTAAAGTTTTTCCTGATCCTGCCATTCCTTTCAAAACGACTACTGGATTTTCTATAATAAGTGCTTTTGCTAATTTTTGTTCTTCATTAAGTTGGAGTTGGAACTTAATTGGATTTTTTGGTTTTCTTTTTTGTGTGAAAACCTCATCAGTGTGACGGTTGGATGCCATAGTGAAACGTTTATTTGTTTATTATAAATATAGACAAAATATGTTGAATAAAAAAGAGGACTTATGTCCTCTTTGCATTTTATAGAAATCCATGTTTAGGATTGTTTGGAAAAATTTCATTATCTCCAAAATCTATTTCCAATGTACTCATTATATCATAATGATATCCAGGAATAAAAGTAGGTGGTGTAATTATATTATCATTAGAATCGTAAGTGCCATCTATATCTACAATTAATCCTATATCAACTATAGCTAATATAAAATCACTCCACTGTATCCCTTCAGATGTTTCTAAGTATATTCCTTTTTTAACAAAATCTTGTGTAGCTTTTGTTTTGTCCTGGTATTTTAATTTATAAATATGCATATTATTGTAATTGTATTAAAGATCTACATTCATCGTCAGTTAATGGTTTTGGAAATATATATAATTTCTTTAGATACATTGGAACACCAGGCCCATTAGAACCACCTATGTGTAAATATTCCATATTTGTTGCGGTAAATGCAACTGATGCTGATTGATTATTGTTAAAAAAACTTACTAAGTTAGTACCATTCCATTTCATTGCAATTTTAAGAGTATCAGTAGTTCCTAGATTATTTGAAACAGCAGTAGAACCTGATATTATACTCATTTTCCCATTAGTTTGAGGTGATATTCTAAAATTAGTTGCTGGGTTACCCAGACTTGATGTTGTATCTAACCTTATTCCAAAAGCTGCATCTCTTACTATGGGAGTTTGAGTATTATCCAATTCTACATACCATGTACCTCCTTGGTTGGTTATTATATCATTTGTATATAAATTAGATATTGTTAGGGGTTCGCCAACTCTTGTAGCAGTTGCGCTACTTGTAGTAGGTATGTAACTTGTTAAATTTCCTAGCTCTAGTTGAGGTCCGTAAAAATACACTCCATCAGTATTACCTTCAGGCGCTGTAAAATTAGTAGTTGTAGAAGATCCACTTAATAAGTGTATACCAACACGGAATGACCCTGATGTAATTGGGGTTGTTCGGTGCCATATTCTATACCAACCGTTGGGAAGTTCCTCAAAACTCGCACTTACAGCGTTATTTCCAGCAGTTATAGTTTTAGTAGTAAAGTCAAAAGTACTCACGGATGTTATTGCATTTGCAGTTCTTAATTGAACAAACTCATATTCTTTTTGTTTTACGTATGCTGATACAGTATACATAGATCCTGAAGTTGCTGCCCCTAATGTATGTGATCTTAGGTAATGCTCCCCTGAACCTGATGCTATTATTTCAGAAGCATTGGCTATACCTTCGGGTGAATTTATAGTTGATACTTGTGATGTTGACCCTGAACCTTGATTCCAGAAGGTAGAACTAGAGTACGGTGTAGTACTATATGTTACTTGTTGGGTTTTGACATATTCAAATAAGAAACTAGGGCAACCTGATCCTGTGTTAGGATATTGTATTCTAGGTAGTGTGCTAGGTTGTAAAGTTAGCAAATTTGATGAATTAGTTACTATAGCTTGACTATTTCTTTGAAATACTGCATCACCATTCCCGTTAGATGGAATTATACTATATATTTTTGAAGATGAGTAAGCGTTTGGTGTTAAAATTAACGAAGCTGAATCTAGTAAACTCATTATAGGTTGTTTAATGTTGTTAGTGTGTTTTTTAAGCAGGTCTCACTTTCAAAAGTTCCTCCATTTGCTAATACTCTTGATTTGAAAGCACTAATACGTGATGTAATTTTATCACCTACTGTAAACCTATTTGTTATGTAAATATTTGATCCTATCATAATATCTTAATATAATCCTACTATAGTTCCTGCTGAAGATCCTGAATGAATTTTTTCTATTCGGTATGGGTTTAGTCCTGCATTTACATAAAGAGATGCTGTTACAGAGCTACCCATAGTTACTAATAAGGTACCATCTGAGCTACAATTAATTGCTCTTGGAGTTTGTTCAAAAATATACCCACTGCTTGTATAACTAGAAGATACTACTTCTAATCTACTTAATGGGGATTCTAGTCTTGGTAAGTGTCCTTCAAAAATATCTGCCATTTTTTTATTGTTTTAATTTATTATAAATATTAATAAGTAATAAAAAAAAGACCTAGCTTTCGCTAGGTCTCTTTAATATTAAGAATCGTTATTCTTAGATAATGTTAGTATCAGCTACTAATACTTTACCATAGAATTCTGGTCTTACCATTTTCTTAGCGTAACGAGTCATGATACCTTTTCTAGGAGTGAAAGTATTTGGATCATACACTAATGGAGTCATGATAAGTGGAACATATGGAGCATAAACAGCACCTGATTCTAAGAATTGGTTACCTCTAAATCCTAACAAGATAGTGTTTTCTAACATGTAAGGGTTTTTGTAAACTTTATATCTAGAGTTTAAAGCACCGATTTTCTGAACACCAAACGCGTATGAAGCTTTAGTTACATCACCATCTGTATCAGCAGCGAATCCTGGGATTGATTCTAAGATTGTAGCTACAGTTGGAGATACTACCATGAAGTTAGCACCACCTCTTAAAGTTCTTTGGTGAATAATGTTAGAAATCTTTTGTAATTTAATTCCTAAAGTTTGGAACCAAGACATTTGAGTGTAGTAAGCACCTGATGTGTTTGATTGCATAGTACCATTCACTAATTGGTTACCAATTTTAGCCGACCATACTTCAACTTGGTTAGTTGGAACGTTTTGGATTAACATATCTAAGATTTCAAGATCAATCTCTAATGAGATGTACTCTGATAAGATAGAAGTTAATTCAGCTTCAGCATCTAATGAATGGAAAGCGTTTAAATCTTGAGAGAATTCTGGAGTCCATTGAGCTTTTAATTTTCTTGTTTTAGCAACAATAGCTTCTGATCTCATTTGAACGTTAATCTCAGGAATTTTAATCTCAGTAGATGATTCAGCGTTTGGATATCCAGCACCTGAAGCATCTTCGAAGTCACCTCTTGCGTTATCAGCAGTTTGTTTACTATAGAATATAGTAGTTAAAGCAGCTACAGCTGTTGTAACCTCAGCTTGAGAAGCAGTAAAGAAATAAGTAATATTACCAGGAACTAAATTTAATTGTGTAAATTGAGGTAATTGTTTAGCTGGTGTGAAAGCACCTGAACCACTTACTGCAAAAGCACGAATAGCGTTTACATCACAACTTGTAATACTTGAAGTTGGTAATGTTAAAGCTTTAATAGTACCTGCAGCTACAGAACCAGATAAATCAGCATCAAAAGAAATATCACTCCATGAAGCTGTTGTACATGTAAGAGTTGCTTTTGTTGAAGCAGCTTGCCCAATTGTACCACTTGCATGAGATCCTGAGAATTGGTTAGATGAATATCCGAATCTACCTGCACCATATAAACCACCTGCTCTTTCGTTACCGAAGTTAGCTGAGTTATTACCGTACATTGAGTTAGTACCTGCTGCTGTTGAGAATGGAGCTACATCAGTTCCATATTGGAAATCTAAGAAGAATACTAAACCAGCTGGTAAGCTCATTGGTTGAACAGAAACAAATTCTTTAGCAGCTAATTGACCAAATACTTTACGTACTAATGGTAATGCTACAGCTGCATATTGCTCACCTGTTCCCGCAGTAAAAGATGCTCCAGTACCTGTGTTTGAAGACTCTACTACTAATTGTTTTGCTTGGTTTTCTAAGATGATAGCCATGTTAGACTTATCAGTTTCATTAGAAATACCTTCTAAAAGACCTGATCTACCCCATTTTCCAGCTAATCTAGCTGCATCTTTTTGAATAGATGTATATGGGTTAGCAGTCTCTAATAGTGAATTTACTAAATTTGACATGTTTTTAATTTTTTAATTTTTGTTGTTTTTAATTTTTTAAATAATTCCTGCAAGTTTTTGCATTCTTGCAATAAAATCGTTATTTTCAACGATTGGTTTTCTATCAGCGACCCCTGCTGGTTTAGAAGCAAATGAAAGAGATTCTTTAATTGGATTCTTCTTAATTTGAGTAGCTGTTAATGATTCTTGTAACGTTTCATAGATGTTTTTAGACTCTTTAACTGTTTCAGCTCTATCAAAAGCGTTAATAACTTTTATTTTTTGAGCTTCTGTTAAATTTTTAGATTTAAACAACTTGTTAACATAAAGTAATTTAGAATTTAAAAGATTAACTTCGTTAAGTTCAGAACGTAATTCCGCAATAGTTGACATAGCTTCTTCAAGTTCTTTATCATCTTCAATATCATCTGGATTGTCTTCAGGAACATCATCATAAGCATAAGTTTCTTCTAAATCAAGTTCAGCTAAAATTTCTTCTAAACTTAATTCATCTTCTTCATCTGTTATTTCTTCTTCTCCATCCATTTCTCCATCTTCGCCAGCCATTTCTTCTTCGTCTGTTTCTTCTGAACCTCCTAATAAATCTGATACTACTTCTCTAACGATATCTTTAAGATCTTCAACTGTAATTTCAGCTACTGTATCTTCTTCTTCGAATTCAAAAAGTTCGTTTTCTTCTATTGGTTGTTCTTCTTCTTGACCTTCTTCAAGACCTTCTAATTCTGCTAGTAACTCTTCTAATGAAATTTCTTCCATTGAATCAGTCCCAGGCATAGCTCCATTAGATGATTTAAATTCTTCTTCTATCTCTCCTTCATCTTCAGATAATGATGCAAGTTTATTGTTCATCATTTCTTGGATACGAGGAGCGAAAGCTTCTTCAAGAGCTAATTTAGCATTAGCCATTGCGGTTTCTCTAATAGCTTTTGCTTCAGCGATTGCTTCACTAAAAATTTTAGTGTTTTCGTTTGCCATAATAATTTGTGATTGTTTTGATTACTTATTAGGAAGTAATATAGAATGTTTTGATTATGAGGGAGATTATATTGAGATAATCTATCATTGAGATATCCATAAATATATAAGGAGAAGTAAAAAAGCGCTTCTTTTTAGGAAGCGCTTGATTTTTTAAAATAATTAGGTAAAATTAAGAGAGAATTTTTATTCTATCGGAATTCTGTTGACGGGATCTCTACATCTGTGAGAGCTCCTATTTCAGTTAGGGCTTCATATAGTGCGTTTGATAACTCTTCTGTTGATACTTTATTACTAGCTGCCATTTCTATAGCTCTCTGTATTACTCCAAATGTTCCTAAAGGTCCATCATTAGCTAACAATAAGTCGCTTTGTAAATCCTCTTTTAATAATTTACTTTCAGAAAGATATTTTTTAAAGTTAAAGTTTTCCATGTTTATTTTTTTTAAGGTTATCTAATACAACATATACCTGATTGAGAACAGATAATGTCTGATACTAGTGAGTTAATTTTTGAGTATTTGCTTGTATGTTGTGGTTTATATCCTTCGCTTAATCCTGTTGGAGTCATAAAAGCCCCTTGTGTTGATGGTGTAGAAACAAAATCCCAACATAATAGTTCGAAATCGTCTTGTACTTCAACTGTACCTTCTCCTAATGGTTGAACTGAACCCATACCGCGGGAAGAAATACCTACTGTAATTTTATTTAAGAATAATTCTTTTAAGATGTTACCTGAAGGTGTTGGTAATACTTCTACTTTACCCATTAAATCATCTCCATCCCACCATAATTGTTTGATGTTATGAGATACGTTTTTTAAATTAATTACCATTGATTCTGGGTGATCTAATTCACCTAATGCTCTGTTTTCAGATACAGGCCCTTCAATGTATTTTTCAACTTCACGTGCTAAAATATCTTTAGGGTAAATTCTACCGTTTTGGTTTTTAGCATCTGCTCTTTGAATAACACCTTGAACTACTAAGTTTCTATCACCTTTACCTTCAGTTAATACTGTTGATTTAGGTGTAAATAAGGCGTATTCTATTAATAATGATTTACTCATTATACATTCATTTTAGTTAAGATTACACCTTTAGTTCGAGCTGCTCTTTCTATATTTGAAGCTTCAGTTGAATCTTTAGCATATTGAGTATTACCTGCTTTATCTTTTAAAGCAACTGCTTCATCCATTTCTCCTTCTTCATTACCTACTGTTAAAGCACTATCCAAATAATCTTTAGCTCCAGTTAAATAATTTTTAGCTAAAACAATTTTTGCCTGCCACCAATGAGGAAAATCAATTTCTCCCATATTATCTACGGAATCAATCATTTTGTACAATTCAGTAGCTTGTTTAGCTATTTGATATAATTCACCTTTAATCATACGAGGTTCATTATCTTGATGACCTAAATCTATATCTTCTGCCATAGATTGTTTAATAGATTTATTACGAGACCCCATATATTCTTCTTCAGGTAATTCTATTGTTCCATCTCCATCATAATCTTTTTTAGCTTTCTTTGCTCTAGCTTCAGCAACCATATTTTTTAAATTGTCTAATGGTATACCTGTAGCTTCAGCATATCTTTGGAGTACGGCTTCTTGTTCTTCATTTATAGAAAATGGAGTGTAATTTTCTTTTAATTCATTTTGTGAAAGTGGGTTTACATCAGCTACTTTATCAGCATATTGCCCATGTTCATCTAATGCTCTTTTAGCCCATTCTTTAGCTAAATATTCTATATTCTTATCACCTAAATCTTTAAATTTTCTTTTTAAAACTTTTTTAGCAGATTCTATACTATTTGCATCTGAATTGCGGAGAGCATCAAAGTATTGTTTGTCTCCTAATCCTTCTCTGATTATTTTAGCATTTTTACCTTTACCAATAGCATCCATTGATTTTTTGTTAATTTCAATAGTTTTATCACCATCGAATTTAACTCTACCATACAATTTTTCAGTATAATATGAAGGATTTTTAGTAAGATTAGCTAATACTTTTTTCTGTACTTTAAGTACATTTTCTTCATCTAAATCCCCCTCAGTTACAGGAACATCTATAATTCCTAATTCATAATCCATACCATTAGCATACTCATATGGGTTAACCATATCAATAGTTTTAGATATAATATCAACTTCTTGCTTTCCAGTAGATTGTTTAGCTTCTTTATGAGCTTTTTCTGATATAATAGATTTATTTTTTAATATCTTAACAACATCTTCAAATGAATTGCTGGGAGATATCATAGTAAGATTTTGATCTCTACGTACTTCATAAAGAAATTTTTGTTTGGTTACCTTACCATCTAAGTATTGCGTGTATAAATTTTGTACTGTCATGGGTATAAATATTTTTAAAGTCCTTGTCCTCTATATAATTTTTTATAATTCTTAGAACCTTTTAACTTAGAAGTTTTAGATTTAGAATGAACACCAGGTCTTTTTCTTTTAGGTTTATCTATTTTAGTTGGTGTAGAACTTGATTTTGATTTTACGGCTGCCATTATTCTGTTAAACCTTTAATTTTTTCGTTAATTGATTGTATTTTTTCATTGATTTTAATTAATGCATTATGAGTACGTTTTAAGTAATTCATTTGTTCGGCATCACCTTTTAATTCTGTTTTCATTCTAGTAGCAAACTCAACTAATTTATTTACTTCGTCTAAAGTATGTTGAATTTTTTTAATTCCTATATGTAATTGCTCTTGAGGTTTTCTAGTCCTAGTTTCATTTTTAAATTGAGAGTAACGAACTTCATTAATTGGTTCTTTTTTTTCTTTTTCAGGTTCAACTATTTTAAATTTCACTAGTTCAAAGTATTTATCAGGGTTAGGTAAATCTTCATGCCCCGATTTAGAAATTTCATGTTGTTTTTTAATTTTTCTAAAAGCTTTAGGAGTAGGGTATCCCATTTTTTCTTCTAAATGTTGTCCCTTCCATAAATCTTTAGCATCAATTCTTTCATTAGGCTTAATAATTCTAAATCCCATTTTTTTATAAACATCACCAGATTTAGGCATTTTTTCAAACCCTGTAGGTGAATTTTTGTCTTGATTAGTTGGTTTTCTAACAAAAGCTTTAGTTAAATATCCACCAGCACCACTGGAAGCTGATTCTTCATCTAGAAGTTCAGCTAAATGTTTTAATACTAGTTCTTTTAAATTATTGTTCATTATGAATTTTTATTAATTCACTATATAATTCTTGATACTGTAATAATGTAACTATATTATCGTCTTTTAGAGTTTTAGATTCTAAAATAGGGTTAATAAGATTTATTGTCTCATTTACTTTGATTTTAATAGTAGTATCTTCTATTTTAGGCAGAAATTTTAAAAGAGATTCTTTTAATAATGTAAATTTAGAATCTACATATTTTTTTAAATTAGTAGTATTAGAAATATGATTAATATATTCTTTTAATACATCTTTTTGATCATTAGATAAAGTATTAAATCTATTATTAAATTTTTCTAACATTATTTTATAAACTAACGCACGAGTTCCTTTATCTAAAGTTTCAAATTCACTTACAGAAGGTAGTGGTGAGTTTATATTATTAATTTGAGCTATATGTTCTAGGATATTCATTTTAGAACTAAGAATATCCTCTAAATTTTTAGTAGGAGATATATTGGCCTCTAATAATGTATATGTTGAAGATAATAATTTATAATTATTAATCTTAGCCTTAAAAAAGTCATCAATATCAAAATTTGATTTAATTTCTTTAATCAAATTGTATTTTTCCTTAGATAATTGTGTTTTATCTAAGGATTTACTTACCTCCAAAATGGTTGAAAGAATCGACTCTGCTTGAGCCTCACTAATGTTTTGTGATTTAGATATAGATTGGTAAAGCTTATTTTCCTTAGCTAATTCAGTATTAACAAAATACTTTTTAATTAAAGATACAGCTTTAGAATCATGACTAGACATAGTATCTGCTGTAATTTTTCTTACCAGCAATTCGAATAATATTCCAGTGTTTTTATATTTGTTATGCTTTATATTAGCCATTTATTCAATATATAGTTAACTACTAATTATAAATATTAATTTTATTTATCTTCTTTTAAAAGGTTATCTTCATTTAATAAATCGCTCTCTTCATACAATTTTATTTTACGTTGAGGGAACATATTTTTTAAATTATTTGAAATTTGATGATAAATTGCTTGTGTTGCAACATTTTCTAAAGCTAATGGAGAACCACCTTTATAAGAAGTTTTAAATCCTTTAGATTCAGAATCATCTTTTTTCATTCCAATTCTACCTAATCTATCTTTACCTAGAGCACTATCTTGAGTATTAATATTTGATGATCTTTCTTTAGGACGTCCTAATACTTGATCAGGATAAGTATCACCATCTTCATTATACCCTTTTGGCACACCTTCTGTACCAGGATATCTACTAGAACCATAAAGTGATGCTAAAGCATGTGGCGTACCATAAGCTTCACCTGTTTTATAAGGATCATTACCTTCAGTTTCAATTTGATCTATTCTAAACTTACGTTTAGCGTCTTCAAGTATTAAATCTCTATATTCATCATATTGATCTTCACTAAAATGGAAAATATTATCATAAATCCAGTCAGTAGGAACAATTTTATTTTGTAATAATTCAGTAGCTAATCCAGATTTTTCTTTTAATAAGGCTACTTTTTCTTGTTCATATATAATTGAAGGAACTGTTAATGATAATTCAAAATTAGTTAATGACTCCCCATCATATCCTTGTGAGTATAAATGAACTAAAGCAATTTTGGTTAATTCAGATATTAATATTCTTTGAATTCTCTCTACAGTTCTTACAAAACGAATATCTTCAGCAGCTAAAGTTGCTTTACCTGTTAAATCTTTTTCAAATCCAAAATAAGCTTTTGGAACTTTAAGAGCAGCGAATAATTTATCTCTTAAATAAGTAACATCTTCTATAGCAGTGTATTCTAATCCTTTTGTAGTCTCAATTCTTGTAGTTGCATCTCCACCTCTTACTGGAATGTAAAAATCCTCAAGAATGTTTTGCATATTATATTTTAAATTGTATTCACCAGTTTGATGATCAATATGCGGAGTTTTCTTCATCTTATTAATAGTCTTTTGCATGTAATTTTCTACCTCATTAGGTGGAATATTACCAACATTAATAAAGAATGTACGTTTTTCAGGTGCTCTTACAATACGATGTATTAACATCGCGTCTTCCATTAAAGTTAATTGTTTGAAAATTTTACGAGCAGGCTCAATATAAGATCTACCATAAGGTAAATAATTAAAATCAGATAATAATCTGAAGTGAGCCATTTCATAATTATCAAAAATTATACCTTCATTAGTATTGCGATTATAATTAGAAATAACTTGAGGACCTAATGGTGATTGTTGAGATGTAAAAGTTGGATCATATTTGAATTTTACTTCTTGCGGCTTTTCAGGATTTTTACCTTCTAATCTAATAATAGAATAAGAAGAAAATGGTATTACATTATATACACCAAATTTCTCTGATATTTCTAATTTAAGATAAAAATCGCCATACTTACACATATTACGAGTCCAAGACCAAAGATTAAACTCGATATTTAATACATCATAAAATAAATTATAAAGTATTTTTTGTATGGTTTCATCTGAAGATCGTATTTGTAATACTTCTCCTAAATCATTTCTTAAACAAGTTTCATCAGCTAATATATCTAATGTAGAAGCAATAATTGAATCACTATCCATTAATTCATAATCAGTGTATAACTGAATACGTGTAGTAGGATATGATAAATCATTATTATAATTAAAATTTAGTCCACCTGTAGTAGTATAAACTTTATTATATCTATCATAAAGTGAGTTTGTTTGGATAGTACCAAGTTGTTGGATACGATCTGTATCCATTACTTTTAATTGATTACCTCCAACATTTCTTATTATTACATCTGTTGAAAATAATCTTTGTAATCTACCAAAGAATGAAGTATCTACCATAAAATTTTATTATATATTATAAATATTTGGATTTTAACCAAGAAGCCAACTAAAGTCTTCAGTTCCTCCTACCCCATTATCCATTTTGTAAGGGTTATCTGTATGATTATTATATGAGAATACACTTGGAGCTTGTTGACTTGAAACATGAAAACTTCCTAAAGTAGCTCTAGTTAAATCTAAACCTTGTTGTCTAAAACGAAGAGCAGTATCACGTAAAAATAAACCAATACTGAATGACATTACTAAGTCATCATTGTATCCATTTTGTGATTGGGCTTTACCATTTTTCCAAACAAAAGTTCTTAATTCATCTAATAATCTTTTAGATTGTATTGTAACTGATTTTTCTTGAATGTACGAAACTAATTTTGAGATACAAAGTGGTCTTGTCTTCATTGAAGTAGTAAAGCCTGGGAGCATACCTTGGCCGTTTTCCATTCTTGCTAGTTGGTTTTCGTTAGCACCCATTGTTGTATCTGCTTTAGAAGAATAATATAAATTTCTATACCCTCTATCTATTAATTGTTCTAATACACTCCAACCAATATTAGCATTTTCTACTACTAATAAGGCATCATTATATTCTGTAGCTATTGAAAATAAAATATGAGCATAATCTTTAGTTGTTACTTGAGATTTAAATTCAGCTACTTGTTTAGCTTCAGCTATATCAAAAATATGAAATGCTGAGTAATCACTTCCATCACCTCTAGCAACATCGGCTACAACCATATAAGATTTTGAATAATCAGGTTGTTCCCATATCCATAAAGATCCATCTATTCCTCGTCTTTCAATAGGTTCTGTTACAAAAGTAGATTCTAAGAAATTAAGCATATCAGGTTCAATAACAGTATCTCCTGATGTGCTAAAATCACAATCACATTCTTGAGCTGCATGTCTAAGCCCTAAAATTTCATCTTGGGCATCTCTCCAAGTTTGATCTCGTTCAGGATGTACTGTCCAAGGTAATCTTAAAGGGACAAATTTATTTTCTTTAGCTTGGGCTTTAGTAAAAGATTTATGAAACCAATTACCTGTACCATAAGGCGTAGATAACGCTAAACATTGTCCCCCAGTTGCTAAGGTTTGTTGTGCTGATGCGAATATCTCATCGATTCCCTCAATAAACGCTGCCTCATCAATAATAAGAAAAGAAACAGCTTCAGATCTACCAGCATCTGCTGTTGCACCAACAGCTTTAATTTGAGAACCATTAGTTAACTTAAGAGATAATTTATTATTCTCAGCTGGTTTCTCACCAGATTTCATCCATTTAGGTAAGTTATCATAAGCAAAACGTACTTTAGTAACCATATTTTTAGCAGTTTCTTGCTTGGTTGCTATACAAAGTATGTTTTTATCTTTATTAAATAACATTAACCATAAAGCATAAGCTGATGCTAATGTTGATATACCTAGCTGTCTTGATTTGTTAATAATTGTATACTCATTCTTTTGAATTTGCTGTAATACTTTTTCTTGGAATGGGTATAAATTAAATTGAATTCTTCCTCGTTGAGGATGTTGAATCCAATAATATTTTTTCATAAAATAAACTGGGTCCTGATGACATCTTAACCATTCTTGTTTTATGATTTCCTTTAATGGAAGTTGTTGATCACTCATTGTAATTTTTTATATAACTATATAAAGGAGAAAAAAGCCTAACGTAAATGTTAGGCTACTTTCTTTAATTTTATAAAGTATTATTTTACCTCAGCTCTTAAAGCTTTTAGTTTAGCAGTCGCTGCTTTAGCTTTAGCCATATCTTTTGGATCTTGACTTTTTAAAGCGGCTGTTCCTAATTTTTTCACTTCAGCTTCAGCATCTTTTATTTCTTGAGCTAAATCTCTTTCTTTAGCAGGTGATTTTTCAGCTGATGTCGATGAGGTTTTAGGAGTAGTAATTTTAATCTTATCTTCTTTAGGTTTAGTAGGAGCTTTAGGGGTTGCTGTTTCTTCACCTTTTTCACTTTTAGGACGACCTGATTTATTAACGCTAGGTGATGAACCTGCATCAAGAAATTGAGCTAAAGGACCATCTTTTTCTAATACTCCTCTAGTCGCGGGATTATTCCAAGTTGCTACATCTTTTCCTTGAGGAAGTTCAGGGCTAATAGTAGCTTTTTTAAATTTTATATAATCAGCTTCACCAGTATTTTCTAATGAATCTAAAGTATTATAAAAATTAGTTCCAGGTCTTAGTTTAGCTTTTTCAGCTGCGATAGCATCTTTAGCTTCATCTTCCATACCTGGTTTGATTTTATAAAATGTAGCCATTTCATCTAACATTTCATTTTCTTCTAAATCAAAACTTAATTGATTAGGATCTGTTTCTTCTTTATCACCCATTTCTTTATCCATTTTAGGACGACCTGATCTATTAGCTAATGGAGATGAACCCGCATTTAAATATTGAGCTAACGGACCGTCATTTTGTAGTATAGCTCTAGTTTCAGGTTTATTCCAAGTAGCAATATCTTTACCAGTTTCTTTTTTAAATTTTATATAATCAGCTTCACCAGTTTTTTCTAATGAGTCTAATGTTTGGTAAAAAGCAGTTCCAGGTCTTAATTTAGCTTTTATAGCTGCTATAGCTTCTTTAGCTTCGTCTTCATCTACATCAGGTTTGATACTATAAAAGGATGCCATTTCTTCCAAATTTTCTGTTTCATCCATTTGAAAATTTTCAGATAATAAAAAAGATTTAGCTTTTTTTAAATCAAAATTGTCGTTAAAATTCATTTTATTTTAGGGTTTTAAATTTAATATTTTTGATATAAATATTATAAAGAAATGGTTTCTATTATTTGTTTAATTCTTTCCTCAGTACTACCTGATATTGTATGTAAATTTTTGATTCTATGTGAGTAAATTGTAAGAATACCTTTAATAAGAAAATCAATTTGATCTCTATATTCAGCATTAGTTTCTCTTACTCCATTATCTTCTATTTCTACCCCATCAGGAGATACATAAAAAATATAATCATACTCATTAATGAAATTACGAGCATATTCCTCATATGAAATTTTATCTGCTACTTTTATTGATTTAGCAGCTTGTGTAAATGACATTACATCAATAACTGTTCTATCAGTAATCATATTTTCATGCATTAATTCAGCACAACGTTCTGATAAGAATATTGTCTGACCTTTTAATGTTGAATCAGTATTTAGAGGAATGCCTAAATCTCTTAAATATTTACTACGTTCAGTAGCAAAATAATAATCTTTAAATTGTGGTAATTCTTTTAAAGCATTAACTAATGTTGTTTTTCCAACACTTACTGTACCACATAAACCTATTTTCATATAACTTTAATTTTTATAATATATTAATATAATAAGGCTCCTTACAGGAGCCAAATTTATTTATTAAAATCTTGATTTAACTTGTGGGTTCTTATCTGGAGGCACTCCATTTCTATCTTTACGTGCTTCAACCCAATCTTCTTTAGTATATTGAAAACCATAAAGGTAGTATTCATCTTTTTTCTTCATTTCTTTAGGATATTTAATTGCTGCATGATCCCAACAGTGAAATTTATTATCAAAAAAGGTAATTTGTATTTTATCAGGCGTTTTTATAGTGCGTGTTCTATAATCATTATTTGTAACTGTTTCCATAAGGAATTAATTTATTTGTTTTATATAAGATATAAAATCTTTGATAATATGTTGTTTTACAGGTGATGCTTTTTGATAAGCTTCATACAATATAGTATTAAGATTCGAGGTATCCAAGGATTCTACAAGAAGTTTTTTAAGAGGATTTAAAGCACTCTCAGCTAATAACCAATCAACTTGATCTCCATAATCTTCTAAATCATTTAAATATAAAGTAATATATTCTTGTAATTTATTTTGAGAAGTATTCATATAATGTTTTTTTAACGTAATTTACTATTTCTTTAATACCTTGTATTTGTTGGTTTAACCATTTCATACGTTCACCCATACGTTTACCTGACATAGGCATTTCAGTATGATTTTCAGGAATGTATTTTAATAGAGGTTTCATATATTCTGTACCTGTTAAAAATATAAAATGATCCTTTTCAGGATTAATTCCTACTTGTTTCATTTGATTTAATACTTTTTCACCCCAAGCCTCTTTTTCTTCTTTAGGCATTTCTTTAAGAGTTTTATCATATGGCGCCAAAACTTTGGTTAAAGGCACTAAATAATGCTTTGCCGATAGAATATACATTTTATCGGGCTTAAGTGATTTACCGTACTCTAATGTTTTTTTAAACGTAGGAGACGCAGAATATAAATCTTGCGCCTGTGAGGGTTTATCTAATTTAGATTTAGTACAACTTAGCAATACAATAGTAGACATTTATAATTATTTTTCTATAAATATTAAATATTTTAAGAAAATTCATTAAACCATGTATCTTCTACCCATTGGGATTTAATACTTTTTACTATTTGAAAGTATTTTTTCCAATTAATATCACCAATATCTTTAAAGTGTTTGTATTGTTTACCTACTCTATTATCATAGGCGTATCTTGATTTATAAGATAATGTGATAGATGGATGATTAACTTTAAGTTTTACCCCATTATAATCAACATAAATAATATCTCTTTTTTTAATATATTGGCTATTAAAAAAGTCTACAGTATATTCTATGTAACCACTATCACCTGCAGGTGTAATCCATTCAGTAGATGTTTTTCTTAGTTGAATTAATTCTTTTTGAATAAAATGTGAAATAGATTTAGTTTTAGGAAGTTTATGTTCATAACCATTCTCAGAAACTGGAATTATATCATAATCCCCACTGGTGATTACTAATTCTAAATTGAAAAAATCTTTAAGAGTAAGTAATTCTTCTTCAGTTAATTGTTCAGTTAAACTAAAATCTATATCAGGTTTACGATTTTTAAAATCATAATCTATAACACCCATTACATATAATCCTAAACTACCACCTAATACTAATTTATCATTAATATTAGTTAGGGCAAATATAATATCATCATATTTTTGAGGTAATGTTTTAACATTATTTTTATCAGGATTGATAAACTCTTGTATTTTATTTAATATTCCCATTGGTGACATAACTTATTGTATTTTAATTTTAGTACCTGGTAATTCTTCGTTTATTCTTGATTTTGAGCTATGCACCCATAATATAGGTTTTAAGGGTTTAGTAGCAGGTGAACTGCATTCACCATCAGTTAAATAAATTAAATTATCAAATTCATTTTTATGTTCTACTAAATACTTCATTACAGGTTCAAAATCCGTACCACCTCTACCTTGAACAGATAAATCTTCTAATTTACCTTTATATTCGTAAACTCTTTGAATATTAGCATCACATTCTACTACTGTTACTTTAGTACCAGTTTTATAAATGTGGTAAATTTCATTAAAAAATTCTGCTAATTCACTATTTGAAACTGAACCTGATGTATCAATTGCTACTAATGTAGATTTTTTAAGTTTAATTTTTAATGCGGGATTGTCTGAGTAACGTTTATTTAATTTACGTCTAGTCTTTTTAGTAATAATTTTATTTGAGGTATTACTAAATCTTCTTAAGTATGCTTTCCAATCTAAAACAGGTTCAGTTATTTCAAATAACGAGTCTATATAGTCCTTCATTTCAGAAGGTATTAATCCTCGACCTTTAGAGCGCTTTTCTAATTCTTCTGCAATTGCTTTTAATTGATGGTCAACTTGTTTACCTATTAATTTACGTTCTGCTTCACCCATTCCTTCCATAGCTTCCCATAAATCATGAATATCAATCTCCATTCCATTCATATAATTAGCAAAATCACCATCAGGATTATTATCTAATTCATCTTGCAATTTATCATAATAATATTTAGTACCTTGTTTAGGTAATAAATTTAAAGGTTTATAAATACCTTCATCAAATTCTAATCCATCCCATTTTTCACCTTTATATTCATCTTGAATATATTGATTGATTTCTAAATCAGCAGCTACGTTATATAACTTTTTATTAGGGAAACGATCAAAATGTTGTAAATGAAAAAATGCAATATGTAACAATTCATGTTTTAAAACTGCTAATTTTGTATTTTCATCTAATTTTTCCCAAAATTCAGGATTAACACATAACTTAATATTAAGTTTATCAGGTGTTACACACGCTGTAGGAATTGAAGTATTTAATTCCTTATTAAGTGAAATTAAAAATAAACCATAAAATGGTTCTTTTAACATTAAAGTTTTAGAAAACTTTGTAATTTCATGATATATAGACATAACTTTTATTTTTTAATAATATACAAAGGCCTCTTTAAGAGGCCAATTTTATACTTGATAAATTTAAACCACTTCCACCACCTTCTTTCATATATTTATTTAGATTATCTAAAACTGAACGAATTATTATTTCAACTTTTTCAGGATCATTTTGGGCATTTTTATATAAAGCGGCATTAAATATTCTCCAATCAGCTTGATAATTGATTCCTTTATCTTTTAAGAATTTTTCAATACTTTTAAAACTTTTATTTTGAGACATACTTAAACCACTACCCCATGAGAATAGATTTTGATATCTATTTAAAAGTAAAGCAATAGTAAAATAATTTTTTTCAATATTAACATTAGATAACATTTCTAAAGCTAAGTTAATATTAGCTTGTTCTTTACTTTCAAACATACTATTTAAAGTAGATAAATAATCATTATCTAATTCAATACCATCTGAATTTAAATCGGTTAGAAAATCTTCATCAAATAATATATTAATTGATGGATTTTGTAAAATTAAATCTAGGTAGGTTAATACTTCTTTTGTATAATTATCACGATATAAAGCCTCTATATATTGGGTTTTAATTTTGGTAGTGTCAATTATTCTTTTAAAGTTAGGTACTAAATTATCATTTAAATTGGTATTTTTATAATAATTTGTAATAAGTAATAAAGTATTATCCTCAAAAACAGGTGCTATTTTTTTATAAGTCCATTCATTTGAATTTCTTCTTATATAATCTTGTAATATTTGGGTTTTTTCTAAAGGTAATAATTCTTTTAATTCTAATTTTTTTAAAAAAATTTTAAATTTAGTTAAATATTCTCTACTAAAAATAATAGTATTAGCTTGTTCTATTCTAGAAGTTTTTTTACTTGTAGAATTTTCAAAATATTCCTTAACTCGATGTCTTGGAATATTAGATAATTTACCTAGATAAACTTTATCCCCTAAATTAGTATTAGGGGATTGATTTAATAGTTTTTCTATTAGATTTTCATATTTAGTTTTATCTTCTATTATAATATAATCAGTTGTTCCGTACCAACTAGTATCTATATTATTACTGGAATTTTGGTATATTCCTAAACATTTTACTATCATAATTTTATTATTTCATTATAAATTCAACTAATGACTTATCCATCATCATTGTTTTGAATTTAGATGGGTTATTATTATAAACTGATTTTACCATATTATAGCAGATATCAGTTGTAAATACTTTTTCATTTACAATTTTAGATAATCTTTCAGTGATTGGTTTATCTACAGTATTTGTTTTAGCAAATAAATCTAAGAAATTAATAATTCTAGTTGATAATGTTGATGCGATATCAGCTCTATATTTTTCTTCTTTGCCAGTTAATGATTTTAAAGTATTTAAAACATATTGTTCGTCTTGATTCATTATGTTTTCAGGTGAAATCATTTTATCTAGTTTATTATTAATAAACATAGTAAACATTGAACTAAATTCTGGACCTACTGATCCTTCACCTATCATTTGAATTAATGGTAATGAGTCATCAAAATTCTTAATAGATGAAATTGAATTAAAGAACATTGATATGCTTCTACTATTAACATCTTTAGTTACTAATTCGGGATGCATTAATAAAAAGTTAATACATCTACCATCAATATGATTTTCTTCAGCCCATTTAGCCCAACAATCAATATCATATTTTAATTGTACTGAAATAAAACGTGTTTTTTGTGCGTTGTCTATACTATTAACTAAATAATCTCCATTATCAGGATTAGCAGTTAATATAATATGCCAATCTTTAGGTAAAGACCAACTAATATATTGTTGTCTATCAATTAACTCCATCACAGCTTGTATAAATCTTATATCAGCTCTATTCCAGTCATCTAATAATAAAATACCACCATTAGATTTGTTAGCAATCCATTCAGGTGGACAATATGACATTCGATTCTGACCAGTTGATTTATAACCTAATTTAAGGTATTCATCAAACGCATGTTCATCAATCCAAATAGTCTCTTTATCATCTTTTACTTCAAATTGACGAATTGGAAAACCTACTAAATCACCAATTTCTTCAATTTGTGCTAAATTTAATTTAACGAAATTTAAATCTAACTCTTTAGCTAATTGAACGATGGCTGAAGTTTTACCTATTCCGGATTCTCCAATGACTTCAGTTGATACTGGTAGTTTGCCTTGACTTTGTAGGAAACGATTGTTTTCAACAATATGTGTTAAGAATTCTTTTAATTCGGTTACATTAACCGATACTAGATTTTGTTTTGACATAACTTTTATTTATAAATTAATAATGCTTAAATATACTAAGGTAAAAATGAGAGGCCAAACGCTTCGTCTCGAAAGGCTAAATGGACTTCTTGGACTAATTTCCAATTTGGTTGTTTTCTTAATTCTAGATAATAATGATGAAGAGGTGATTGAGGTTTAGTTATAACAAAAGTCAAACATATGTCCTCAATATAATGACAAGTATTTAAATCATCTGTATCAGCATTTAATATAATTTCTTCCGCTAGATGTAAATCATTTTCATCTTTAGAAAAAATCATATCAAGTAACTGTTGATATATTTCTTCAGTTATAACATGAAGTTTTTGATATTCCATAACCTTTTTATTTACTTAAATATACTAAGACAAAAATGGGAGGCCAAGCCTCCCTTTTAATTAATTATATTTTAATATATCTTCTGCGACATAAATTCCTTGTGCACCACTTACTGTTATACCTCTAGCGGAAAGTGCATCACCAACAAAATGTATGTTAGGATACTTAGTCAGGGCTAAGTTGGTATAATCAACAAGTGGCTCAGGTGATAGATATTTTACTTCAGGAATATATATTCCCCAATCATCTTTTAATGTTGGAAATACTTTTTTCATATCATCAATAAAATCATCAACATATTTAAAGTAACCTTCAAAAGTGTGTCTTACATCAACCATATCAGCCTCTGTTATTTGATGTGCTTCTACATGACCTCCTTCAGAGGTAAGTGATACTTTACGAGATGGAGAGTAATATAAACCTTTACCATCTACTGATTGCAATTGTGATACAACATTTCTTGACCATTCAAATGGATTTTCAATACCATTTAACTCCATAATGATTCCGAAGTTAGTCATATTGTTTCTATAACGTTCATCTTTTTTAGCATGACCATTGTAAGTATAGTTTCCGTATGTTTCTTCTACTGCAACATATGCTGCATTATTGTTAGTACAGAATGAACGTAATGATACTCCTTTATCATCAAATTTTCTATATAACTTAAAGTCATATGAAATATCAATTAATTTTTGGAAGTGATGTTGTGGTGCTTCAAAACGAACACCTATTTGTACTGATTTAGGTTCAGTTGGTAATTCATATTCATCTGCTAGTGATTTACCAAAGTCAATACCTGATTTACCTACAGCAAAGATAAGTTTATCACCTCCTAAATAATATGTTTTATCAGGTTCAGATAATAGATTTAAATGAATCATTACTTTATATTCAGGAGTAGATGGATTAAAATTAATATCAGTTACTTTAGTTTCCCATTGAAAGTTAACACCTTTATCAACTAAATATGAATACCAATTTTTAGCTATTTCTAATAGATAATCAGTTCCAACGTGCCATACTGGGAATAAGCGTAAACCAAAATATGGTTTAATAAAATCAGGTTCAGCATCAGGATTTGAACATTGTACTTCTTCTGGTTTAGGATGAAAACGTTTAAAGTTAGTTATAACTTGATCCATTAACTCCATTGCTTTATCTTCTCCACAGTATTTTTTTAATTGACCACCAATAGCTGTATGATAAGTTAATTTACCATCAGACCAACCACCAGCACCTAACATACCAGTCATTACTTCACTTGGTAATCTTTTATGAGGATCTTTCCCCATATCAATAATAGTAATTTTACCTTTATAGTTGTTATCTACTAGTTTAGTTGCAGCATTAATACCAGCTACTCCAGCTCCTACAATTACAATATGTTTATCCATTCAGGTTTATTATTTAGTTTATTATAAGTTAATTTTTTAATTTTAATTTTGTCATTAATATAAAAGTTTTTATAAGCCTCTATTGTATCTTCCATTCTAAATTCTTCAGGCATACATTGTGGGGGAGGTGTAAAACCATTATCTGAAATTTGAGGTTTGTTTTGTTTTAACCACTCTAATACACTTTGTGTTTTATGCAATTTACCATAACGTTTAGTAAATTGGTCACAAATTTCTAAACCATGTTCTACTAACCAATTATAATGCTGAATGGATTCTCTAACCCATTTTGTTGATGGATGATTCCAATGAGCTCGCTTATAAGGAGCTTCAGTTCCAGTTTCCCAATGAGCTGTACAACACATTTGTGCAGATTCAATTTGCATTTTACGAATATGATCATCTGCTAATTCTTGGGCAGCAATAATTGGATCTTCATTAATATAAAATATATTCATATTGTATAATTTTTAACTTTTAAATATAAGAAGGCTCCTATTAGGAGCCAAACTTACTAATTAGTTTATTTTATACTACATTATATTCTACTCCACCAGTTTTTAAATTAACTATACCCTGAATATTAATCATTCTATAGTCTTTTGTTTGGACATCATAGCAAGGTATTAATCCTTTAGTATTAGGATCATATGGGAGTACTCCTCCTCTTAAATAAGCCTTAACACCTAAACGAGCATTCATTGTTCTTTTTTGCCCATTAGACTTTTTAATAAAAGTAACAGTAAACATTCTTCCTTTAGTTTCTCTTATCTTTTGAGCAGCCTCTTGTTTTGAAATGTTTTGAAGAGGTTGTTCTGAGGGTAAAGTAGATTCAGGTTGATCAGGTTCAGGAGTAGGTTCTGCTTCAGGTTCTGGTTCTATTTTATCTCCTATATTAAGTTCAGGTTCTGAATTAGGATCTGGTTCTATTTCGAAGAGCTTTTTTAATTCTTCTTTAATAATTTCTTTTAATAAGGTTAGTTTCATTATCCTAATTCTTCAAAGTCATCGTTTTTATCTAAATAAAACTTATCTTCTTTACCTTTACCATTTGATAAAGTTAATTCAATATCATTACCTACTAATTTTTTATTAGTAATTGTAACCATCTCTCCTTTTTTAAATACACCTATATCACCTCTTAAGGTGAAATCATCTCCAATTTTAATTTGGACTTCTTGTACTTCTTTAAGGTATTCGTTTAGTTTCATCTTAAATAAATATTACTCTTTAATTTTTTTCTGCAATTGATTAGCAGTTATAGCTTCATATGTCCTATTAGCTACTGTATGATATTTGTGACAATCATTGCATTGTACTTGAACACGAGGCGTTCCTGCCGCGGTGTATCGAGTTTGAGAATGTCTTAAATCATCTGAACCACATTCAGGACAAGTGGTTTTTTCTCCTGTCTCTAATGCTCCAAAATGAGTTTTATGAGGAACATAATTTTTAAGATGATGGAATACTTTCTCTAAAATTACAACATCATTTTTACAATATTCAATCATAGTTTTCATAGCAGTTTGACTATTGTTTAGTACAATATCTTTCCATAAATCAAATCCTCCAGTTTCAGATTTTTCACCTACATTTAAATATTGGGCTATATAATCTAAACGATTACTATTAAATCTAAATTTAGAACGTGCTTGTTTTAAAGTATCAATTGTAGTATAGTTAGGAAAACAAGGTATACCATGGAATAAACATCGTGTTCTAATCCAAGGTAAATCAAATTTATCACCATTATGACCTACTAATTCTTTAGCATCATTAGCTACTAATATAAATTTTTCTAGTAAATCTTTATCATTTTGGTCTTTATCCCATTGTAAAGAATATACTTTATCTTCATCTTCCCATTTGTAACATATACAAATTATTGCTCTTTCTTTGATAATATTACTATAAGGTACATTCAATTTGTAACCTGCAGACCAAAAGAAACCAACATTTGGGCTAGTTTCGATATCAAAAAATAATCTTTTTTTATTAAATTTATTCATAACATATAGTTAAATTTATACAATATAAGAAGGCTCTTTTAAAGAGCCAAACTTATTTTTATTTTTTTCGGATTAATTTTATTCTTAAAGGAAGTTTTAACTCTGCTAAGTTTTCAGGTGGAGTCTCTTCAGTAGGTGTAGTTTCTTCAGATGGAGTTTCAGCAGGAGTTTCTCCTTGTAAATCAGCTTGATTATCAATTTCAGAATTTGGTCCTTCAGCTGCTGGAGGTATACCTAATTCTAAAAGTTGTGATATTGAATTAATAGCATACTCCTCTTCAGATAAGTTTCTTAAATCATATTTTTTACCAGCTATTTTTGCTACATAACCATCAGGAGCATATATTAAATAAAATTCTTGATTATTATGTAATAAAATTCTAAATGTAGTAGGTTTAGGGGCTATTATAAATATTCCTGTTAAATAATCTCTAAATGAAGGTGTTAATAAGTCTATCATAGTATCATTTAAAGAAGAATATTTATTTAGAATAAATTCTAATGGATTACCTTCAAAAGTTAAAGGTTCAGAAACTTTAATAGCTTCAATTTCTTCTCTAATTAATTTTTTTAATTCTTCAAGTGAAGATTTAAGTTTAATTTCTTTACCATTAATACTTATCACATCTTTAAAAAATTTCTTTTTAGTAATATTGTTTTTATCTTTAAAAAACCCATAATCATTATTTTGAGCATTATTTAAATAATAAGTCATTTTAGGATCATGTTTAAATCTAACAGGAAACATACCTATTTTATCTCTTATTTGTGATAGTGTTAATTCTAACATTATTTTTCTATTATAGTTATTAATAAATCTGTTGTACCTTTTATCACCCTGTGATATGTTTCTTTTGGTATAAATATAGTGTCTCCTTTTTGAAGAGCTAAAGGTAATTCATTATCTTTTTGAAATTGCCAATTTTCTCCTTCTAATATAGTAACATAACGATCTTTTTTATCTCTATGCCATTTTAATTCATCATTATCTATATCAAGTTTAAATTCACGTAAACGAGAATTACCATTTAGAATTTCTTGGTAAGGCTTCATTATATTCCTGTTGCAGATATTTCATCAGAACTTCTAAATCCTATTACACCAGGCACTTTTCTGATACTTTCTGATACTTTTTTAGCTATAGCCTCTTTACTAATATTTTCTTGTTTTGAATAAGGGTATGGGTCTATTTTTACTTCAATTCTAGTTCTATCATATTTTGAAGTAGGGTCATTTTCCATATCTATACTACGTACAATAGTAACAGCAAGTAAAGAGCGAATATCAGATAAGATATCTTTTTGATTACGTATTGCTCCATCTGTTATAAGGACACCATCTAAATGGTAGATTTCATCCTGAGATTCGTTTAATAGGTTGCTTAATTTTATCATAATTTATTTAGTTATAGGTTCCCACCAATTCGTACGTTTTTCTTTTTCGTTTAAATTTTCCATTACCAGTATCCGCTAAAGTTTGAACCTCCACCTAATGATTTCCAATAACGTCCTATATTACAAGACCAGTATCCAGGAGTAGTTTTATCTTTTTTCTTATCACAGTTTTGACGAGAAGCGAATGCTTTTCTAGCTTTAGGATCTCTAATTTTAACTGCTAAATTTTGTCCTCCACCAGCTGCACCAAATTGTACTTTTTTAACTTTATCTCCATTTTTAACATAAACATAGAATTTTTTAGAACCACCACGCTTAGGTTTATTTAAAGATACTTCTTTACCTTGATATTTAGCTTCATTTAAAGAAGGGTTTAATGCTTGCATTACATCTTTATACAATCTTTCATTTTCAGAAGCCCAGCTAGGGAATATTTCTTTATATTTTTCATAAAAAGCTTTAAATTTTTGAAGTTTAATAGGATCTAAATTAGTTTCATCTTGATATTTTAAAATTTCATTTTGATCTATTGCAAACTCTATTTTTTTCTTATTAGAATTAGCTAATTTATTAAAAATACTTTTATATATAGGTTCATTATTTATCATAGAACCCGCAAATTTAATATAATCTACAAGACCCATTCTTTCCTTTCTTAAATCTTTCATCATAACTTCATGCTCTTCTTTATTTAAGGCATTAGTATCAGGTGAAAAAGAATGAGGAACATAATTATAAAAGTTAAAATCAATTACTTCATTTAAAGATTGATCACCTACTATAGTAGCATAATCATTCATAGTTAAAGTTTTACCTTCAGTACCTAAATCTAATGCTTTTTCAGTTACCGAGTGTAAATCCATATCTGTTTTAGCATCTTCTTTAGCGTACTCTAACATACGAATAAATAAAGGAACATCCATAGTAATTTTATCAGTTGGATTAGTTTCTTCTTCAACCATTGGTACATCTAAAGCCACAAATTGGTCTTCATAAATACCATAGTTCCCAATGTCAGTATTTTCAATTAACCATCTATCTTCAGGATTCAGATATAATTTTTCCTCATTGTAGAGTTTTCTAACTTCTTTAAATAATTGAAGTTGGGCCTCAGTACCATATCTAAAAGCATTCTCATGTAATGGAATGCCTTTATCTAAATGGTATTGTAAGTTTTTAGAGACTTTATCTTCAGTTAATAAAACATTTTCTTGAAGTTGTTTTGAATTGTCTTCTTGTAATATTAACTCTAGAGTTTCTCTAATTAAGAATTTTATATCTAAATTACTCATCTAAATCTATACCTTGACTTTTAGCAAAACTTGTTCTAGCTTTTTGATATAAATTACTAGCTCCAGTTTTTACTTTATTTTTTAATTCATTATAAACTGCTTTTAAAGCTTCTTCTTGCTTAACATCATCTTCAATATCTAAAGCAGCTTGAAAAGCTAATAAAATATCATCCATTGATGTATTACTTTCTGATAGTGAGTTAGGTTCTTTAATATAGTTAGTTACTTTAAATATGTTATTATCTTTTCCATCTTTCATAGCTTCATGATCATGTTTAATAAAAAACTCTTCGCCTACTGGGTACTTTTTAGAGTTGGTCCAAACTCGTTTTAATTCAAGTCCACTTCTACTATTACTTATAACTTGAGAAACTTCTCCAACATTAGGACCATCCGCTATAAAATCATCAGGTTTTACACTATCCCATTTAACAGGTTCAGTTTTCCAATTTTTAAGAGATCCTTCTCCTTCTTTTAAATGTTTAGTAGCAATAGCAAAAGCCTCTCCTTTATCCATTTTAGGATTTGCTTTTTTTATTTTTTCAGCGTTTTTATTTCTTTTTTTAAGTTTAGCAGGAGTTAATTTTTTCTCTAAAAGAACTTCCTTAATTATAGAAGTTAATTGTCCTTTTAATTGATCTTTCATTGGTAGTTTATTTTCGTAAAGTTTATTGGATTGTTGAAATTTTAAATATCTGTTAATCAAATCTTTTTTCTCAGCAGGTGTTATATCATTAACTGATATTTTATTATCTGTAATTTCTGCTCCAGGGAAATCCCCTAATATGGTAGCGTAAAATAAATCTGCGCTATCTTCATCAGGTGCCCCTTCATCATCAGAAAATGTCTTAATAAAATTAGATTTTTCAGATGAAGGTTCTTTAATAGGAGCTGCTTTAGTAGGTGCACTTGCATCTTCTCCAGTATCTGAGAATACTTGTTTGGAAAGGGTGTTTAATTTTTCTCCAGCATCTTTAGCTATTCTTTTAAGTAAATCTCTATAAGCGTCAGTATTACCCATATTAACATCAACTAAGGGATTATTTTTTACTAAGAAAACAAATTCTGATTTACCATCTTTATCTTCAATAGTATATTCATTACCTTTTCTTAAAGAAGATCTTTCAAGCTCTTTTTGAGTAAAAGCAGGATAAAAATAACCTTTCCTAAATATAGGATAACCAATATTATTACCCCCTCCAACTTTAGTAAAAATAGGACTACTAGCTTCTAAATTAGCTATATATTCTTTTATTTTAGTATCATCAGATAAATCTGCTTCTTTATCAAATTTTAAAATGATAGTTTTTAAAGCTTCACCAATATCTTTTCCTTCAGTACTATATGCTTTAAATACTTGATCTAATTTAGTTAAACGTTCTTGTTTATTTAATTTAGACCAAACATTAGTTAAAGACCATTTAACAATATTATTACGACCTGCGGCGTTACCTGAAGGTACAAGTTTCATTGTTTTGGATTCTCCTCCTGATAATTTTTTTATATGTTGAGCTATAGTAACAGCTTGTCTTTGTTTATCACCATAGTTATCTAAATTATTTATAGATTTTTCTACTTTATTAGGATCATCTGTTATAATACTATAGCCAATAGTAATATCTTTTAAGGATACATTCCCAGTAGGATTCTCATCAGGATTTTCATCTTCAAGTTCCTCCTTAATTAGTTTATAAAGATGGTTTTTTAAAAGTTCGATATTATTCGTCATCTTTTTTTTCTTTCTTTTCTTTTTTAGGAGAAGATTTTTCTAATGCTGCTTTTAATTTTTCTAATACTTGTTCAGCTTTTTCTAATTTAGCAGTATAGTTTGATAATTCACCTCTCATTTCAGGATTATCAATTAGTTTAGCCATTTCAGCTTTTAAATTAGCTACTTGTTTTTCTAAACCACCTACTTTAGCTTGACCTTTTTTAACATTTTCTTTCATTAAAGTTTCTCGCTCTTTAATAGCAGTTTTAGCTGCTTTCATAGCGGTAGCTTCATTTAGATAAGCACCTTTATACCCTTCACCAATTAAATCTAATAATAATTTTTTCTCAACTAAATTCTTTTCAGTAGATTCATTCATAGCTTCTTTAACTAAATAAACATATTTGTCTTTAGTTACTTTATCTTCAAACATTAAGCCTGGGGTAGATGATAATGATTCTTTTGTTGTTTCGTCTTCATTGACTGCTTTACTGCCAATTGGCCTAAGATCTTTAGTATATACTTCATCAGATATTCCATCTTTATTCTGAACTACAGCTACTCCTGATGGATCCATTCCTAATATGGTGCACTCTTCGTATCCACTAGCTGCTGACCCTCTTACTAAGGCTAGGCACTTGTCTCCTTCTTTAAACTTAACTTCTTTATCAATTGAATTTAATTCTGATAAGTAATCAGTAATGCTTTCTTTAATTATGTTTTTTAAGGTTTGGTTTTTCATAAGTTTAGTTTTGATATAAATATTTATATTTCTAAGTTTCTTAGTCGTTTTATATTGCTTTTGATTGCTTTTATAACTTCAGGATCAATACTACCACCATCCCATTTTTCTATATCACCTGCTTCAGTAACATATGTCTCATTTTTAGAATTAAAGTATTCATCAAACATTTGTTCAGCATCATCTATAGTTGCATTTTTATTAGAGTTTAACATTTTTCTTTCATACGCTTCATACTCACCTGTTATTCTCATTTTACCTTCCATTTCAATAACACAATCAAAACATTTTTGATGTATATTATACATTTTTCTATTTAAATGAAAATCTTTCATTGGTTTAGAACAACATGGACAAGTAAGTGGGAATTCAACCATTGCTTTTAAGTCATCATGTTTAGTGACAGTTTGTTTAAGATTATTTTTTATAGTCCAAGTTTTACCGTTTTCTTCCCACACATCACCCTCACCATAAATAATTTTATCTTTACTATAACCGACTTGAATTCTAGTAGCATTTCCAGTATTACCTGAAATAATGTTTCGCATTCTTTGAATGTCTTTTTCTTCGAATTCTCTGTTTAATTGTGACATAACTTATATTCCTAATTGTTTTAATTCATTTATCGTTTGTTCTGTTGAAGTATATAAAATTCCTATACCATTTTTATGTTTCCAATTCATAATAGTATCTTCTCTATCATCAATTAATATCTTACTTGGACCTGATAAATCTGATTTTTTATCTGCTTGTTTAAAGATTATAGGAGTTCCTGGTATATGATCATCAACCCATAATTGTTTTCCTTCTTTGCTTGAGTTATGCCATGAAGGAGCAGTGAGTAAAGTGGGTTTATAAGATTTAATATAACCCCATAATTCCCTACCTTCCGGCATCCAAGGCATTCCTCTCCAGAATCTTAAGCCTACTTGATGGTCAATTATATCCCAAAACATTTCATCTACTTTTTTTTCACCATATTCTCTTTTGGCTTTTTCTCTATATTGATCAGGACTTAGACCAGTGAAGTGTTCAAAGCGACTTTCAAAGTCACAAAGAACACCATCCATATCACAATAGATTTGATAATTTATTTTTGGTTTATCTTCTTCAAATAACTTGCTTATTGATATCATTTATTCAAATATTTCAGGATTTTCACGCCCAAATTCTCTCATTATTATTCCAGCCATTGCATTAGCTTCATTTTCACTATCAGAACCATCCTCTCCATTTAATTCATCATTATTTAAATTTTGCATATGATGAACCAATTCATGAGCTAAAGTTCTTAAAATATCAGCCATATTTCTATTATGAACTACTACTTTTATTTCTTGATTTAAAGGCATGTACCCTCCAAAACTTTTATATTTTTGTGAGTATGACGGTGAGTTGATAATAAAAACTTTAGGTTCATCTATATTTAACCTATCACAAGCATAGTCAACAAATTTTTTCATTAATGGAGCTTTTTGAGGAGTAAATCCTTCATGTAATATTGGGCCCCCTCTGTATTCAAAAGACCCATCATTTTCATCTAATTCTTCATCTCTATAAGGTTCTATAGTAGGTAAAATATTATTTCTATAATCTTCCATAGTAATTTCTTTCTCTTTATAATAAAGTTTAATTAATGAAGGATCATAATTTTGTAATTTTTCAGCCTCTTGTAAATAAACCTCATTATCCTCTATTATATCTAACATTATATGAATTTCTTTAATATAATTTTTAGCGTTAGGGATTTCTTTTTTAAGACCTAATATAATTCTTTCTTCAGATTCATCTGAACCTTGATCTTTAGGTTCATCTTCATAGTATTTAAAGGGAACAAATCTGTATTTATCAGATAATTTATCACCATTTAAAACAATACGAGCTGTCATTCCTCCTATACCGAAAGAAGGTTGTTTATAAAGTAATTTATTACGAGTAGTAGAGAAAAAATATAAATGAGTTATACCTTTTTCTATAAAATATTTTTCATCTTTTTTAAAAAATTGAAAATCTCTTTCATAATTCCAAGTCCCTATCTCTGACCCTTTAAAAGAATTAGATTCTAATATAGATTTTATAGAAGTTATTTTAGTAAAGTGGTATACAGTACCTAATTGTTTTCTTTCAGAAATAATCATATTATATAGTTATGTTATTAATATAAATATTTATATCTCTCTTTTAATTACAGTTTTTAATTCTTCAATATTAGGTTTAGGATTAGGATTTTCTAAATCAAATAATGTTTTAACACATTTAAAAATATCTAAATTTTCTTGTTGTGTTCTAGTAGATTCATAAATTTCCCATCCTTTACCTTGCATTTTTTTACCAGATTTATCTATACCTCTTTTAGTTGATTTTAGCCATAATATTCCAAAACGTTGAGGTTTTTTATCATAACATTCTTCATAACATTTACCATAGATTGCTGTTTGTAAATCATATGTAAGTTTTAAGCTATTAGATGTTTTAATATCTAACACCCATAACTCATCATTAATCTCAACTATTAAATCACAAGTACCTGCTACTTTTTCTTCATCTGAAAATAAATGTACTTCAGTTTCTATTAATGTAGGTTTATAAGTTACCCAAAATTCTACAAAACGTAAAAACATTTTCCAAACATCTGATGAAAATTTAGGTTTATTATATTGATCTAAAAAACTACATTCTTTCCCATTTAAATAATCTTCACATAGATTATGTACTTGAGTACCATCTTCAGCTGCTTTTTTAACAATATATTCAGAAGCATATCCTACTTGTTTTAACCAATCTTCAAAATGTTTACCTTTGGGATAATAGGATAAAACATGAGTAATTGAGGGATAATATTCCCCATTTCTTTGATAATACCTTGAATCTGGCAAAGTAATTTGTTGGTGATCTTCAGATATTTGAAGAATTCTGTCGTAAGATTGTTTCATTATAATTCGAGTTTAAGTGAAAAAAGATCAGAAAAGGTAAATTCTTGGGATGTTTGGATTAGATTAGTAAAATGTTCAAAACCCATATCACTTGGATCTTTACCATCTAATTGCACAACATATAATTTCTTTCCTGAATTAAGTAATTCCTCTGCTATTTTAGTAGTACTTTTTAAAGCATCATTATCTAAAGCTAGATAAATATCTTTTATATTATTTGTTAATAATTTTTTAGTTAATTGTTTTGATAGAGTTTTACCATATAAAGGTATAGCATTTCTTTTAATAGCAATCGCGTCAAATGCCCCTTCACAAAGTATAACAGGTAAATCCCAATTTATTAAATTTTCAAACCCAATTATTAAATTTTTATCAGTAGATATTGCGTCAAATTTTTTAACAGAATCTTTTTCAAAAGAACGAGCTATAAAATAATTTAATTTACCTTTAGAATCATAATTAGGAATAATAATTTTATTAGCGTATCTTCCAGTTTCACAATATCCAATTTGATACTTAAGTATATCTACAGGTGTTATACCGCGTTTTTTAACATAAGATAACGCGTGTCTTGCAATAATATCTGCTTTTGATATATTATATAGAGGTTTATATTCCTTTGGTAATTCAACGTTAAGATTAAATTCTAATTTATCTATTTTTGTTGCAGTTCCTAATATAAAATTTAATTCCGAATATTTATTTTTTTCTACTTTTATAGTTTTAAATAAAGAAGATATAGTTTTACCTTTAGCATCACACGCCCAACAATGCCATGGATTTTCATTTTTAGAAGTAGGGACTAAGTTTATTTCTAATTTGGGTTTTCTATGATTACATAGAGGGCAATGAAAGGCATAGTTACCTTTAGAGGTAGCATTGCCTTTACCTAGTACAGATTGTACTAGACCTAATAATATTCCATTTACCATAACCTTATTTTTATTTAAGATTCTCTTACATCAAAAAGAGTGTTAAATTTTTTTAAATCTAATTGCTTTTGTGATGCAAAAAATAATATTGCTCCTTCTAAAGATGCAGATTTAATAGAATTAATAGCTTCATTTGAATTTTTAGCGAAAAGACTGTAACGTTTCATAAGGATTATTTTTTATTTAATATAATGAATTATTTTTGGGAGGCAAAATCTTTTTTATAAAATTTTCCAAGAATATTATCATTTATATACTCATTCTGCTTTTCTAAAACTTCATTTATAAAAAGATATTTAGTTTCATAATAAGTAAGAAGTTTCTTAGTAGGAACAAATGTAAGTATCTCCCTTGTAAATTCCAAATGTTTTTTATCTTTTATTAACTGCTTTATTTCAGTATGTGAACCATAATAGGTTTTCCAATCTGATTCTTTAATTACAGTTTTTTTCTTGCTAGCTCTACCATCAGTAATTAAGGCTAATTCCTTTTTACCTAAAGCTTTTTTCTGAACTGACATTAATTGTTTTTTACCTAAGTATTTTCTTCCTGTAGGGGTGTGTGTTACAACATAGATAAACCCGAAAGTATTTTCGGGCATGTCTGATAATTCTTTTATTTCTTTTCCTTTATATAACCACATAATTTTTGTTTTTAAATATCATATTTTACTACTATTGTTGTATCTGCTACTGAAGACAGGGATAAGGGTTTAGCTAATTTAGCTACTACTAACAATTCATTTCTTTCATTATATAGACCTACAGTTGTAACATAGGGAGCAAAGAATGAACTAGTAGCAAAATCCCTTAATGAACCCGAATTATCAGTTGTTATAGTAGGATTAGTAGACATATTAAAATCATTTTCTCCTATTTTACAACGGATTTCGTTTTCATAAATTATATATTCACTTTTAAATCCTATAATACTATTAGTCATATTATTTATTTTTAATTAAAATTTATTCAAATTCAAAAATAGGAGGTGCTGCATTTGTTATATTCACTAACACTGTTCCAGGATCAGTAAATGTATCTCTATCAATATCAATTGTTAAATCTACAGTAGAGTTAATATTATCTACATCTATTAAAGCTTCTGTTGGATATATGGTTGTATTTCCCCCATCATTACGTATAGCACCTGTTGAATCTTTAATAACAGTTGAAACTATACCTTCTATAGAACCATTTTCTTTAGTTATTGTTGTTATATTATTAGCAAGAGAACTTCTTAATCCTAAAATTTTAACTGATACTGTTGGAGTGGTTTCTTGATAGATATATATACTAGATGAAGCGTTAGTTGCTAAGTTGTAAGTAGAGCCATCATGAATATATTGAATAGAAGTTCCAGAATTTAAAAAGCTATTTTTTATTTTTAATATAAAAGGTTCATATGAACTAGTAGGAGACGGAGTATATTTACTACATGATACTATTAAAGTATTTGAAAATGAAGATGATAAAACAGCACTACAACTGTTAAAAGCTTTAAAATATATAGGGGTTATACGACTAGGAACTGGTGAGGTTAAACTACTACTTACATTAATACTGATGCTGCTACTATTAATACTATTATTATTTATATATGAACCCGTATTAGAAGTAAAAGTTGGTGAAGTGCTATAATAAATTACAGTGTAAGGTGAGTCTGAAGCATTAACTATACCTCTATCAATTGTGTAAGTAAAATCATAAAGTAAATCTTCACAAGGAGTTGTTCCTGAATATAATATAGGTGTTATACATGAAGCGCATAATGGGTTTAAATAATATCTGTAAAATATTTGAGGGATATCATTACATGGGTAAATATAATCTACAGTACCCGATATAAAAGATTGTTTAAAATTTACTGTAGGGCCAAAAAATGTTGAACCTACTGAATAACTTGAAGTCACTACAGAACCTGATAAAGGTCCTGTAGTAAAAACTTGTTGTATTCCTGAACTAGTTAAGTATCCTGTATTAGCCATTTTTAATTATTTTCACAACTTGATCCACTATAAATATAAGTTCTTCCATATACATTTAGTAAAGAAGAAGTAGAAACACAATTGTTGCTATCTATAACAAATGTTGAAAATGTTCCATCATTAGTTGAACCTAAGTCTAATGGAGAAGTTGTTGATGAGTATTGCGCATTTGAACTAGTATTAACAGCATAATATGTGTAAGTACCATTTCCTCCAGTTGCATTAAATATTATTTGATTTGAACATGAATTTATGTATGAGGCTGTAACATTAAATAATATTGGATTAGGTTGAGTTATATTAATTATTTGATAGAAGCTTTGGCAATCATTTAAATTATTATTACTAATTTGTAATGTATAACTTCCAGTTGATAAGTTTGAAGCAGTTATACTATTATTAACAAAATTAGCTAAAGGAATATTATTATAAATACTTTGTCCGGGTTTACTTAAATATACTGTTAACCCTTCATCAATTATATTAGTAATGTTAACAATTAGAGAACCATTTGAACCACTATAACAAGTTACATTAGATTGAGTAACACTACCTGTTAAAGGTATAGCTGTATTTACAGATAAAATTGAACTAGTAGTACATCCAAAACTACTTGTTAAACCTATAGTGTAAGAAGTACTCCCTATCCCTGTAAAGGTAGCAGGTAAAGCTGAACTAGTATTATTAACTGAGGCGGATATTGCTGTACCCCCTGATATATAAATTATACCGTTAGAAGCCATTGAACATGGTTGTTTTTGTATTTCTATGTTAGCAGTTACTTCAGGGTATTTTGATGAAAAGGATTGAGTTACTATATCCCCTAAATAATCCTTCACATAAATTTTATTATTAAAAGAAGAAGTCATACTTCCACTTACAATTACATTAAATAGATTTAAAGAGCCTGTCCAAGTATTACCTTCATTTAAAGAGTAACTATAATAAGGTACCCCATAATTTATAGAGAATGTAACAGGTAAACTAGCTGTAGAATTAAAACAAGCTGATTGAGTTATTATATTTTCTATTTGTAATGGATTTGAAGTAATATTTAAATTTATAGAAGCAGTATTACTAGATACTAAATTATTATTTAATATGGTATATCCTATTTTATATTCTCCTGGTATATAATTAGATTGTTCGTTTAATATAGTTATAAATCCATTATCATAAGTGAAAGTTGGAAATGTATATCCTTCTATAGAATGGGTAGTAAAACTATCAAAAAGTATATTACCACAATCTGAATAATCGTTTCCTAATATATCAAATATTTTTGGTGTATCTAAATTTAAGCTAGAAAAATAATCATTTACAGCTGTTGGTGGTAAATTTAAAGAACATAAATAATTTTCATTAGTTATAACTATTAAACCAAAAGAATAAAAAACATTACCTATTAAAGATGAAGAAATAGGGTTAAGATAATTTTCTTCATTATAATAATCAAAGAAATTTCCTTCACCATCATCCCTTAAATAATAAGTAGAACTTGACATAAATACAGAATTAGGGGATAACCCGGAGCCAAATATATTTTGGTCAATTGATATAACTGCTATTTTACTACCTCTATCCCCGTCATACGAAGTATCATCGTATAAACCACCTCCATCATAGATTATACCTTCATCATAAGATGAAAAATTAGGATTACTACTGCCTGTTTTTTGAGGTAAATATCTTAAAGTAGTTAATAATGAAGAACCTGATGATAAAGTAGATTGTTCATAATTAATGTATGAAGATGATTTAAAAAATGAGCCTGTGTTGGAACCTGATATATAGTTTTTATAGAAAAGGTGTTGTATAGAAGAAAATATTAGTCTTCTATATTCCTCATTTGTAGTTTCAGTATCATTAGTAGGATTAAAAGGTGAAATAGAAGTGATTGGTATGTTCTCTCCTATATAAATTTTAATACCATTTTCCGATAAAGATAAACTATTAACCTCCCATTGCTTATTAGCTATATAGGAGGTTAAAGTAATATCATTTGAACTTAATGTTTTATATGAAAAACTCATTCATTAAAAATCTAATTTAACTCTAACAAGAGCTTCTTTTGTAAAATTCTTTGATAAGGGTTTTGATAATTTAGCTACAGCTAATAATTCATTATTATCATTATATAATCCAACTGTAGTAATAAAAGTCTCAGGGTTGTTAACTAATGAAGGATAATAAAATTCTCCACTACCACTAATCATAGATGGGTTAGTAGTATAGTTAAAATCATTATTTTTGATTCTAACAAATATATAATCAGAAGTTATAGTTTCTTCACTATTTAATGAAAAATATTTTCCATTATTAATAGCATTAAATAATCCCAAATTAGTATTACCTAAAGTAGTAGAATTATTTCCAGTTCCTGGGATTAATCCTATACCTCCAAAACTCGCAGATAATGATAAAGCTCTAGCATTTAATATAATTAAACCTACATCTGGTAAGAATTTACCATATGATCCTGATACTGTATATCCAGCCGCAGAACTAGATGCTATGATTGATGTAGTTGAAGCACCGTTAGAACCACTTACTATGTCAAATACTCTACCAGCATCACAATAATTTAAAGTAGTTACTTGAGTGCTGTTATCAGTCAATTGAATTAAAGATTGATTAGTACCATCAGAACCTGATAAGGTTAAATTGAAAGTACCAAGGAATAATTTTTCTTTATAATTAGCTCTACCTATGTTAAGAACATAAAAATCAGGAGAATTAGTATTACCAGCTCCAAAATTAAAATTTGTATTTTCATCTCCATTAACTAAGGTTCTATATTGACCATAAGTAATTCTTGTTGGGGATAAACCTGCGACAGAAGAATTAATAGGGACTGAACCTGAACCGTTTACCTGCCCATAAGCAATTGAAAATTGAGGCAAGGCTGTAGGGTTAGTGGTAGGATTTTCAGCATATACTTGTAAATAAGCATTATTGTTTATAGAGGTTGGTGATGTGAAAAAATTAGATAGAGTAGTTTGATTATTACTCCATAATATAGAAGTTATAGAATCAGCACTTACTACAAAATCTTCAGCGTTAAATGATATAAAGCTCATATTAGTTTTTTATTAGCTAGTTACTTTTGTTATTGTTACAGGTACTGTTATTCTTGCACCTGAATCTCTACCTGTTAAAGTTAAAATAGTACTTAAAGATGTTCTTGTACCAAATAAAGTATTAACAGTAGTAGCTGTTAAGTTTATAGTTGAACCAATTACAGTTCTAGAAACATTAGTACCTATAGTTGTTGATGAATTTAAAGCTTGAACTTCAGTAGTATTAATACCTACTCCATTAAAAGTTGATAATAATCTAGAATCTCCGATTGTAGCAGTATATCCTGAAGATTCAAACGCTGTTGAAGCTCCTAAATAGTTTAAAGTTTGAGGTGTAATAGCTAATGTAGCTCCTTGTTTTAAAGTAATAGATGAATATCCTATATCCAACACAGGTAATTTAGCTGTTCCTCTAGGTAAAGTTATTAACTTATACTTCATAATTTGAGTTTCATCAGGAAATGCCTCTATTATAGGCATAGCTTCAATAGCTTCACCGTAAAATGCTGAACCTGATGGATGGTTTGGATTATATAAAGTGTAATCTATTTCATCATCTGATAAAGCGAATTGTGTGATTCTAAATGAACCATCATTTTTTGCTAATAGTTCTCTTCCTTTTTTAGTAAGGATGGCATCAACTGTTACTGTTGTATTATTTAAATATCCCATTTTTATTTTTGTAATTACTAATTATAAATATATGTATTTTTTATTTTTTAAATTAAATTTTGTGATTTTAAATTCTTAACTACATTACCTGCTTCTTCTTTTAAATTATTATTTATATTTTCTGGTAATACAATTCCTCCTGAGGTTTGTCCGTTATTTTTTTCACCTATTATTATTATATTGGTTTCGTCAGGTATTTTACTCATTATAATGAAATTTAAAATTTTTCCTATTTCTCCTGGAAGTGAGTTTTTATTTATACAGGATATATTAGGTATATCATCTCCTAATACCTCTATTACTAAACGATTAGCGTAAGAACCTGTACCGAAAGAGCCTGAGCCTATAGGTCCTTGTGGTGGTATTATTTTAATAATTTCTTTTTCAAAATCAGATGTAAATGGATATTTATTAGCTTCATGATTATAAAATCTAATTAAATCTCCAGGTTTAGGGTTAAAAATTTCATTTATTTCTTGAAATCCATAAACATTTATAGACTCAGTTGGTAAAGTTTGAGTAAAATAATTTACTTCCCCTACAGGTGAAGAAACATATTTTGAATATAAAGTAGATAAATCATATGAAGCAGTTAATTGAGTAAATTTATTATACTCATTTGCACCTCTTTCAAAATACCAATTATCATCACTTACTGAGCCTGATTTGTACCCATTGTCTATAATTACAGTTGTATATATTAAATTAGGAGCGTCTGTTAAGATATAATTTTCACCTAAAGCACCTATACCTAAATCAACTGATGGATTTTGTGTAAATCTTATATTAGAGCTAGTATTAGTTCGGTTAAAAATAAAAGTAGTTCTAATAACTCCTTCTGAACCATTTAAGGGTTTTAAAGTTAAAGGTATAGATGTTCCATTCACTTCTCCTTGATTAGGAGGCAATTCAATATAACCGTCAATTTGAAAAGTAGCAGTTATTGATAAATTATCATTAAATTCAATAGGGAAAGGACCACCTGAACCTGTATTAAAAGTAAATGAACCAAATGAGTTTAACTCATTAGTTAAATTAAAAATAGCTTCAGTACCTGTGGATTTAACTTCCATCCAACCAATCCCATCATTGAAATTATAGTCTGGGAGTTGATAGAAATTTAAAGGGCCTATATAATTTCTAATTACACCTCGACCATAATCACTAATAGATATATAACCTGCGGGTAATGTCATATATCTTATATCTTCCCACATATTAATTACTGTTCCATTAGTTTGGGTTAGATTATCTACACTTTGATGAGGAAAAGGTATTGCGATTGAATATGGACCTTGACCACTATCCCTCCATAATAACATTGCTTGATTTCCTGGAGGGGATATACTCACAGTCACTTCTATTTGACCTGTTATTCTTTGGTATATAGTATCATTTGAAGCAAACCTTCTAGTTACATCAAATTGTATTCCTGAATTTAAAATTGCTGATATAGAAGAACCATCAGTGTTTAAAGGAGGAGATAATGTAATAGGTGTTATTAATGAAGGTGCTCCTATTTCTATAAAATTAGTTACTGAAGATGTTATTAATGAACCTGATGCAGGATTTGATGATGTTATTTCGTTTTCTAAATTAAAATTTAAAGAGGCTTGTGTTGTTCCACTTAATGAATAGTTTTGTAAAATAGGTTCATATCTAAATCCTCCAGCATATATAGGTTTTAATCCATTTATACGTTTTTGTTTTGAAGGTTGATTAATATTTTCTAATGCTATATTAGCTTTAGTTTTATTAAAGATATTTTGAACATCAAATACATTCTTATTAGCCTCTGTTAATTCTATTACATTAGAAGAACTATCAATTAGATATTTAATATTAACATTAGTTCTACCAGGGAATGTTAAAGATTGAGATGTTAATTCATTAAAATAAGCAAATTTAACATTATTATAATCAATAGTAGCTTCTGAACCATATGAACTATCTCCTGGAGTAAATATATTATAAGCAGCTGATATATTTTTACTACCTAAATATCTAGGAGTTATATGTCTATGTAAAGTATAATTACTATCTTGTACAGTAGAATTTAAGAAAGGGAAAGCATTTGTTCTTAAATTTAAAAATAAACTAGATGTTAAGAAATTAAAATTAACAGGTATTATAGGGTTATAAGAGTAATCTATATCTAAATAACGATTAGAAGTTCTAGCTCCTATAACATTATTTAAAACAGGATTAATAGGTAACCTTGAAAAATTATTTATTACATCTTGAGAAGAAGATATAGAAATAGAATTATATTCATAAACTATATTTTCTAAAGATTGTGAATGAACTATAATTTCTGTTCCACCTAATTCACCTGTAAATAATTCTCTTCTATCAGTATTAACTATATTTATACTTCCTGATAGATATTGGGTTGTTATAGTATTAGTAGTGTCCAAATCAGTGTCTAATCCATTAGAACCAGTTATGAAAGCTGCTTCTATAGACCCACTAAATTGAACAAATTCTAGTGTAGGTTCTTGTCTTGCTGTTTTATTTCTTTCTAAAATATGAGGTTGAATTACTATACCTGTTGATAAATTAGCTTTAGCAGGAACAAAATCTTTTATCATTTTGAATAATGAATTATCAAAGTAAGATAAAAGTTTTATTAAATCAAATACATTTTGAGATTTAGAATATTTCTGGAAATAAAAATCCCTTAACTCATTTAAAGCCGGGTATGAACCTGATGATGCTAATCTTGGGTCACCAATGTATTCATCTATGTTAAAGTTACCTAATTGAGCTATAATATCTTCATTAATTGAATCTTGAGGTGAAATTGCTACTTCAACTATATTTAAATCTGTAGTATAAGGGAAAGTTTCAGGTTTTTGTATTGAAATATAAGGAGTTAAAACATCTCCAGATACTAAATTAGGATCTGCTATTCTTACTTTTTCATCTATTTCTGTAATGCTTCCTATATTAGGAGTATTAACTAAAAAGGTTTCATTATTAGTTTTATATGAAGATGAAATATAATTATTTAAAACAGCTTTAGAAGAAGTTATAGAAGCACTTGTAAATGAAGCTGTTACTGCAGGATGAACTGAAAATAATGAAGCAGTTATAGTATTATCTAATTCAGAACCTAAAGGTAATCTGAATATTAGATTATTATAAGAACTTGTTACCCCGTTAAAGCTAATAGATCTTGGGTTTAGGATATGATCTTTAAAATCTGATATAGGAATTGAATCAATCCAATATCTAAATTCTTGAATTGAGCCTGAAAATGGGTGATCAGTTGTTCCACCTAAATAGAAAGTATTGGGAGAATTGAATACTGCATTACTTGATGTTAAGGTTCCAGTTATAAAAAGTGAACTAGAAGTTAAATATTGAATACCATTTGAATCTTTATTTCCAACAGTTATAGTATAATATTGATTTTGAGTTAAATTTGGAGTTACTAATGAGTTTAAATCACTTAATAAACACACAGTAGATTCAAAAGTTCCACCATCTGCTATTACTCGTGCTTGAAAATCACTAACAAGTTGATTTATACTAGAAGAAGGAAATAAACTAAGACTACTTGATTGTTTTGTAATATTTAAATTCCACCAATCCTTATTATAGAAAGGTAAAGTAATTTGAGAAGAAGTTATAAAATTAGTTCCACTTCCTGATACTTTAAAAAATAAAGAAGCATATGAACTAGTACTTGGAGTTATACCTACACTTAATCTATTATCTTGAGATTGTAAAAGGGATTGAGTTAATGAAGATGTATTATCAAATTTAAATCTAAATTCAAAAGTATCAGGATAAACATTATCAAAACCTGTATCTAAATATTGTTTATAAGATGGTTGAAATGGTATAGCTAAACTAGCAGTATTATTTAATTTTAAACTATAATTAAACTTTTCATTAAATTGTTCAATTATATCTTGATCTTTCTTATTACCACCATATTCTTTTACTTTTAAAATAGTTTCAGGGATACCAAAACAGTTGATTAAAGCGTTTAATCCTGTTCTTGTACCACGAGTCTTAAGTAAATAAGGTAAATTGTGATATAACCTTTTATATGTTTCTTTTACGATATCATTATCAGGAATAGTATATTGAGATGCAGTTACATAATTATTAATTAGATAAGAACCTGTAGATGGTAAAGTACTATTATTAGAATCAATTCCTAATAATGTTAAATATAGATCTTCTTGATTTCTTGAATTAGTATAAAGTTTGATACCAAAATTTCTTAAAGTATCAGCTACTAAATCTTTAGAAATACCATAATTAATTCTATTATCAGCTACTTGTAAATTAGTAATATCTTTTATATAAGTCCAAATATAGTCATAATGTTGACCTAACATAGAAGTAAATAACTCTAAGTTAGCATTTTGAGAATCAGCTTTTATATATTCAGGTAAATTATTCCAAACATAATTTTTATTATTAATATCATAATCATCAGCATCTAAAATTTTACCTCCATAATATGGTGAAGTATAATCAATTGAACCAAACCAAGTTAAAGCAGCTGATGTTGTAACTGCAGAATTTATATAAGGTTTAGTTGAATTAATTTTAGGCCATGAATTACTTCCAGATTCATAATATAGAAAATATTCGTATCCATCAAATTTTTGAATAAGAGTATCTAATTGATTTTGTAAATTGATTACACTAGCCGAAGTATAAGTTATACTAGAAGAAACACTTAAATTATTTATTGCATTAATATCTGATTGAAGAGATTGAATTTGAGTTAATTTATATTTAAAATTCTCAAGTCTTTCTTTCGCTGATGAAAAGTGAATAAAATTATAAAATTCGGTATAATCAACTGTTATTTCAATACTTTTTTCATCTAACCAAGATTGTAATTGTTGGTAAGAAGAGGAAATATTAGAATTTAATAATGTTGATAAATTTAAATAAGGTGTAGTTAAGTTAGCTTTTTCAGCTAATTCAATATTAATATTTGGACCTCTTAAAGATATAGTATCAAGTGTGGCTTCTGCTAAAAAAGTTGTATCAACTTTAAAAGCATAAGGCTCAGAAATACTTTCTACAATCCAAAATGTATCTTTTAATTTAATATTGGTAGGTAAAGGCTCATATAATTTAATATATAAATTAGCATAAGCTTCATTTGAATTATCAAAAGCTACATTAACCCCTATGTAAGTTTTATTATCACCAAAATTTAAGATAAAATCTGAGTAGTAAGCTTTTGAATTTCTTTCAGTGATAAAAGTTAAATAGGATTGTCCTAAATCAGTATATGATATATTATTATTAGAAATTTTAATTTCAGTTCTATCTGATGAAATTTCAGATATATAGAATTTATTAGTTTCTGAACTTAGAAATAAGGGTCTGTAAAAATAATAGGTTATATCATATTGACCTTGATTAATTCCAAATGATTCTAAATCTACTTTAGGATTTAATTCAATTTGATTGTATAAAGATGTCCCCTGGACTGTTTGTCTAGTAGTATAATTTCTAAAATCATAAATAGAATTTAATATATCCCCATTAGGAGATACAACATGTACTTCTACTTTATCATCAGGCAGACCAAATTCATTACTAATATCTAAAGAATTTAGTAAGGATTCATCATTTATTTTATAATCTTGATTTACAAATTGATTTGAATCAAGTTGTGATATATTTGTAATTTCCATTATGCTGATGCAGTTAAATCATCTATTGTTTGTTGTAATGTTAAATTTTCAAGTCTAAGCTGGTTGATCTCATCTAATAAAGCGTCTATTTCTCCTGAATTTTGATTTACACCAACATATTCTGTACTTCTTTTTATTAATTCTAAATGTGAATTAAAATCTCCCTCAGTAGGTATTTCATAGAATAAATCATTATAATAACTAAAAAATTGATTTACAGTTACTGCTGATGAAGTTACTTCAGTTTGGGGTTTAATTAATTGTTTAAATTCAGTATCAATTACATTAGGATATGTAATTTTACCATAAACTGTTTTATTTAATTGAACTACTTCAGCCATTATCTAATTACTTTAAAATAATTTAATGGATCTTCTATAATTATAGTTTCTCCATTTGAAAGTATAGTTTTTATCACAATTTGATAATATCTTTCAGGTTCTAAACCATTCATATATATTTTGAAATAATTACCTGTATTATCACAACTTACTTTAGTAAAAGTAGTGTCAAAATCAATTATTACTTCTTCAGTTTTAGCATCTTTTAAAGCCCAATAAGTTGTTGATGGTAAAGCTTTAGCATTTAAATATACTGATGTGGTGCTAAATGATCTAGCAGGGAATTGATCTCTTGCTTTTAATTTAAAAGTATAAATTGTCCCTTCAGGAAATTCATTTTTTAAATTAGAAATTACTAAATTGAAATTTGAAGAAGTTATTTGGGTTAAAGAGGAAATATAATTACTATCATCCCATTTTAATTCTATTTGTGGTGGATATATTGTATGAGTATCCATTGAAAAGAATTTAGTTCCGAATGATGATGTAGTATTGTTTTCTATACTACTACTTTGTTTTAATAAAATTCCATAATTAGAATTAGGATTACTATACCAATAATTTACTAATGAAGTAATATTCATATTAATATCTTTATCACTAGTATAAACAAAACTTTGAGAGTAAGCTACAACATCATAATCTCCTCCAGGAAGAGTCCATGGAAAATTCCAAGTACATCCAGTAGTAGTAATAGGAGTATCAGCAGCTTTACCTAATCCCATATCCCAATTTGTAGTTACTCTATGTCCTAAAATAGTATAATTTGCAGGTAAAAGAGCATTTGCTAAAAATAATTTAAGAGAAGCACTATAAGCACTTCCACTAATATTATTTGTAATTACATCTTGAAGATTAGTATTAGAAAATTGAATTAAGGCTCTTGTAGTATCTAAATAAGTAGAAGAGTCGTAAGCATATCTAAAAATTTCTAATATTTCATCTCTACCAAAATTCTGAGATGAACGGTATGATGAAATGAAAGTGTCTTTTTCAGGGAATATTTTGTATACAGCCATAAATCTAATATATAATATAAATATACATTAGATAAATTTTTTTAGAAAGTAACTACTCTACCTTGTATATCAGTTGTTAAATTTTTAATTTCAAAAATACTTGGGTCTAAAGAAGGATAAACTATATTATTAATAGTAGCCCCTTTAATATCATAGGCATATTGTGAATATCCTGAGCTGGTCCCAGCTTTATTTATTATTTCTACTTTTTGGACGGTTTGAACACCTTCTATTTGATCTAAAATACTATAAATATCAGATATAATAATAGGTTGATTAATTTGCCATTTATCTATATTAAAATAAGATTGTAAAACACTTAAACAATTATTTATAATTAATTTATTATTATAATTAGGTCTAACTACTACATCAAAATTTACTCCAATATTAATAATAAAAGCATCTTTTATATTAACAGCATCAGTTACCATTCTATATTCAGAAAGAAATGTTTTTAAATTTTGTTTTAAAGCTAAGTTAGAAACTGTTAAATTACCTGTTGTATTTTTAGATAAAATATATAATGAAAGGGCATTAGGATTTTGAGTAGCTAATAAATCTGTTGAATAATTAGCACTTATACCCATATCTTGAGTAATAAAAGCTTTAGAAATTAAACCATATTTAGAAGGTAAAGATAAAGTTCTAATAATATAATCATCCTCAGTAATAGTTCTTAATTGTGTAGGATACATAGCTAAAGAATTTTGTCTTATTTCTTCATTAGTATCTCCATCTCCTCCACCAACTGCAGCAACTTCATTAGTGAATGCTAAAGAATTAATTACTGTATTTTGCATATTAGGGTCTAACCCTTCTCCTGCGAAAGTATTAGTTCCTTCAATTCTTCTAGTTAAAGTATTAGAAGGTATATTTGAAATAGCTCCTCCTCCTTTTAAATAAGTTACTGTTAAAGTAGTATTTGAGGGTGCTAAACCATAAGTTTGAGTATATAAAAAATTTGAAGGATCCCAAGCGGTCATCATTTTATCAACTCCATAAGGTAAACCTAAACCTATATTATCAGGATTAGGAATAATTTCCTCATCAGCGCCAGATGAAACACCTGGTCCGAATTGTAATTCTAATGAATTATTTGTTTTAAAACGTGAAACAAATCTTCTAGGTACTTTTTTTAATTTTAATAAATAAGGAGTTGTATCGTTATATTGATATAAATTAGGGTCATTAGTAGCAGTATTTTCAGTAGCTTCAAAAATAGTGTCTTGAGCTAAATAAGGTACTTCATACCACTTATTATTATCAGAATCTGTTACTCCAATTATAGAAATTACATTAGAATCAGTAAGTGTTACGGTAGGATAACGTTCAGGATTACCAAATGTAAATGTTGTTGTAGTTAAAGCTCCAGCCGTAGCTTTCGCTGTTTTTTTAAGTAAATAAAATAAAGGATTACCACTAATATCATTAGAGTAAACTGAAATATCTATAGGGGAAGATCCAGAATTAGAAAAATCTACTTTCTCATTTATATAAAATGATATATTCCCATTAGTATTAGCTTGCAATTGAGTTCCTTCTTCTAGAATTAAAGCATATCCGAAGTCAGGTATGTATTGATTATTATTAATAGTAGAAGGTACTACTTGGTACACACTTACTTCAACTGATGCAGCACTTGTTACTTTAGGACGATATCCAAAATTATAAGCTAATGCTAATAAATTTTTTCTTTGTTTAGCAAATTGTAGAAAATTTTCTTGAATTTGATTATCAGTATAAAATGATAAAATATCCCCAACATATGAAGCCATCTCAATAAGCATCATACCAGGTGACGCTTCTGTAAAGTCATTATAAGTGTTAGGATAATAAGTTTTAGCAAAGTTAATTAACTGTGCTTTTAAACTATCAAAGTCTTTATTTAAATATTGTACTGCTTTAGTATTAGCCATTATTAAAATTTATTAAAATTTCATCTTGTATATTAGTGTTTATTATAGAATAACTAAAATATACTTGAATTAAATTTTGGTCTGGAGATGTGTTTACTGTTAATTTATCTAATTTAATTTGAGGGAAATAATCTGTTAACCCAAATTTAATAATATCTTCTATATTTTGAACAGTACCTTGAACTATTTGTTCAAATAATTGTTCTCTTATCCCTGCTCCAAATGAAGGATTCATTACTCTTTCTTTTTTCCCTGTTAAGAAAAAATTTAAAATATTAGATTTAATAGAATCTTTAGTGGTATAAGTAATATTTAATCCAGTAGCTCCGTTAAAAGGGACTTGAATTCCTATTCCTTTACTAGGTTGTAAATCTAAAGGACTAATATTAATTATACTATAAGCCATTAAATACTACCTTTTTCTTTTAAAGCACCCATGAATTTTGAAAAATCAGGTACTACATCAATACTTACATTATTTATATCTCTAACAGGACCTTGCGATTTTATCATTTCATCCACAGTAGCTACTACAGGGGTATTAGAACCACCCATCATATTTGGAGCTCCTCCAGACCAACCTACAGCTTGTGAAGCGTTAAATTCACCTCCATTTAAAGTTCTCCATTCACCGGTTTGAGCAGTTTCATTTAATAAATCTAACATTATATTACCAGTTGAGGGTATAGGTTTTCTTTCTTCAGCAATTATGTCTGAGAAAGTAGGTTTGTAAGTAGAATCTACTTTAGAGTAAGGTTTAGTTACTATTTGAGGTGATGTAGATTGGATCCCAGGTTTACTAGAGGATTTTACAGCTTCAAGTAGAACTTCTCTCATTTCTTCTTGAATGGCTTTCTTTACTTCTTCTCTTATAATTTTTCTAAATGCATCTAATTTCATACATATAAATATTTAATATTAAAACTTATTTTAATCAGGTGTTACAGGACCCCCAATAGTATCATTAGGATTATAACCTGCTATAGTTGTTAAATCTATTACTTCTTGATCTGTAGGTGAATCATTACCTGTATCATTAGTACGGATTTGATTTTGTTTATCAATATAATATTGACCTTCTTTTATTAAAACTTGATCATCAGGAGCATAAGTAGGTGTTCCCTCATATTCAATTACTCCTCTTTGATCAGCTACTACTACTCTTCTTCTTAATAAAGAAATACCTTCATCAACTACTTCTTCTTTAATTATATTAATTGAATAGCCATTATATAATTGAGGTAAATTAGAAGTTTGAGCAGTAGGGAATAATTCATCTATAATACTTAAACTATTATTTAAAGAATTTATACTTCCTTGAACATTACTTAATAAACCTTGATCATCACTTGTATAAGGACAAGCTTGAAGATTTTGATATAAAATATTAAGACCAGTTAGTAATCTAAGTATTTGTTTTCTTATACGTTTTATATTTAATAAAACAGGTCCTTTTAAAAAGTTAGATACTATATTTGTAATTTTTTCTAAATCATCAATATTTTGATTACTTTTAGAGATAGTATCAGCTTGGGTATTAGTTGACGCATTAGTTTGTGAGACTACAGGTGAACCTCCACCTCCTACTGCTAAAGGTGTATTTAAACGTTTTAATATTTTAACTACAAATTTATATACTTTAATTAATACATTAATAATTCTTACAATAGTATTAATTAACTTAACAGTAGCTTGTATTTGAACAATGGCTTTATCAACTGCTTTTACTTGTTTAACTAAAAACCCAACACTTTCTCTAAATCTCTCAGGTTTAATTATACCTGCTAATTTTTTATTTATCTCGGCTTGTTGATTACCTAATGATAAAGTAATTATATTAATTGGTGATAAAAATGGAGTTAATTTTCTAGCAAATGATTGTAATATAGAAATTTTAGTTACTATAGACTGAGTAGGATCGATAGTATCACTTGTAGCAACTAATGCTAAATTTACTTGTTGTATTGTTTTAACTAATCCTTCTCCACCTGGTATAATTTCAATTAAATCATCAGGAGGAATTATATCCTCTAACGCTAACCTAATTTCTTCTATAGATGCTTGATAGGATTGAATTCTAGTTTTATACTGTTCATCTGTTTCTCCTTCAAGTCTTAAAGGGTTTAGTTTATTTTCTATTTTATTTATAAAATCTAAAGCATCTTTACCATATTTTAAAAGTTTAGTTTCTAAAAGACCTCCAGGAGGTAAAGCTTTAGATATAATATATCCTAAAGGATTACAAAAATCAATAGAATTAATTTCACTTAAAACCGCATTAATTTTAAATAAAATTTTAAGTATTTGATTAGTAGCTTTACTAATTCTTTTAGGAGCCACATCACATAATATTCTAGATAATCCTTTAGGTACCGCCATTATAATAGAAAAGTTTTTTCAGATTTAATTTTTTCAATTAAAGTTTGTAGTTCTAAAGTATCAGTTACTAAACTATCTCCAGATACTGATATTGAAGGGATTCCTATACCATTACTATCTTTAGCGTATGATAAACCTTCTCCTAAATTAATTAAAGTATCTATTAAAGAATTTAGTAAATTATATAGTTTTTCTCCTTTAATAGCAGGTTCAGGTTTGTCAACGTCTGTTTCTAATCCTAAATAAATTTTAGGAGAGTTAATTATTAACTCATCATCACTATTAAAATGTATAGTACCGGCAGAAGAAAAACTAATAGATTCTTTAGCAAATAGCATTATAGAATCATCTTTAGAATTAATAGTAACTCTACCAGAATTTAGTATTAAATGGTCTCCTAAGTAAGGAAATTCAGGTTTATAAGAAGATGCCATATTATGTTAATTTATCTGCTTGTTTAGAGGATATATTTGGAGAAGTAAACTGAGGATCTGGGATTTGTAATGAACTATTAAAAGCTGCTCCTATAGTTACACTATATGATTGTAAATTTTTAGAAGCGTATTCTAAAGGTATTTCTTGACCAGCACATAAATAAATTGAAGTCCCATCATTATTAGGATCTTCATAAACGGGAACCCATGGATCAGGATTTATATCGATATTAGTTTGATTATTTCTAATGATAGTAATAGGCATCCCAATATCACCTTGTGAACTCCAAGGATTATTTATTACTTTTTGTTTAGTAGTAGAAGAAAAACGAATTGAATTGCCCCATCTTCCTTCTATTAAGACATCTCCTTCTTCAGGTAATAAATTTCTTATATCTTCTTTTTCAGTAAATGTATGACCAAAATTTAAATCACCACCTTTATAGGTTTGTATATCAGGAAAAGCATTATGATGAACACTGTTCCATAAACCAACTGTGGTTAAATAATAAAATGTTTTAGCATCAGGTTTTTTATTTAAATCATATGAAGGAGCATTTAATATTAAAACAATCTCTTCTAAAATAGGGTATTTAGAAATATTATTAAATAAAGGTTTAGCTATTAAATTAACTGGTTTATCATTATCTGGTTTAGAATTTATAGGAGTAAATTTAATTGAGCCTAACCCTGCCCATCCTCCTGCTTCTTGGAAAAAATTAGTAGTTTTAGTTTCAGTTGATAAAACAATATCATTAACACGAGCAAAGAAAAATAGACTTTTACCTCCATTTCCTTTACCCGATGCTATATTTGATATACTATTTTGTAAACTAGGATACATGCTAATCGTTTAATTTTCTTACAGGTATTTCTTCTACTTGTTTATCTAATTGATTGATGGTTTCTAATAAAGCTTGTTTTTCATCTTCACTAATCATTAAATCTTCTCCATTTGAAGTATTATTTAATGCTCTTTGAACAATACCCGCCATTTTAATTAATAAATCATCATTTTTAACTGATACATCTAAATAATCCTTAATAAGAGGAACAATTATAACAGCATCACCAGCTGAATGGATAAAAGGTTTTAATTGCTCTATCATTATTCTAATTTCCTTTTCTTTAGTAGAGGAATTAGTATGTATCTCTTTTAATAAATCAGCGAAAGTCTTTTTACCAAATAAGACTACATTGTTAAAATCCATAATATATTTTTATTATAAATATAAGGCTTATAAATTTTTTAATAATTTAAGCTAACATATCCATAATCTAGATATTGATAATGTAAACGTTTATAAACTTTTTCTAACCTTTTTATTACTTTAGTTATTTGAGGAGTATCTTGGTCTGTTTGTTCTCTAATATAAATATAAATTCCTTTCTTATTGAAAATATCTAAACTTTCTCTAAATTTAAAAAGCTGCATAATAGCTTCAGCAGTTTTAGCATCTTCAATTTCTGGGAATATTTTGAATAGATATAAATCCATATATTGAATAAATTTATCTATAAAATAATTTTCACCCATTAAAGGATCATCTATACTTTCAGAATCATTTACTATATTAGAAACAATAGTTCTATCTTCATCTATATCTGCTACTTCTGCTTTACCTTTTAACTTTTCATAATTTTTATTATTATAAAGAATTAAATAACGTTTAGCAATAGTACCAAAATAAGAATAAGCTTTACCTTTTGATTGTTTATATAAATGTAGTTTTTCAAGCAGAAAGGCTGTTACTTCATGTTGAAGTTCAGCTATTGTTTCTACTTCAGTATAATAAAATTTAAATGTATGAATTATATTTTCAGTTAATTTATGAAAAGCATATTTAATACGTTCGTTATAAATTTTATTTCTAATATGTAAATCAGTTGCAGCTAAATACTCTATAATAGCATCTTCTGTATCTTGAGTGAAGTATTGCTTTTTTTCTTTAGGTTTTCTTTTTCGAACTGTTCCTTTTTTAGTATATTGTACTTCTGTTTCTTCTTGAGGTATATGAAGTATTTTAATTTCAGAATTTAATATCTCCATATTATTTTATAAATTTAATATAATCCGAAAGGGATTCTTGGATTACTTTTAAATTAGTAAAGAAAAAACCTACCTCATCATCTGATTGGAATAATTGTTTAGAATCAATTTCTTTAATTTTATTTTCTGATGTTTTTACTAAATCGTAAAAATCCAAAATATATTTTTCTTGAACTTCAATAGTATTCTCTAATTTTTCTACTTTAAGAAGTAAATTCCAAATGATATATCCTACTATAGCTACTAATACTAGTACTGAAAATATGAAAACTTCCATTATATATTATTTAATAAATTTGCAAATGGCGCATTTGCGTTAGACAATTTAGTTTGTTGTTTAATCACAGGTTTAGACGTTTTAATCTCTACTTTCTTTCCACCTTTAAATTTAGGTAACCATTCTTTTTCAAATTCAATACGAGAAGCCATTAAATCAGCTTGATGTAAAATATAAGGTAAAGATGTTCTAGGTTTTTGTCCTGGATTAAAAGTAGCTAAGTATTTTTTATTTCCCTCATCATAAATACCATCATGTGTCTGAATGGCAACCATTTCATTAAAAGTATATTGGATACCGTTAGACTGGAGTAAAAATAAAGAACGATCTGGGACTGATGCAAATGCTAAAGCATCATTAAACATATAATCTTCTCCTAATTTATCTTTTCTCCATTGGTCAGTCTGAGGGATATAAGATTCGTGATTTTCATCTCCTATTTTACCTAAATCATGATTTAAAGCAGAAAATACTAATTCTTCAGTAGTATAAGTATCTTGATCTACTCCCATTTCTTTCCAAATATTATTTATTTTAATAGCTCCATCTATAACTCTCAAGACATGATCTACATATCCTCCAGGAAAAGCATTATGATATTCTTTTTTATAAGAAGCAGGCATCATAATGATACGTTCTTGATAATTTCCATAAAATTCTTTTAATTGAGTACGTCTTGGTTCTGATATGTAAGTATCAATACGAGACATTAAACTATCCCAATTACTTTTAATTTGTTCAGCTGTTAAGTTCATTTTTTATTTCTTTTATTATTTGATTTATATTATCGTAAATTCTAATATTAGGTGAAGGTAATAAATTAGTTTCAGGTAACCAAATTAATGATCGATTAGGACTATGAAATACTACCATTGGATATTTAGTACATTTATAAGTACCCTCTATTATATCTCCTATATCATTATTCCTACTTACATCCATATTCTTATACTTTATCCCTTCCTTATCCAATCCTCTCTCTAATTCCTCACAATATCTACATCCTGTTATTGTGAACGTTATTATTTCTTTCTCATTCATATCGTCTTATTTTGTTCATTTTCTTTTCCCGTACTCTAAAAATACAAAACATTTCTCTGCAAGCCAAGCCTTTTGGCAGAAGCTTTTAAAAGTCTTTTATTTCTTTGAATTATTATCAAAAGGTTGGGTATTAAGTGAGGTATTTGACCCTTCATATATCTTATTATTATTTAATATATAATGGTTAATCTCCATTATTCTACCTTGAATTTGTGGGGATAACAATGTAGTATAGTCTCCAAACTCAATTTCCAATTCAGAAATTAACTTACTTATCTCTTTAACATCAAGGCCTTTTTCTTTAGATAAAGATTCAACCATATCTAAGGTTTGATTAATAATATGTTCCATATAAGGAACCAACTGTTTATTCAGGTCCATCTCCATTTTCTAATTCTTTTATAAGATAATAAATTACTACAGGGTAAAGAAAAAGAGTAAAGATAAAATCTCTAAACCATGTCTTATCTATAGTATTATTTATAAAGGTTATTATAGTAACAAGGGAAGCCATAAACAATCCTAATTTCAAATACGCCTTAACTAAAATCCATATATACAATAAAACTATCATTTCTTTCTTAAATTACAATAAATACATTTAATCTCTTTAAGTTTAAGTCTTCCAAACCAATCTACTTTCCAAAATTCTCTAAAATCATGTTTACACTCTTTCATAACACAATAGCTTTTACAATTTTAGTTTCTGGGCTATACTGATGATCTTCACTTACCATTTCATGGTTACCATAATACCATTCTGGATTAACATTAAGTGCTAGATCAATAACGTTAGGAGAATCCTTATCTATAGGCCATCCTACATCATCATATCCTCCTTCATAACCACGAGTTACAACTCTTAGGTTAGGATCTAAGGTAGAGAGAGTTTTAATTAGTTCTTCTATAGTCATATTTTTCTTATTTTAATTTTCAAATATAATGCGTAATGTATAAAATTTTTCTTCCCTACTACCATAGAAATCACTATTAAAAGTAACTCTAATATAAACCTCAACTTGTTGTCCTATCATTTCTGGGAAAAATACCATACTTTGTTTCGGATTATAATTATACTTACTATAAGAAGAAAAGTAAGTAGGATAAGCAGGATGATTAATATCGGGGTGAGGATTCTTATGAATAGTATATCCTGCTAAATTCATTATACTAGTTTGAGAATTTAATTGAGAAAAAGTATATGTTTGATAACCTACAGGAATTGGGGTAGAAAAATTACCATTAGAAAACATTCCCAAATATGAATATATAGGGTAAGTCCATGACACATTCCTTGCTATATAAAAATAATTTGAATCAAATGCTGTTTCAATTAAAGGTGTTCCATTAATAATATATTCTGGATTTAATTGATCTAAATCTCCTATAACAGTAAAATAATTTAACCCGGTATATCTAACATGCCATACACCATTAGCATCTTGATATGAGCCTGGGTTAGTTTGTTCATCAATCTTAAAAACAGCATCACAACTACCATCTAGACAAGGTGGAGCATATGTTTCGGGAACCGAACATGAAAATAAAATAAAAACTAAACTTAAAAACAATAAAACCTTTTTCATAAACATATATTTTAAATTAATATGATATAATATACGAAGGAAAAATTAGGAAACCAAGTATATATACAAGGTTTCCCAAAAAAGTTTTTAAAAAGAGATTTTTGCATCCCAAAGAAAACTTCCCGAAATGGTTATTCCCACTCTTCGAAATCCTCTTCTCCTGAGTATTCATCATAAATACCCTCATCGATATCATCTAAAATAATATCTAATTGTGCTTGCGCGTCTTCCATGGGAGAAACAACGTTATTCTCAATTTCCCTTACTAAATCACTATTATCGATATCATTTAATAAGTTGGTTAGATCTTCCAATAGGAGAACAAGCGTTTCACTCATTGAAGTTAAGGTTTTGATCTGTTTCATTTTGATTTAAATTTAATTTCCTATAAGTATATGGGATAAGGGGAGACCTGCATTTGTTTTAATATATGAGTATATACAGGGGCCTGGGCGAAAGATCGTTTTCGATCTGAAAGGGCGGGAAATTTGTGTACTGTTCGATCACGTTCCCGTTACGGACAGCAACGACGCGTGGGCGATCGGCGCCAACCCGTGCCCGTTCGTGTGTGGTGCATGTGCGTTCGGGTAGGGTGTCCCTCCAAACTTTATTTCAAAAAAAAGAGAAAAAAACGGGAGTTTAATTAACTCCCATTCCTTCGTACATTAATAACGAATTACATACGTAACGTTGTAATTGGTTGATATTAGAACATTTATTCACGTTATACACGATAGTATTTTTATCTACACCGTCTATACCTTTACTGGTGATAAATTCAGTGATGAATACCTTAGCTTGGTTAATGTCTTTCATTGTAAACACGTTACTAGCGATTTGTTCGAACACTGATTTAATTTGTACTTTAGCTTTCATAACCTTTAATTTTAATTTTTAATTATAATATAATATACGAAATTAATTTAATACCTCCAAATTCATTTTAAGACTTTTAATAAATGTTTTATTAGCTTCATCCATTGCTTCAATTTCAATTGTATTAGCAACATAAGCTGGTCCTCTATATTCATACCCCTTATTATATGCTTCTGAATGTTCAGCAGACCCTAATTCAACTGTAAGATAATTTATTTCATGTCTATTAAATAGAATACAACTATTTTTTGTTATCATAACCTTTAATTTTAATTATTATAATATAATATACGAAGTTATTTTATACACTCCAAGCGGGGTTATATATTCATATTTTCAATCCACACTTCATCTGAATCTGAAACATAATACACACATATGCCTCTGTAATCAAATCTGTAGTTGAATTTTAAATACTCAATTTCTGAGTTACTAAATTCATCGGTGGTGCACTCGATCACTTCATTGCTGTCTAAACTATTGAACTCCTCAAAATTTGAATTAATGTAATCTTCTAAACTTTTCATAATATTTTTATTTTTAATTATAATATAATATACGAAGTTATTTTATACTTGCCAAACCAGGTATTATAAAATTAATAAATAAGTTAATAACATCCACCAAGCAACTAAAATTATTATCATTGTGGGTAATGGTATGGGTGTATCTAATCTTAAATCTTTTAAAGAATATATTTTATTTATACCCCAGATACCAAAATACTTAACATTTAATATTAACTTTTTCATAATTTATTATTTTATTAATTATAATATAATATACGAAATTATTTTATACCCCTTATATTTTTTAAATGGGGTTTTTAAGAGTGTATATACAAGGTGAATGGGTAGGAAACTCATTCATGACATACACGCGGGAGCGGAACCTTGCCTATTATATTCACCCTAACACCTCCCAGTTTCCATATAAGATACATTTATTTTATACCCACACATGAATACTCATTTATTATACCAATACACTAGAAGGTGTTTTCCACATTATAACACTATATAAAATCAAGTACTTCATTAAAACCTTCTTCATCACCATCTAAATCTTCTTTAGATGTTATCTCAAACATTTCTTTTACATCTTCAATGTCTGTAAATAAAATATCATAATCTTCATCAATTGATTCTTCAATTATATTAATTGTTTCTTCATCTAATGGTGTTTTGAAAATTTGAGTAACATTACCATACTGTGAATCATAAACAAAACCGTAAACATTTTCTTTAAATACTAACATAACTTTTATTTTTTAGAATTTATAATATTCTCTATTTGTAATAATAACTCTGGATTATCTTTTACCTTAAAAACTATTTCCTCAATTCTTTTCTTAAGAGCTTCTATTGTTACATCCTCTCTATAATCATCTAAATGTTCCTCACACACTTCATATTCTGAGAATCGTCCTGCAAAATTGATCATGTCTTGGTCTGTCCATCTTAATTCGCTCATAACTATATTATTTTTAATTATTATATTTTAATATACGAAGAAATATTAAATTCTCCTAATACCCCTTATAATATTATTTTAATACTTGAAACAGAATCTAGTACCATTAGTATTATATAAACTTTTACTTCTATTTTCTTTAATAAAATCATAAGTAAATCCTTTTTTACTCATTTTATCTTTTATTATATTAATTTGTTCTTGAGTTGGGTATACACCCATAAATTTTACTCCTACTCTTTTTAAATTAACATCCTCCCCATTTTTTAAATTATAAGTATCGGAGTAACATCCAGTATACTTTATATTTAATTCTTCAAAAATAGATTTTAATTCACCTGTAACTGTACCTTTTCTCATAACTATATTATTTATTAATTATAAATTTAATATACGAAGTCTTTTTATACTATCCAATTACTGTTTTGGTTCATTAAACCATATAATATCTACACTACCCTCTCTCCAGTCATCACTGATCATTACCCCGTCTAATAAATTATGTTCGTCTGAATTCATATTATACCATTTCGAGATATAGTCATATTTCTCCCCACACGCGAATCCAATTGGTTCTCTTCCACTCATACTTCCTATTATATACCCCATCTCTCTCAGTTGTTTTTCGGCTTCATAAACGGATTTGAATGTACCTTCTACTTTGATGTTTACGGTTTTAATTACTTCTCTACCTAAATAATTTTTCATAATATTTTATATTTTTAATTATGTCTTAATATACGAAGAAAAAATTAAGGGGCCTAATACCCGGCCCCCATTAATTATATTTTGAATAACCCTTTATCAAAGGTTGATATGAATATTTTTTGGAAATCACTTGTGATAACCTTATTATATTCATTATCAATTAAAGCATCTAAATCAATACCTAACTCCTTATGAAATGTTTTTAGTTTTTTCATTCCATTATAACCATCAATCGGCATACCCATGTAGGTTACCTTCCCATAATCTAAAAATACAAAATCACCTTCTAACTCACCTGTGTCATTGTTTTGACTAATGAACGATTGACATTCTGCATTCAATTTTACTTGACCTACTTCAATTGGGAACTCTAGATTCACCATTAATGTTTTGTGTGTAATCTTAATTGTTGTCATAACTTTATATTTTTAATTATTATATTTTAATATACGAAGTTAATTTATACCCTCCTAATTATTTTAAGAGGGTTTATATTATTCAATTATTAATATCTTCTTACAGTGTCCCACTTACGACTATGTGCCTTACATGAACCACAAGAACTAGTTAACATAGATAAACCAACAACCACCACTACTAATAAAATTACTTTTCTCATAATACTTTATATTTTTAATTATTATATTTTAATATACGAAGTTAAATTATAAGGGCCAAATACATGGCCCTTTATTATTATTCTTGTTCTTGTTCTTCAAACACAACTAAGTCTTCGAATCGGTATTTGATGTTTACTCTTTTATTCACTATAAAAGTAAAACCTGTAAATCCTACCTTACCTATCTTAATTATATTACATTCATGGCTGAAGAATAATGCTTTTTGATCTTTTGATGATCTAGATTCTCTTATTATACAACTACCATCGTACTTGAATGTTTCTGCCCCTCTATACATTGGTGCTCCTACTGTGAATGATGTTCCGTTTAAAAATTGTTCTGCTGTCATAACTTTATATTTTTATTTATTAATTATGTCTTAATATACGAAGTCAATTTATACTCGCCAAATACTATTTTTATAATTCTTTCCATCTTTTTACTCCCCATTTTTCTTCTGAATTATAATCTTCTACAAATTTATCTTCTAAATTTTCTGAAAAATTAAGTGAGGAATCTCCTGATATTGAAACATACATTTTGTTATATTCTCCTTCATCAATTAATTGTATTAAACAGAACATATCTTCTTTAATACTATACCCCTTTCCAAAGCAGTCTTTTCCAATCTTTTTTAATGCCTTTTTTAATTCTTTATTTTCTTTTAAAAATAATTTCCAATTACTCCCTTCACCCCATAGATCATTCCTATCAATTTTTTCATTGATAATTAATTTTCCAAAATTTTCAAATTTGTAAAGATCTGTGTCACTACTAAATACTTTCATAACTTTATATTTTTATTTTTAATTATAATTAAATATACGAAGTTATTTTATACTCGCCAAATACATTATTATTCAAAGCTTAATTCTATTACTAAACACTCATCCCCACTTTCAATTACTTGACCCTTTTCTAAATTAGCTTCATCCACTTCAAATACTTCATCCACATAAACATCTTGAGCTCTTAAAGGTAATTCATAATTCCAATCTGTGTGATCAATATGTTTAATAACTACTTCTAAATTTTGATCTTGTTCACTTAAAAACTTAATTAAATCTTTTACTTTCATAACGTTTATATTTTTTAATTATGTCTTAATATACGAAGAAAATTTATACTCTTTAATACCCTAATTGAGCACTTTTTAATGTCATATTTTTAACTTTAACAGATTTACCATCTTTAAGTTTAAGAGTAGATGTTTTATCACCTAATAATGTTAATACACCTAATTTTAAGTGATTTGAACGGTTTCTACCATAATATACACAACCTACTATTAGGTTTGATTTAGGTTCAAATTTGGGGTATTTTTTATATGATTTAATGTATTTCTTATTTACTACAGTGGGTGTTTTCAAATATATACTGATTAATAGTTGAGAATAGGGTATAATATAAATTATACCCTTTTTAATTTAATTACTCTGCTTTTACTTGTGCTGGTCTACCTCTTTTTAGTTCACCGTTTGCACGTTTTGCTTCTAACTCCATTCGGCGTTTGTAAGCTACACTTTCTGGGTTTGGTTTTCTACCTAATTTAAGAGTACCTTTCAATGATAATCTTATTTGACGATTACTCCCTTCAACAACCGGTCTACCTTTACGTAATTCACCGTTTGCACGTTTTGCTTCTAATTCAGCAATTCGTTTTTGTCTGTTACTGTTTTCATTCACAGGTCTACCTTTTTGTTTTACCTCAATATTAACTGAATGATGTGTGTTGAGTAATTCTTGTAAATACTCTGTTTTACATTGATGTGCTGGTTTTTCTGTTGTTAAACCTAATTCTTTTACTTTTGCAATAATTTCATTTCTGTTCATAACCTTTAAATTTTAATTAAACTTATTTTTTATTATTAATTATGTCTTAATATACGAAGTTAATTTATA